CTGCACACAAGGCGTCGGCCATATCGTCAGACGTTTCTAGTGCATGAATAGCGTCGTGATTACGCTTGCGACTTTTGTAAGTATTGGTGAACAATACTTCTTGACTAGCAGAGAAACAACGGAATTTTGTATCTGGCCCGTCCTTGATTCTGCGACTACCATCGGCCTGTTCTTCGGCTTGAGACTTGCACAGAAAAGCGAAAGGACAGTCTACCCCCGACAAAATATCAAAGGAATAAACTTTGGCGGCAGACCGTCCTATCTTCTGGCCTAACCACCGCTTGAGCACAGTAGAGGCGAGCTTGTATAGTTTCTTGAGTTTAGTATTGGCGGCTGAGAATTTCATTGTGGTGTTCTCCGGTGTGATGTTGCTTGTCCCCTCAGTATACTATAGTTATCGTCCACTGTCAAGCATAATCTTGAATCTTTTTTGGCTGACTATGCCACTAATGCCAGCCGGTAGGCTTAGGTGTGACAGAATAAGACTTTGGCACAGAACGTGCGGGCACGACCGAACCTAAGTCATTGCTGAGCAACAACTTAGGCCGGTTCGCACACACCACGAGAGAGCGTTACGCCACAATTCTACCGAATAGCGGCTTGCGGCAATTCTTGACACGTTCGCAATAGAACTGTCGGATTTCACCGTCGTGCAATTCACACGTTACAATGTGATTTGTACGCTTGAACTCCGGATCGCCTTTGCGATAGTTGGAAAGCCTATTCATTCTCTGAATAGTAGCGTCAGAAAACCTGAAAGGCTTGTCAAGAACCCTTGCAAGTACACGCTTTGGATCGCCATTCAATGGCTGCATGTACTCAAAATTAAAAACCTGTCCCGGTTTGGCTTCGCATAGATTAGCACGAAAACCACCGTAAACAGCGTAGATGCTGAAAGCTACCAATGCGATAGCAGCAGCAGCAACGATACCAACCGAAATCATCAAATTGTCCATAATAAAAACTCCAAAGTGTGAAACTGAACCTAACCATTATACCATATGCTTGACACCGTGTCAAGCCTTAATCGTCATTCCATCCTCAAAAGGTGTGATCCCATTCACATACCATTCCCAATTTTCTTGGCGTACATAAAAAGGACTAAACTTATTGATTCTGTTTTTTGTTGTGTCTGTTTTGTGTCCACCATGTCTCAGCGTTACACTATTGTCAGGGTGGATCGTTACCACATCTGTACTGTACAGCCGAACAGCAATGCTGCCATTATGCAAAATTCTAGCGTATGTATTGTTTGCTACCTTGCGTTCCAGTTTGCAAGTTTTGCCGTGAACCAATTTTGTCAATTCTTTGTGTGTCATAACTTTTCTCCTAAGTGTTATATCGACATTCTACCAGATAAACTTTAATTGTCAAGCGAAAAATTTGGCGTTTTTTCTCGCTGGCTATGCCACCTATGCCAGCCGGCAGGCTTAGGTAGGACAAATCAGCATTTGGCACAGCATATGCGGGCCCCGTCGCTGTAAGTCCTTATACAGCAACGAGTTACGCCGATTTATAAAAAGTTAGGTGGAGCCGCTATCCCCTCAGTCAGATGTAGTAATATCGTAAGGGTAATTCCAGCTATAAGGGCTATTCCTAACAGCTTCATTGTGTCTCTCTGTTGTCGACTCATCAAGTTCCTCCTCAAATAAAACGGTGTGTATACTCCACATTAGAGCAATACCAATACTATAACCAGTTACCACACTTAGAAAATCTAAATTAATAAAACTCATCCTGTATACTCCTCATAAGTGAAACTCTGAACCCCTCGACGATATTGTTCCTCTACAATACCTGAAATCGCTGCTAGATTTTCCTGTCTGTTCTCTGCTGTACTCAGATCAATCTTAGGTACTGCTACCATTATCGACAAATTGACCTGCTCTGTTCCAGTAATTTCATCAACAATATTGTTGCAATCGTAGTATCGAAAATTTGGATCCATTGACTTATTCATGTTTATTCTCCGTTGATAAATCGTACTCGTAAAATGTTAGCGGCTACACTTACTCCGTCAAGTTCTTGTTGCTCCTGACATGCCAACAAATAGCATTGTAATCTAGGCGTGTCAAATTTGTCAAGTACTTTGTAAAGGTATGCGTAAACAGATGTCGGTTTGTATTCGTACATCACACCCCCCAATCTTCTGGATAGTCGAAAATATCATTCACGCAATCGTATTCGTTACCATATCCGTACAGGTCAGCGTATTCCTGATCCATGTCTGGCTGCCCGTCATCATACGCATCTATCTCGTCTTGAAAGACATCACCATGAGCGACATATTCTTCTATCTGCTCAAGAACAGGATCAAGTCCGTCAACGTCGTCAAAATCTGAACGATAAATGTTTTCAGCAGGTGTCATAATCAATTCTCCAAGTGGTTAAGTGTTATATTCCAAGTATACAGGTATTATCGACATTGTCAAGAAAAATCTTTACTTTTTTTCTAAGATTGTATCCAAGTAAATTTCCTCCGGCGTGATAACGTATCCATACTCACAATTAGGGGTATAAACTCCCAAATATACTTTCCCGTTGTCATACCCTTCGAACCCTATCATCATCCCAAATATAGTGTAGATTGTCAACATCATTTTTCTCCGTGGGTTATTCTTTCCTTATACATATATTATCGGCTTGTCCTGGAGCTATCTTTAATTAAATACATCTTTTTTCTCGCTGGCTATGCCATCAATGCCAGCCGGTAGGCTTAGGTGATACATATGTACACCTACGTTCGGCGGCGGGCTCCGTAGAGCTAAGTCCTTTCCTCACAAGGGTTTACGTCAACAATACATATCGTTTCTTATTACCTCCCATTTTTTCCAGCTTTGAGATTTTATGTCGAAAAAATAACGCTGCTTTCCCTTGTATATGTCTGCTGCTTAGATGGTGATTCATTTCTTCGAATGATATTTTATCTTTACCCTCTACCATCTGATTCCATATAATATCTTTTTGCTCTGATGTAACATACTTAGGATTCATAGGAGTAGCAGTCATGCTGCTCATCTTCTGTTCAATTTGTTTCTCTAGAAACTCTGGCGATAGGTCACTCATAATATCAGAGTACTGTTCTTTTATATCCTTTACTCTCTGCTCATATCGTTGGTACTGCTCTATTATCAGTCGATTCTGTATTAGTACTTCTGCCATATCTCTGCACATATCATCTAATGCTGTCAATCTTGTTTCAAAATCCATGATCATTCTCCAGATGGTGATGTTTCTGTTTCCTCTAATAGCTTACGATTGAACTTGTGAACAGTACCATCCTGCTCAACACCCAACCATATCTTAGTGCATTCATCCCAGGCAGCTGATAGGATAGGGTACTGCCTCATAAGTGTTTCAGTGTCAGTCATTATAACAATAGTCTCCTGTGTTAAAGTTACGGATACGCTGTAGTCTGTCGGCAACTTCATAGAAGTCTAACCAGCCATCAACGTCTACAATACCTAATGCTGCATTCCATTCGGTATCATAGATCAGTTCACTTGTGATCTCTGGATCAGTACCGTGAGGATACTTTAACAACGCAAGTTCAAAATACCCTGCATGGCCACCATAAGTCCCATCATGACAAGCGACACTAGCCCCAAGTCCGTTGCTGAAATAGTAGCGTTTAACATATCGACCTTCCTTATTGTGAACGTCTGCTAGGAATCGTGTCTCATTTAGTTTCAGTGGGTTTACTTTAGTTTTCATTCTACATCCTCCTCAAATATAGGATCACCACACTCATCGACTGCTATACCGTCATCATTCATAAAAACATCGCCATTGGCTATACCCTCAACGATGATTTCTATTTTATCTTGTTCGCTAAACATTTTTACTCCTAACAAATTGGTGTGTAGCTATAGAATACTGACACAACAATAACACAACATACAATAACAATCAACAACAATTCTTGATCTGACTCTTTCATAATGCCTCCTTATCGGCTTGCCTTCAGTATACCTTCCACTTTACGCTTGTCAACCATTTTCTCCAGACGGTTACGGATAATGCAACCCCTCACATTGGCTTGACGCCATGCCTTTACGATTGCTGTGAGCCTGACTATCTCTGATTGTCTGACATTAGCAAGTGTCTCTAAAAAGTCTGTTCTAGCTTGCATGATGTCGGCATAGTCACCGAATCCATCAACACTAGGACGGATTGCCAATTCGACTACGGTATTTTGTTTGCGATTATTACAGACACCGCACAGGGCTTGCAGATTGTCCAGACTTGTTTCACCACCCTTCGACTCTGGCACAATGTGGTCAGCTTGCAGGGCGTCACGGTCACCGATACCACAGGCACGGCAACGGCCATTGTCACGGTTGATCACTTGCAATCGCAGACTTGCAGGAATTGGTTTTTTGCGTCTCATAATGTGGTGTCCTTAGCGGGTGGTGAATAATCCGAGTCTAATATATATATCGACAGATTGCAAGGGCAGCATTAGCCTGCCCCGTAAAAATCCAGACTAGCCTGAAAATGTACAGACTCCGAATCCTCATAATCGACACGATCTTCAATCACTTCACAATGTTCTAAGCAATCGGGACAAATTTGTGCATCCGAATGAACGTATGATCCACAGCAATCGGTAACATAATAGATTTCAAAATTCTTACTCATAATTAAAACTCCTTAAAGGTAAAACTTGTTTTGATACCTAATACATATGCAATCGGCGTGCCAAAACTAAAAATATTTTTATACTTGTTTTATAGGTATATTGTGATTCTCATTTTAAGACATGATTTGCATTTTGCAAATAGTGTAGCATTTTGCATTGCATTTTGCAACACCCATGATATTGTGTATCATTTTGAGATATTTCTGCCCCATAGGTTTAGATAGTACACTTATGTACAGTAGTGGGGTTTTTTTGTTTTGATATCGTTATTGAGAATCAGTCTCAATAAGCGGGGGTGGTATAGACACAATCCGACCCCCCATATTAAATTAACCGTTTTATATAATTAGTTAATAGTATCCTTCTTGGGTCTTCCTTTCTTTTTAATCACTTGCATCTTTCGTCTCTGTTGTCTTATCATATCCGACGTTATCTTCTCTCCACTAATTTCTCCCATTCTTATAGCTATTTGTTTGTCACTACATGTCCCGCAATTCTCCCTAATGAATTCCTTCTCTGCATTACTCCATCTCTTATAGTTAGCCATTTTAGTAGATCCTTATTGACAAATGTGTATATCTTAATACTATAATACTAGATACACCGTTTTTTGCAAGGAGCAAAGATGAGTAAACCAATTGACTCTACATTAAATGTAAAAGCTTGTGCCAGTTTGGATGTTTCAAAGGACCTGGAAAAATCCCAAGGAAAGTGCATTAATGAGCTACTAGATGAGCAAAAAGAAGACGACGAAGAAGAACACACTACCGAATAATGTAAGCGAAGCAGAATTTTTAGAAGTATTAGATAATATAAGTAGACGACTAGGTAATAAATTTAAATTTGGATATCATACTTTTGAAGACATGAAACAACAAGCCGCTATATTTGCTATAGAAGGCTTAAAACGCTACGACTCTAGCAGACCATTAGAAAACTTTTTATGGACGCATGTAAGAAATAGATTATTTAATTATAAAAGAGATCATTATCAACGACCAGATATTCCCTGCAACACCTGTCCTTTTTTCGACAAGCATTGTAAAAAAAGCCAGAGTATGTGTACAGAGTTTAGCAATAGAAATGATTGCGAGCTTTATGACACATGGTATATCAGGAATAATGCTAAGAAAAACATAATGAAACCTGTGGATATAGAAAACACACCTAGCCACAGTAAATGCTTGGATGTAGAAGATATAGTTGACAATGCTGAGGTTCTTAATATAATAGATATTAAAATGCCTACTCAATATCGTGATCTGTATTTAAAATTACGTCATGGAGATAAAATAACCAAAAACGACCAGAAGAAAGTTATTAGTATAATCCAAACTATCCTAACACAACACTACGAAAATGAACAAGATACCTAAGAAGCGTGGACAGCTATCTCTAGATGAAGAAGAGTATATAAGAGATAATTTTAATAAATTAGATATTAAACAAATCGCCACCCACTTAAACCGTACTCCTGCACCAATCAAAAGATATATATCTGAATCTAAATTGGAGTATATGAATGATCCTGAAGGCTATGACACCCTTAAAAATAAACTACACAGTAAAAGCTTTTGGAATGAAATAACTAGACAATTTGATGCTGATAGTGGAGAATTAGAATATTTTGAAAATACATGGATTAATTTAGTAAAACAATTTCGTGAGGACGTACTTCCTGCAGAAGAATTACAAATTAAACAGTTTATCACTATTGACATTTTAATCAATCGTTCAATGAAAGAACGCAAAAGACATATAGCAGATACAGAGAAGCTACAGAAGCAAGTAGACTTTGAATACAGTTTAGCAGAAGAAGATAGAGACACGGCGAAACTCACTAATTTAGAAACTCAATTAAGTTTTGCAAGGAACAGCATTAGCTCTTATACGAATGAGTATACTAAACTTTTAAATGAACAGCAGAAGATTAGCAAAGATTTAAAAGCGACACGTGAACAGCGGATTAAACGTATAGAGGATGGTAAATCATCATGGGTGGGGCTTATCAGAATGTTGGAAGACGAAGAGATAAGAGAAAAAGAAGGTAGGCAGATGGAAATATTAAATATGGCTACAGAAAAAAGTAGAGAAAAATTAGCAGAATACCATACTTATGCAAATGATATTGTAGACAAACCCTTCTTAACACCAGATGATGTATAGAAATTATAAAGATCCACAATATAAACAATGGAGAAAACAGGTCAAAAAATTAGACAATCATACATGTCAGTGGCCAGGGTGTAATATGAAAAAACAATTACAAGTACATCATATAAAAAGGTGGAGTGATTTTCCAGGGTTACGTTTTCATCCCAATAACGGTATAACATTATGCAGAAAACATCATTCGTTTATTAAGGATAACGAAGATGCGTATGCAGAAACTTTTTTTAAAATAGTTAGTAATAGGAGGAGATGATGCTTAATACAAAACAGCCATATATATGCAAGTTAAAAAATGCAGTAACATTATATAGATACAGAAATATTAAGGTTAATCCAGTTACTAAAAAAGAGCTGATTGTCGAACCTGCTACCTTTCATTTAGATGAATTAGCTGTATTTTTTCAAGCTCATGAACAAGGCAAAATAGTTTTTGCTATTATAAAAGAGGTAGACACTCCTATTTTATTGTACAAAGAAGACGATTATGTTAAGTGGAAAGCAGATGGAGGCACACTAGAAGGATTGCAACACAGATTTGAACAACTGCTTGGTAAACATCCAGAATTATTTTTACAAGCACATATGCCACGCACTTTGGATAGTGATCCTCATGGTCCAGGAACCATTCTTTCAGGCATGTTAGAAGCTGTAGGAATTAAGAGTTCTCCTACGTGTAGTTGTAAAAAACGTGCCGTTCGAATGAATGTTGAAGGAAACGATTGGTGTGAAAACAACATGGAAGAAATATTAACTTGGTTATCAGAAGAAGCATCAAAAAGAAAACTGCCTTTTGTAAAGACTGTTGCAAAGTTAATTGTTCAAAGAGCAATCAAAAAGTCCCGTAGATTATTAAAGAAATATGGATCAACTTAAGATCATTATAGATACTAGGGAACAAAAACCTTGGGAGTTTCCTGGTCACACCACAGCGGTACAAAAACTAGACACAGGAGATTATTCTGTAGAGGGTCTAGAAGATATACTTTGTATTGAAAGGAAGCAGAACACATCAGAGTTTGCCAAAAACATTGTGGAGAAAAGGTATGACGATTGGACAGAGAGAATGTCAAAGTTTAAATATAAGTTCCTTTTGTTAGAATTTTCTCTATCAGACGTTTATCTGTTTCCTAAAAACTCTGGGATCCCAAAACATATGCTGAACAAAACAAGAATAAGTTCTAAGTTTTTAATTAAGAAACTTATAGAGTTATCTATGTTACATGATATTCATGTACTGTTTTGTGAATCCTCTTATACAGCATCTAAGTTTGCTGAAGCAATTATGTACAAGGTTTATTCCAATGAACGAGAACAATAGTTTAGAAGATGCTTGGTTGGGTTTAGGTGACCTATCTAAAATAGCAACACCAAACAATCCTATGATTGGTAGATCTAAACATGATATAGAACATCCAGACTACCATTTACTAAAAATATTAAGAGACCCAAAGTATCTTGCTACCACCTGTAAACTTCTATTCAACATAGAGCTGCATCCGATACAGGTGGCAATACTGCAAGAGTTCTGGGTACGACCCTTTCCAATGTTCATAGCAAGTCGTGGTTTTGGAAAGTCTTTTCTTATGAGTCTTTATTGTATACTGAAATGCACCTTTGTGCCTGGAACCAAGATTGTTGTTGTGGGTGCTGCCTTTAGACAGAGTAAGATTCTTTTTGAATATATGGAAACTATTTGGCGCAATAGTCCTGTCTTAAGAAGTATTTTTAGTGGTAATGACGACGGACCCAGAAAAGATGTTGATCGATGTACACTCCGATTAGGCGACAGCTGGACTATTGCTATTCCTATGGGAGATGGTTCTAAAATCAGAGGTCTAAGGGCACATATTATTATTGCTGATGAATTTGCTTCCATATCTCCTGAAATATATGAAACTGTTGTTGCTGGTTTTGCTGCTGTTAGTGCAAGCCCTATTGAGAATGTAAAAGAAGAAGCTAAAAAACAGGCTATGAAAGATCTTGGTGTTTGGACAGATGAATTAGAAGTACTTACTAAGAAAATGGGAAATCAAGCTATAATAAGTGGAACCGCTGACTATGCTTTCAAACACTTTGCACAATACTGGAAAAGATATAAAGGTATTATAGAAAGTAAGGGTGACCACAATAAACTTCAGGATGTTTTTGGTGAAGAAGTTCCAGATAATTTTAATTGGAGAGATTATAGCATTATTCGTATCCCTTATGAGTTAATACCCAAAGGGTTTATGGACGACAAACAAATTAGTAGAGCAAAAGCGACTATTCATACTGGCACATATCAAATGGAGTATGCAGCAGTATTTGTAGAGGATAGCGAGGGGTTCTTTAAGAGAAGTCTAGTTGAAAGCTGTGTTGTTGATGATAAAAAGTCTATCGTAGATCAAGATGAGAATCTTATTATATTTGATCCTGTAACCAAAGGAAATCCTGGAGCAAAATATGTTTACGGTATTGACCCTGCTAGTGAAAAAGATAATTTTTGTATTGTTGTTATTGAACTAAGGCCAAATCATAATAGAGTTGTATATGTATGGACTACGAACAGAACTAACTTTAAAGATAGACAAAAAACAGGTCTAGTATCTGAGCATGATTTTTACGGTTTCTGCGCAAGAAAAATAAGAGACTTAATGAAAGTGTTTCCAGCAGAAAGGATAGGTATAGATGCTCAAGGAGGAGGTATTGCTATAGAAGAGGCTTTACACGATCCTGTACGGTTACAGCCTGGAGAACACTTAATATGGCCACTTATAGATTATGATGGTAAAAGTAAAGAGACAGATGTTCAACAAGGATTACATATTTTAGAAATGGTACAGTTTGCTAATGCCAATTGGACAGCCCAGGCCAATCATGGTTTACGAAAAGACATGGAAGATAAAAGGTTGTTATTCCCAAGGTTTGACAATTTTTCTTTAGGTCTAGCGATGGAAAGAGAAAGTCAGAATATATTAGAGGGTGATCTTAATCCTATATATGATAATCTCAGTGAATGTATTTTAGAGATAGAGCAACTTAAAGATGAATTAACAACAATTGTCATGACGCAGACCAGTACTAGTGCTGGAGCTAGAGATAGATGGGATACTCCAGAAGTAAAGCTGCATGGGGGTAAAAAGGGCAGATTGAGGAAAGATAGATATAGCTCTTTAGTAATCGCCAATATGCTTGCACGACAAATGACAAATGTTCTCAAACCTCCTACCTATGATGTTATTGGTGGAAATGCCAGAAACCATAGAGGTAAAGATAGTGGAGATATGTATAAAGGCCCAGAATGGTTTACTGGTCCAGCTAACGACGATATTTATACAGGTATTTACAGAGATTAGGTGTATGAAACTTGTAATCCCATTACAATAGAATTATAATATAACATGCCAAAAAAATATCCAAAAAGTGACGCTATTCAAAACGTAAGTCCCACACCTCCTGAAGAAGCATATATTTTCTATGGAGATGATGAAGCTAGTAAAAATGAAGCTATGAAAGCTTCTGCTGGAGCATTAGATGAATATACTCTGATAGACGGATATAGTAATAAAGCTACTGCTCATTCTAGATATCGTACTGATTTTTCTAATTTAGACACAAACACATCAGGAAGACCAGGATTAACTCGTGGCGATTATGACTACTTTAGGCCAGATGAAGCAGTGCCTAGAAAAGTCAAAAATGTAATGTATAGAGCTGATGATATTTATCAGCGTGTAGGGTTGGTAAAAAATGTTGTAGACTTGATGGGAGATTTTGCTACTCAGGGGATTAGGATTGTACACAGAAATAAAAGGGTGGAAAGGTTCTACAAAAGATGGTTTGAAAAATGTAATGGCAAAGATCGTAGCGAAAGATTTGTTAATAACCTTTATAAAACAGGCAATGTCGTTGTAGACAGACAAACAGGAAAGCTAACAACAAAAGCCACAGAAAAAATGTTTAAAGCTTTGGCTAAAGCTGATTTTGACATTGGCCCAGAAGAAAAAGTTGAAAAGAGAGTTATTCCTTGGAAGTATACTTTTTTAAATCCCTTATATGTTGATGTGGCTGCTGGGCCTTTGTCATCTTTTGTGCAAGATAAGCGTTATGAGCTTGTCTTACCACCAAATTTGCGTAAGCTAATTAATGCTCCTAAGAACGATGCAGAAAAACAGGTTGTTGCACAGTTGCCAGACCAGATTATTGAAGCTGCTAAGTCAAAGATGAAATATCCATTAGATGCAAGCAGGACATCTGTATATCATTATAAAAAAGACGATTGGCAAACTTGGGCATATCCTATGATATATGCAATCATGGATGATATTACAGTTATTGAAAAATTAAAGCTCGCTGATATGTCTGCATTAGATGGTGCTATTTCCAATATTAGAATATTTAAATTGGGTAATTTAGAACATAAGATTGCTCCTACAAAAGCAGCTACTTCTAAACTAGCACAAATTCTAGGAAACAATGTTGGTGGAGGTACAATGGATTTAGTTTGGGGTCCAGACATTGAATTGATTGAAAGTAAAACAAATGTACATCAATTTTTAGGAGAAGGTAAATATACCCCTCACTTAAATGCTGTGTATGCTGGATTGGGTATTCCTCCTACATTAACAGGAACCTATGGTGCAGCTGGAACTACAAATAATTTTATTAGTTTAAAAACCTTAACACAAAGACTACAGTACGGCAGAGATGTTCTTATTAGGTTTTGGCAGCAAGAGATAGAGCTTGTTCAGAAAGCTATGGGCTTTAAATATCCTGCAAGGATAGAATTTGATAGAATGGATCTCAGTAATGAAGAGGCTGAGAAGTCTTTATTGATACAGCTAGCAGATAGAAATATTGTTAGTGATGAGATGGTTCGATCTAGATTTGGTCTTGATCCAGATATGGAAAAGCTAAGAGTCAATCAAGAACATAAAGAACATAAGAGAAAAACCAGTCCTCCTAAAGTTAGTCCTTATCATGATGCTAATTTTGAAAATGCTATTAAGAAATTGGGTGTCCAGCTAGGTATGTTAACTCCTAGTGAGGTTGGGGTAGAATTAAATAATAAAGATTCCGATCAGCAAAACTTACTTGAGCTTAAGGATAAGTTTGAGAAGCAGAAGCCTAAGAAGCCTGTTATTACAGAAAAAACCCCTGGTCAGCCAGGAGAAGGAAGACCTATGAATTCAAAGGATGCAGAGAAAAGAAAAGAAAAAGAGTTTGCTCCACAAACAGGTGCAAGTTTATCTATTTGGGCTATAAATGCTCAAGAAGCTATATCTGAAATTGTTAATCCTATTATGCTGGATTTTTATGGAAAGAAAAATCTTAGAAGCCTATCTCATCTTGAGGCCAGTGAGCTAGAAGAGGTTAAATCTAAGGTATTATTTAATATTAAGCCATATTCGATTATAGATAGGGATGCTGTGGAGTTGGTGTTTAATACTATTAATACTCAAGCAAATTTAGAACTAATGGGCCATTATATAGATTGGCAAAAATCTGTTCAGCAAGATCTTCCGCATACGATGTCTTTAGATGACCAAAAACAAGCAAAAGCATCTTTTTATTCCATGGTGTATACAATTTTACACAAAACATAAGGTAAAATTATGAAAATATATAAACAAGAAATAGCTGATGGTATAGATGCATTAGTGGCTAGTCAAGCGTGTATTACCTATGCTTCTGTCGCTGAACCTTGCGAAGATACCAAAGCTTTTGCTTTTAATAATATTAAGAGCGTTGCAGCTATTGAGGATAAAGATTTATATTATGTTCAGTCTATTCTGGTTAGTAGTACTTGGAATAAAAACGACGATGTGTTTGATAGGGGGGAAGTTTGGAAAGCCAAAAGTACACCAGAAGATAAACCAACCAATCTAGAACATGATGAGAGTGTCGTTGTTGGACATATTACTTCTAATTATCCTATAGATGATAATGGTCAAGTTATTCCTGTAGAAACATTAGAAAACGATTTACCTGAAAAATATCATATCCTAACAGGCTCTGTAATATATAGGGCTTATAGTGATCCTGAGCTTAAAGCTAGGGCAGAAAATCTAATTAGAGAAATTGAAGAAGGTAGTAAATATGTTAGTATGGAGTGTTATTTTAAGAATTTTGATTATGGTTTAAAGAACCAAACTACTGGTGAGTTTAAAGTTTTAGCCAGAAAAGAAGATACTGCCTATTTAACAAAACATCTAAGAGCTTATGGTGGCACTGGCCAACATGAGGGTTATTCTGTTGGTAGAGTATTAAGAGATATTACTTTTAGTGGTAAAGGTTTCGTTGACAAGCCTGCTAATAATGATAGTATAATTTTTAGTCGCACCATGTTGAATAAATTTTTAGAAGATAAAAACACTGATTTTGAAAAAAAGGGTGTAATAGACAATAAGCCGTTTTCTAAGCCGGAGAAAAAAACTATGAATCTAGAAGAGACCGTCGAAAAGATGAATAAGAAATTAGAATCGCTTCTAACGTCTGAAGCATTCGCATCAACATACAGTAAAGCTTCAGATCTTGAAGTCAAGGTTTCTGAGTTGGAAACTAAGGCGGAAGAATCTGCTGAGGCTTTGACCGAACAAACTGAGAAGTTCACTGCACTTGAAGCTTCAATTGCAGAGAAAGATGAACTCGTAAAGGCCCTTGAGGAAGAAAAAACTTCTTTAAAAGAACAGCTTGACTCAGCTAATGAAGTTCTTGCTGGCTACAAAGAAAAAGAAGAAGAAATGGCCAAGAAAGAAAAAGCATTAAAAAGACGGGCATCTCTAGTAGAAGCTGGTCTAGATGATGAGGCAGCAGAAGCTGCAGTAGCTAAATTTGAGAATCTTGATGACGAATCTTTTGATTCTATCGCTCTTGTTATCACTGAAGCAGCTAAAACAGCTGAGGCAAAGATGCCACCAGCTCTTAAAGAAGCTTTAGATAAGAAGAAAGATAAAGAAGAAGATGAAGAGGCAGTCATGAAGAAGAAGCCAAAGGCTTCTGAAGAAATTGTTGCTGAAGAAACAGAAGAGACTGAGGCAGCAGAAGAAGAGGCAGACGAGGTGATTGCAGAAGCATCTGATCTTGAAACAGTTGAGACTGACGAAGAAGTGAGTCTTTCTGTAGCAGGTGAAGAGGAGGTTTCCGCAGTTGAAACTACTCGTGCAGCTTTAGTTGATTTTGTTAAGTCTAGACTTCAAACCAAGTAATTTTTAAGGGAGAATAAAACATGGCTCTTAAACCAGATCGTATCGAAACTCAAACAGACATCTCTTTTTTCTGCAATTCTGCAATTGACAGAGGTGGATTAGTATCAGTTGTCACAGGTGGCTCAGGCGTAGCTATGGATGATGGCAATGCAGTTGTAAACTACGTTGCTAGTCCTAGTGGAGCAAAGCCAGTTGGCCTTTTGCTTAATGATGTTGTTAATAATGACCTTACGCGACAGCATATTAATTATCATCAGGATGAAGTACAGGTTGGCAGTAAGGTTGCTATCCTTAGAGTTGGTCAGGTAACTACCAACACTATCGCAACAGGTGTAGCAGACGCACCAGTAGCAGGCGCAGATGCTTATCTCGCAGCTAATGGTACTCTCAGTGCAGTTCAAGCTGCAGGAGCACCTAAGGTTGGTCAATGGCTAAGTGCCAAAGACGCCGAGTCTTATGCCAAAGTATCCATCAACATCACTTGAGATTAAAAAAGGGAGAAACAACTATGTCAGATATGAGTAATAAAACTTTTCAACCAACTCCAGAGTTGACCGATCTTTTGGTCAGATCTGGTTCACAGCAAAAAGAGACCTCTCTTGCTGCTAATGCAGAATTTGCAAAAGCTCTTGAGCAGCCTCTTCGTCAGGGTGTCCTGAGTGGCAACATTCTTGATGGCATTTTTGAGCCAATTCAATTAGCTCCTGGTGCTAGTCCAGAATTTCCACTGGATTTCCTTGCTCCAGGCACCGAAAAAGATTTCGTTGCTTACACCATTCCTAATCACGGATATATTCCAGAACGTCATGTCGAAGGCGATTATGTCATGGTTCCTACTTATGACATCGGCTCCAGCATTGACTATCTTTTAAAGTATGCTCGTGACGCCCGTTGGGATGTTGTCGGTCGTGCTATGGAAGTTATGGAAGCTTCATTCGTTAAGAAGATGAATGATGATGGCTGGCACACACTTCTCGCTGCTGGTGTTGACCGTAACATCGTTGTCTTTGACAGTGATGCTGCTGCTGGTCAATTCACGAAGCGTCTTGTGAGCCTTATGAAGACTGTTATGCGTCGTAACGGTGGTGGTAATAGCTCAAGTAATAACAGAGGTCAACTTACAGACCTTTATGTTTCTCCTGAAGCTATGGAAGATCTTCGCAACTGGGGCATTGATCAGGTCGACGAAGTTACTCGTCGTGAAATCTATGTCGCTGATGATGGTGGTGGAGCAGTAAACCGTGTCTTCGGTGTGAATCTCCATGATCTAGACGAACTTGGTGAAGGCCAAGAATATCAGCTGTTCTTCCAAAATGTACTTAGTGGTACACTTAGTGGAGATAGTGAACTTGTTGTAGGTCTTGATCTTCGCAAGAGAGACAGCTTCATCATGCCAGTTCGTGAAGGCGTTCAGATCTACGAAGACGATACACTTCATCGTCAGAAGAGAGCTGGATTCTATGGCTGGGCTGAGCAAGGTTTTGCTTGCCTCGATAATCGCAGAGTTATCCTTGGATCTCTGTAAGTCTTAATCATTATTTGGTTGAAACTGGGGCTGGCGTAAAAACCAGCCCTTTTTTTATATATTTATATATAAGGTGTATCTTTAAGTATACCCATAATTTTGAGAGGTAAGCCATGGCAGCTAGTCAGTATGACTTCAAAATAGAACAAGGTTCTTCGTTCAGATTATCTATTATCTACAAGGATTCTAATAATAGTCCTATAGATTTAGCTAATTATTGTGCTAGAATTGTGTGGAAAACCAATACTAATATTACTCAAACCTTTACAACAGAAACTTCTGATTTTTCTACATATAAGCTATTTATTGAGACTCCTACCACAGATGGTAAAATAACATTTTTACTACCAGCTTCAACTACTAATGGATATAGTTTCAGTAGTGCTAAATATGATTTTGAATTACAAGACAAAAATAGTGAATTGTATACGGGTGGTGGTAGCGAAACTTTCCGAATACTATACGGGAATATCAATATAGATAAAAGATATAGTAAATCAGACGACCTTTTGGCTTGTACATCATGAGTTTCACTATAGAGGTAGAACCAATAGTCTCTAATTTTATAGGTATCGAAACATCATTTTCAGATACAATAGAGACAGTTTTGGAAGACAGTATAACAGACAGTAAGACTTTGGATATAATAAACAATAATTATTCTGATACTGAAGATGTTAATTACAGTAAAAATATTATAGATATAGAAGCTACAAATACTAGCTCTACTACTAATTTTATAGACGTTGAGATTTATCAAACATTCGACCTTACTGTACAAACAGGGTCAACGAGTGAATTTATTGGAAATATTCATCATAGTAGGGTTGATGGTTTAGAAGATTTTATAGAACACGGCAGACAATTTGACTGCGGCACACCATAAAGGGAGACAACAATGCCAAGAGATACATTAATACAAGTAAGAAGAGGGACACTAGCTCAATGGTTGTCTACAAACCCTACTTTGGCTAATGGTGAGTTGGGTTTTATTACGGATCAGTGTAGACTTGTTGTGGGTAAAGATGAAGTTAATTTTAGCGGACTATGGAATTCGGATTCTTGCGTAATTCCACAAACAGGATTGACAGGTGGGGGTACTGGTAGCGTTAATGATGTTTTCAGATTTGTTAATGTTAGTGGTTCAGAAACCTTAATGGCTAGTGGAGAAGCCACTCTTAGTTTAGTTGGAGGTAATAGGATTAATATAGTGGGTGTGTCTGGGACAAACACTATTACTTTTGATGTATCTGGTTTAGTCGCTGCTGATATTAGTGACTTTATACCTACTGTTACGGGCTTGGTGGCAAATCAGTTTGAGACAGATTTAGTCGCAGGAAATAATATTCAGCTATCGTATAATTCTATTAATGACGATTTATCTATCAATACAACTGGTGTGGTTACGCATGATGGTGATGAGAATGTTTTAATAGGAGGTAATCTAAGTGTAGTAGGTGACTTGAACATTCAAGGATCCAGTTCTATATTTAATAGTACTAATGTAAATATTGGCGATAATTTAATTACTTTAAATATTGTTGATGTTGTGCCTAGTGGTGGTATTAGGGTTGTTAGGTCTGGCGTTACTCCTACAGGTTTTGCTGATTTCTTATGGCAAGAACATAGAAGTAGATGGGAAGCTCAATTTGGTTTGTATTCCCCACAACTTTTTGCTGATAGTATTAGTGCTACAACAATATCTGGGACATTAGTTGGTACAGCAGATTGTGCCACAAACGTTTTTGTTGCTGATGTAAATCATACTGGTACACAGAATTCTTTACTTTTAACCAATGTGAATGAAACAGGCTGCAATCCTGTAATATCAGACACTTCTTTGTATTATGATTCTAGTGGTAATATTTTAGTTGCTCCAACTTTTAGTGGTAACTTATCTGGAAGAGCTACTGTAGCTACTACTATAGATGTACCTCACACTAATGCAGACACTAATTATAATATTGTATTAGTTAATCCACCAGGCTCTGGTAGCTCTTTAGTTGCAGAGTCAGGTCTTAATCTTTATTATAATCCATCAAACAATAAACTATATGGTTCATACATAAACTCTCCACTTATTTCAGGTGCTTCGGTTGGTCCAGGCAATGCTGGTATCAATAGCTTTATATTAACAAATTATTATATTAGAAGTTCAAAAATAGATGGTGGATCTCCATAAGGACGACCGCTAAATGGCTAGGAATAATTTAATACAATTTAGAAAAGGTACATTAAGTCAATTTAATAGTACTAACCCTACTCTTGCCAGTGGAGAGCCTGGATTTGCTATTGATGCGAATGTGTTAAAGGTAGGAGATGGTATCACTCCCTGGAGTGGTCTTCTGGGATTTAGTGTTGGTAGTGGAATAAGTAATATCAATGGATTAACCTCCTCATCTTTAGTTATAGACGGTGGTCGTAACATACAGGTTACTACTAGCGGTACTGAGATTATCAATATCTCCTATACAGGTTTGGATCACATATCAGTATCTGCCATATCTAATGAAACCAATAGTAATAATACTTTTATTCAGGATTTACTTTTTGACCAGTATGGCCATGTCACAGGCGTTGCTAGTGTTGCTGTTACAGGCATTGGAGACAGTGTTCCTAGCAATGTTTTGGTGTCAGGAGACAACATTAGTTTATTAACTAATGATGCTGACTATGAGTCGATACCTCAGTATGCTTTGACGGCCTCTCCAGGTAATGCTAATTATACCTTTAATGGTCCAGGCTTATCTGGTGGTGGTAATGATCCAACATTATATTTATATAGAGGCAGAACATATAAGTTTGTTAATAATATGGGTGCTCATCCATTTCAATTTCAGACTACTGCAGGAGTAGGTGGCACTGCTTATACAGATGGTATTACTGGTAGTCCTGTTAGTAATGGTACATTGACTTGGGAAATCCAACATGATGCCCCTAATATTTTATATTATCAGTGTACATCACATTCTAGTATGCAGGGTGTTGTTTATATCTTAGACAAAGACTCTCATCCCACGATATCTACTATATCAAGTGTTGATAATAGCAATAATACTTTTGTTCAAGACTTATCATTTGATCAGTACGGTCACGTTACTGGTGTTGTTAGTATTGGGGTTACTGGCATTGCAACTACAGAGGATCTTAGTTCTGTTTCTGGTTATCTACAAGGACAGATAAATGCCTTGCCTTCCGATACTAATACTTTTGTTAGTGGAATTGTATACAGCACAGGTTCAAGAGATTTAGTATTAACTAGAAATGATGGTGTTTTATTAACAGGTGATCTTAGTGTTGTTTTACAAAGTGGAGATAATATAAGTCTACTAAATAATAATCTTGGTTACATTACAGGGTTTACAGAAACTATTAGTTCTGGGGATCCTGTTAGTTTCTTAGTTAATGATGTACCTTACGCAATCAGTGGAACTCATATAGCCATAAGCAATGCTGCTTCTAATGTTAATAATACTGATGATGATTTTGTTCAAGATCTTTTGTTTGATGAATTTGGTCATATCACAGGAGTTGTCTCTGCAAAAGCTTCTAGCGGAGTAGTTAACGCAGCATTAAACACACAAGTACAGGCTGGAGAACATATACTTTTAATCTATGATTCTGGTACAGGTACTGATCCTACAGGAACACTAACAATTAATGTTACTGGTATTATAGATGGTGGAGCAACTGTTAATCATTTACCTGTGTTTAGTAATACCGTCACCCCTCTTGTTAATAGTATTATTCATCAAAGTGGAAACACTCTTGGTATTAATGATATTGCTAGTGGTGGTAATATTACTTTACATGCTCACGGTATAAATAATACCGGTAGCTGGATAGTAAATGAAAATGCTCAGGGTAATTCTATATATAATACAGTATTCGAAACTAGAGAAAGCGGTACTAGGCTTGGTGCTATGTATAGCTATGGTACTGCCTATGGCGGTGGGTCATTAGCTAGCGTTGGATCTGGAGGAACTGCCTTTGCTAGTATTACAGGACCTGTTGCTATTGGACCTGCTGATGCAACTAAAGATTTACTTTTTGGTGCTGGCAATGCCCAATACGCAAAGATGACAAGCACAGAATTTAGGATTAATCATGATGGACTAAATCGTGATTTTAGAGTTGAAGGAGTTACAGACCAAGATCTGATTGTTGCTGACGCTAGCACAGGTCGTGTCGGTATAGGAACAGGAGTTCCAGAAGTAAGGTTGCATGTTTCTGCAACAAATGGTGAAGGCACAATTTTATCTCAAACACATGATAACAATAGCTGGGCAGGATTACTTGTTCGTAATGAGCACAATCAAAATGTTGCTAGTTTTCAGTATGGTAATAGTGGCGTTTCGCACACTCCATCACTACAAAATACTCTTATAGTTGGGAGTAGACAGTCTGGAGTGCCGGTAAAATTCTATCAAGGAGCAGAACTTGATGGTGCGTTTAGACATAATAACGAAAGAATAATTTTTGATACTAGTGGAAATACCACATTAACAGCAGCGTCTGGTCAGAACGTTGTGGTTAGTGGAAGCAATGATTTTATAGTTTATGGAATTGGTACTCATCCTTTAATCTACACAGATCCTGATAGTGGACCTGGTAGAGTTGGTATTGGGAGAATACCAGATAATTATGTTTTAGACGTTTCAGGTTCTCTTAGGGTTAGCCCTATTAGCACAGCAACTAGAATATTCACCGTTAACAATACTTCTGGAACTACAGCATTTGAAGTAGAGCCCAATTCGGTTTATACTAGATTGCCTCTTGGTGTTAATATTACCGGTTCTGTAAATACAGCCTATGGTATTGAAGTATATGACACAGGCATTATGTCAACCGGAACATTCTTTTTTGCTGCTGGTAATGGTATTGATGCTGTAGGGGCTTATGTCAAAAATATTAACCCCTCAGGAGACTCTTTTTATGCTTTAGGTATTGATGGTGGTGCTGTCAACTGGGTTTTGATGAATGATGCTAGTGGTCGTGGAACAGAAGACACTTTTGTTTTAATGAAAGGTAATGTAGCTAGTGATGATGTAAAGTTGGCTGTTACTGCTAGTGGCAATGTTGGTATAGGTACAGATAGTCCTAGTACTAAATTAGAAGTAGCTAATAATGGTAATACCACGATTAGAGCAAACAATACATCAGACAACATTATTAATATTTTGAATGTTGACTCTGATAAGGGTTACATAGGAACAATAACAGATCATGATCTGAGGATAGGTACAAACAGTAATGGTAGAATAATTATTTCCAACACTGGAAATGTTGGAATTGGTGTTGATCCAGATGTATTTCTAAGTGGTATGCCTTCTCATCATCCTTCTTTTGTCCTTGGTGATGGCAATGGTCATACTAGTCAAACTATCTATTCAGCTTCCACCAGTGCTGGAGTCATATACTTTGCAGATGGAGTTGACGAAACTTCACGTTCAAGAGGCTGGATATCGTATGATCATAATTCAGGATTAGATCGTATGCGGTTTGCTACATCTAATGTTGCAAGAATGTTTATAGATTCTGTTGGTAGTGTTGGTATTGGTACAGATTCTCCAGTAACAAAACTAGATGTTAGTGGTACAATAACTGCTAGTAGCGGCAATTCAACTCAGTGGAATACTGCTTACGGATGGGGAGACCATTCACAAGCTGCGTATATCACAGGACATCCTGTTATTAGTGCTGCTAACACGAGTTCAAATGCTGGTAATGTTTTTATACAGAATTTAACCCTAGATGCTAATGGACACATTCTTGCTATAGATGTTGCCCTACCTACTGGTGTTGGTGGCGGTGGTAGTGGTATATCTAGTTTATTAGAAGATCAAAATCCTCAGCTTGGTGGTAATTTAGATTTAAATAATAAAAATATAGATGGTGCAGGTAGTATCGATATTGATGGACCTATTACTGCTGAAGAACTTACCATAAGCAGTTCCGATCCTTATATATATCAACGGAGTACAGACTCAACAGAGATAGTTAAGACATATCATTATGACACGGGAAGTCAGCTTGGAGGACTTCTTTCATATGGAAAATCCTCTAGTGCATTTACAAGTTTCAATACTCTGCTGGGATTAGGTGCTGGCAGTTTTCATTTATTCTCTAGTTATGGACATTTAGGTATTAATACCTACGGAGTTGCTAAAGATATTGTATTTGGAACAGACAATACAGAAAGAGCTAGAATAACTTCTGTAGGTGATATTGGTATTGGGACGAATTCTCCTGTTTCCAAACTTGATATTAGAGATGGAGATATCCTAGTAGGAACTAAATTGGTGGTTGGTAGTGGAGTATATAGTCAAACTTCACCTGGAGCTTATTTCGGATTAAAACACACTAGTCTCACAGGTCCATCCGAATATATGATCATGAGCGCTGGTACTCACACTTATCTTAGCGCTAAAGAAGATAGCGATGTTATTATTAGAGGTGGTGGGAATAAAGTTGATCATCAGGTTGTTGTATCTGAAAGTGGAGTTACTATCGGTAAGTATAGACCTGCAGCCAGTAGTGTTGTAGCTGAACATGATGTTGAGCTTGTGTATGACGATGGTGGTTGTGTCAGAGTTGCTGATCGTGGTGGTAGTGGAGTTATGATTGGAGATTGCGCATACTCTCTTGGTGATACATATGCTGGCATGAAGCATACTCATCATAGTGGTAGTCAAGACTATATGATGATTAGTCAAGGATATTCTACATTGGTTTCTAGTAAATCTGGTTATAGTACATATCTACGAGCTGGCGGTAATGCTACAACTTATCAAACTATTATTGGGTCTGATGCCTGGGGAATTGGTCCTAATGCTAACAGATTAAGAGTTAATAGTCAGTCTGTTCTTGTTAACAACGGTACGGGTAATTATGACTTTAAGGTTTATGGCCAAAATAATGCAACGCCATTAATTCATGCTGATGCTGCATTGAGCAGAGTTGGAATTGGTACAGCTACTCCTGCTTCTACGCTGGACGTTGATGGAACGATAACTGCTACGACCCTAGTTAAATCTGGGGGAACATCTTCACAATTCTTAAAGGCTGATGGGAGTGTTGATACTAGTACATACTTAACTGGAAGTAGTACTATTGGTAGTCTTACAGATGTCACACTAACCACACCCATAAACAATGATCAAGTGCTTTCGTATTCATCTGTTGGTGGTTTTACAAATACTGATCTTGGTCTTAACTTAATGAAAAGAGGAAGCATTCCATTTGGTGGATATAGTGATTCTCAAATGGGTCATTATTTCTTTTTTGATGGAAGTTCCGAAGCTGTTATAAATACAGATGGTGACGATATAAACTTTAGGGTTGAGGGTAGTGGTGGTACTAATTTATTATTTACCGATGCTGGAACAGATAGAGTTGGTATTGGAAATAACTCGCCTACACATAAATTAGATGTTGCGGGTGAAACTAGGATTATGCCTAGATCTTCTCCAAGTGGCCACACTCTTTATCTTGGTAGACATCCATATCAAGCTAATATTAAAGCCGAAGGCTCTAATCAAGAAAACCAATGGATGATTATAGATAGTGCTGGCTCAGGCATGAGAACTGCCTTAAATTACTTTGTCGACGATGATGTATTATTAGCTTATGGCGGTGGTAATGTCGGCGTTGGTACTACTAGTCCTAACAATCAATTAGATATTTACGCAACTGGCGTACACGCTGGAGCAACTATTCGTGGCACTAATGCTCCCGGCTTAAAACTTTGGGATATGTCATATGGCACTTATAATAACGGCGGATCAAAGATTGTAGAACAAGCTAGCAGTTTGCATAGCGGGGTTTTAATTATTGACGCTGATACCGATAATGTTGGTCATGGATCTTATATGTCGCTTCGCGTTGATGGCACTGAACGTGTTCAAATTACAGAACATGGAAATCTTGGTATTGGCGTTGATCCAGATTTATTTATACGCGACCTTCCATCCCATCACCCTTCTCTTGTCCTTGGTGACGGTAATGGTCATACTAGTCAAACCTTTTACTCATCTAGCAGTAGTTCTGCTGTTATATATTTTGCAGATGGAACAGGTATTAGTCATTACCCTGGATATATACAATATACTCATTCTGAAGACCATATGCAGTTTGCCACAAACAATCTGGTCCGTATGCGTATAGATTCTGCTGGTAATGTTGGTATTGGTACACCTTCTCCAGCACACAAATTAGATGTGGTTTATCCTGATAGTGGATGTGTGAGATTTGCTGATCCGTCTGGCAGTGGAATTATGATAGGTGATTGCGCTTTATCATCTAATGCTACTTATGCGGGTATGCAGCACACCAAAATGGTTGGTAGTTACATGATGGTGAGCGATGGTGACGACACCTATATTAGTGCCAGAGATACTCAAAGTGTGTTTATTAGAGGTGGTGGAAATGCTGCTGAAGCAGAAATTGCTATTCATGATGTCGGTGCTGGTGGAGTGGGTATTGTGTTCAACAGCCAGAGTGCTGATAGAGATATTAGAATAGCAGGCACTGGTGACGCGAATCTCTTTAGGGTTGATGCTGATGAGGATAGAATTGGTATCGGCACGGCTACACCAGCTTATAAGTTACATGTACAGGGTACTGCATATATTTACAATGGAATTATAAGTCCAACAACAGCATTTAGAACTGCTGATATTCCATTATCTGGTCCTCCTATTTATGATGGGTTTATTGCTTATCAAAATAGCGATTGTTGGGGTTTAGGTAATAGTGCTAACGACGGTTTTGTGTTTGAAAAAACAGATGGTAATCAAGGCGGTGCTGACGGCGGCATATTTTTTAATATAAGAGGTAGCGGTGGCACTACTGAAACAGCGATGAGTATAAATGGACAAAAAGAAATCTTTATTGGACAAACAGGAACCTATGTACAACAAGGATATTCGTTAAATGTTAAAGGTGGAGCAACTCTAGATTCTCTTAATATCAATAGTCAGTATACACTTCCTACGGCAGATGGTACAGCTGGACAGAGTTTGGTAACAGATGGTGCTGGCAATATTGTATTTAGTAGTATTAGTGGAGGGGGAGCAGGTGGTTCTGGTAATTTAGTAAGAGGATCTGAGGTAGTAACTGCTACTACGGGACTCTTTGATGTTTCAGGAGGTTATAGCGTTGGTACACTTGATGTTTATCAAAATGGCGTTAAATTATTTGAAGGAGCTGCTTATGACTATACTGCTACAAACGGCACATCCTTTACGTTAGCCAACTCAGCCAATAGTGGAGATTTAATAGAATACATAGGGCTTAATACTTCTACAAATGCGGTGGGTAATACCTCTTTGGGTACTGTAACTGTTACAAGTAATCAAACCGTATTCAACACAAGCGACACATTTACTAGCTCTAACTTGGCTGTATTTCTAAATGGTGTTAAGTTAGTAGACGGTACTGACTATAACGTAACCAGTAGTTCTCAGTTTACATTAACATCTACCGCAGTCTCTGGAGACATTGTTGAATATATAGCTTATGGAGCTACAGTAGCCAGCTCTAATCTGCAAAAAACTGGTGATACAATGACGGGCAACTTAACTGTCAATGCAGATCTTATAGTTAAAGGTTACAAAGAAACACATACAGATAATGGCAATACTGGTACTTCACAAACTATAGACATTAGTAGTAGTACTTTACAAACATATACATTAACAGGTAATTGTACGTTTACAATGCCTACCGCAGAGGCTGGTAGAAGTTTTACAATGTTTCTTAAGACAGGAGCTGGCAGCTTCAGTGCTACATTTACTGGTGTTAAATTCCCTTTAAATATTGCCCCTATAATTACTACTGATGCTAATAGAATGGATTTAATTACATTTTACTCTGATGGGACAAATTGGTACGGCAATACACAGCAGGAGTACCATATATGATTTTTATACCAAAGAAAACCTTAATGACAAATAAGTTATTCCGCGCCGATGGGGGTAGTGTTGCATTTGATGGTGAGTATCGTGTTCACACGTTTACGTCTAGTGGAACATTTTCTACCACTCTAGATTTAACCGTTGACATATTAGTTGTTGCTGGAGGTGGAGGTGGAGGTCAAGGTGGTGGTGGTGGAGGTGCTGGAGGATTAATTTATAATACTAATATTTCATTAGCTGCTGGTAGTTATACTGTAACTATAGGTTCTGGTGGAGCCAGAGCAGTTCAGATACAAAATGCTGTCCACCCAGTACTGAATTATCAGGGTTCTAATGGAGGTAATTCTACTTTTGACTCTCTATATACTGCAGTAGGTGGTGGAGGTGGAGGTTCTCATAATACTGGTAGTAGTTTTAGTTGGAGTAGTAATCCTAGTGGTCGATCTAGAGATGATGGAAGATCTGGCGGTAGCGGAGGTGGAGCTGCATTTAATTGGAATATTAGTTCTCTTGGAGGTTGTCAAAGACCAACAGGAGGAGCTGGTACTGCTGGTCAGGGTAATAGCGGAGGAAGCAGTTGTAGTGGTGGCAATTGCAATACTCCTAGAAGGGCTGGAGGAGGTGGAGGCGCGGGTGGCGCTGGTGTAAGTTGTGGTTCAGCAAATGGAGGGGTTGGATTACAGGTAAATATTACAGGGTCGTCAGTGTATTATGCTGGTGGAGGAGGTGGTTGGAGTGGTGGCACAGGAGGTCAAGGTGGTGGCGGAAACTATGCTGTAGTAGCTACGCCAAATACCGGAGGGGGTGGAGGATCTAGTGCTGATGGAGCAGATGGCATAGTAATAGTGAGGTACACAAGATGACAAGAGCAAGAGAAACAAGTGAAAACGCAAGACAAGCAAAGGCTTGGGTTAATTTTCAAGACGGTGGAACTATAACCAGCGCTTTCAATATAAGTAGTGTAACAGAATCGCCAAGTACTGCGCTTCCGGCTGGTCATTTTAGAGTAAATTTTGAAAACGCCATGCCAGATACTGATTATGTAACTTTAATAACTCAAACAGATAATGGATGGGGAAATAAAACTTCTTTGGTTCAAACTCATTCTACGGACTACACTGCAAATTCTTTTGCAATAGTTGCAGTACAAGGTCAACAAAATGCCGTATCAGAATCGCCAGTAGCAACAATGGCTGTTTGTTTCCACGATTAAACAAGGAGAAAAAATGAAAAGAATAATTTATCCAAATGATGACGGTGGAGTGGCAGTAATTCACCCATCGCCTAACACAAAATATACAATAGAAGAACTTGCTCTTAAGGATGTTCCTGCTGGCAAACCTTACATAATTATAGAAGATACAGATATTCCTACAGATAGAACATTTCGTAATGCCTGGGAATATGATTTTGGAACTTTAGATAATGTAGATGGTTTCGGATTGGGCTCTGAAGAATTTTTTAACCAAGGCTTAGGAGGTTGAAATGATTAATGTAAATATGGATAAAGCTAAAGAGATATGGAAAGATAAGATTCGTGAGGATCGAAAACCTTACTTTGAATCTTTAGATGTAGACTACCTTAAAGCTACAGAAGCTCAGAATGTAACATTGAAAAGCCACATAGAGACAAAGAAACAACAGCTCCGTGATGCTCCAGAAGATTCTAGGATTAACGAAGCTGAAACCCCAGAGTTACTAAAGTCAGTAGATCCTGTATCTGAAATTATGTATATAACAGAATTAGATCAGGCTAAGTTAGACAAGCTTACAGAGATAGATGAGGATTGGAAAGTAATACTTAATACAGGTTTTGAAACACCAGAAGGTTGGAGCCTTGGTATTACTACAGATGACGTAGCATTATTGAACGGAGCGTACTCTCTTGCAAAAGAAGCTGCTGCTCTTGGTTCTACAGACCCTGTTACTATTTTAGATACTAATGGAGAACCTCATTCATTAAGCGTAGCGGAAATGACACCAATTATGTTGGCGTATGGTGCTGCGAGAGCTAATCTAAGTGGCGCAGACGCTGCAAGAAGAAAACTGGTTAAAGACGCAACAACAATAGAAGAACTAGCGGAGATATAAAATGAGTATAGCTAGAGACATAAGCAGACAAAGCAGTAAACAGAATGCAACATTAACAGCGGATCAAACTGCAGTTACGGTTACAGGAGGATTTAGTGGCTCTAGCATACAGGTATATCTTAATGGCGTTAAAATTATACAAGGACAAGATTATAGCTTGAATGGTACTAGTGGTATTACATTAACTCAGGGAGCTAGTGCTGGAGATATAATTGAGTTCGTAATCAGAAATACCTCTAATTCAGGATTTAGCGCTGCAAATACTGGACAAATTGTAGATCAAGCTGTTACTTTTGATAAATTATCAAATAGTGGAACTGAAGCAGATAATGTGCAAAAAAGAACTGCAAAAGCTTGGGTTAATTTTGATGGCACTTTTGCAAGTACTCCGTATACCGAAGCTAATGGAGGAATTAGGGATGCCTTTAATATTAGCACCATTACTGACGCAGGTACTGGAACTTATATAGTAAACTTTGATACAGCTTTTGCAAATGATGAGTGGTCTATGGCTGGTGCTGGTAGATTGGCTACATACACAGGAGATAGTAATTCTCCACAAATAAATTTAGACAGAAAAGTAAGTCGTAATTTAGCTATAACAACTACTTACGCTAGAGTTTGCGCTACTTACCATTTTGGAAGCACTATTAATCTTGCTAATCCTGAAGAGATAATGTTAATATTTTTTGGAGAATTATCATGACAAAAACACACAATAACGCAACACTATCATCTTCGCTTACTGGGTCTGTAGCTTTCTTCCCTTTATCAAGTGCGCCTATTGGTTGGATCAAAGCTGACGGTTCTGCTATATCTAGAACAACTTACTCAGATCTTTTTGATGTAATTGGTACAGAGCATGGCTCTGGAGATGGAAGTACGACATTCAATGTGCCAGATTTACGTGGAGAATTTTTAAGGTGTTGGGACGATGGAAGGGTAGTAGATTCTGGAAGGGCAATAAATTCTTCTCAATCACAAGATTGGAAGAGTTTTTATCAACATAATACAGGTCAGAATACTTACAGTTACGATCACACCCATGTAAATATGGGTAAAACCATATATCCAACTTATACTGGCAGATTGTTTGTAGGAGGTTGGTCTGCTCCATCAGCTGCGATGGGTACAGCTTGGGATGAGTCAGAAATTAGGCCAAGAAATGTGGCGTTGCTAGCCTGTATTAAAACTTAAAGAAGAAACATGCTTAATAGTGTATATATAACTATATAGATTACGGAGATACCATGGCAGATTATTTCTTTCCATCACCTAGCGGTAACACTACTGATATCAGAGAATCTGGTACTATAGTTAAGATTATCAAAAAAAATAGTAAGTTTAAGGTTATAAAAACGAATAAACCTACTATTGGTGATACAATATCATTAACAGCCACGCCTTTAGGCTCCCCAAATAATGTTACTCAGTGGTCATTATCGTACGACAACAGTGAAACCACTACAGATGATAATTTAGACAGATCAGATACATCTTTACCAGACACAAATCCCACAATAAATATTTATGATACGGACTTATTATTTATTTCAGTTCTGCCAAAAACTTTTAGTAATGCTGGTGAAGTCGCAAATCTAATTTTAACTTCTAATGCTAGTTCACACCCTTATCAAAGTCTTAGTGTTGGTAGTGTTGTTAATAATCCAGAAAATAGTGGTGTAATTAAATGGAATCCAGGAGTGGGTAACACTGGTACATTTTTTTATCGATGGAAAGATTCGACAGGCGTATCTTCTGCTGGCGGCACAATCAATGTTACCTCTACTCCTTAAACACTAGAAACTATATTATGTCTACACAATGGATATTAGAAATACCACTTATTGTAAGAACTTGGATAAATGATTTATCTGATAGTCCTACCTATAGTGACGATAGATTACAGCAAGTTATTATTGTTGCTGGACAATATGTAACTAGAGAAATAAATTTAGACATTAAGTATAATTGCGATATCGTAAATCTTTCTATTAGTCCAGACCCTTCCACGCCCAATAGAGATGAAACATTTATTGCTTTCGTAGCTCTAAAGGCAGCCTGTATTTTAGATCAAAGTACATTTAGAACCAAAGCTGCCGGGGAAGGCATTAGAGCAGGTTTGGGTGCTGCCAGCGTTTCTGTCGCAGGGAACCTAAAAGGATATAAAGAGATCTTGGACGTCGGCCCTTGTGCTATGTATGAAAAACTAAGGATGGAATATGAAATAGGTAATGCTAATGGTATTAAGGCTGTCCTTGGACCATTTGTAGGCAATAATTTTGATGCTAGATATTTAAATAGAGAACACGGAAGATCTAGAGACTTCTTTTCATGATAGACTTAACTGCTGTTAAAAACCTATATAATAATACTATAGATGACTTACTGTCTTCTAAAGGATTGGCTGTGCCTTGTAATGTTGTACACGAAGACCCTAGCGGATCAGGATGTCCAAACTGTGTAGTAAATCCTATTACGGGAAGATCTACCAGCAGGTACTCTCAGCCTACATTAGCTCCTGACCTTGAGATCAAAGCTTCTGGAGGTGTGCCAGAGGATATGTTTATATTTTATATAGATGAAAATAGTAGTTATTATAGTAGTGGAAATCAAGATATTCAGATGAGTGGAATGACTCTCTTTAGAGAAGCATTTCCTAGTAGCTTGGTGTTTTTTTTAGATGTAGAACATCCTCAAGGCTTTCAAACCTTATATCCTAGCGGTTTTTTTGACGACGGTCTCACTTTTTCTTCAAGAGAAAGTATTGGTAAGCTTTTAGTAAGAGATAGTGGTAACCCAGCTTCTGCTGAAAACTCTTATCAGATATTACAAGACATTATTAGTAGTGGAGTAAGTTCTACTGCTAGTGGCATTTTTTATAATAGTAATACTGCACATATACTTAGAGATAGCTCTAATAGCTTGGTGCCTAGTGACGTATCCGCTACATTTAGTGGTTTAGTGTCTAGCTTTAATGGCTTAAGTATTGGTGTAAGAAACACTGACTCTATTTGGCAGCACGAGGAGCTGTTATGCGGTTTTGCTCATGATGCGTGTTTCAATAGAACGGATGCTATAGACGCTTTTGTTGACACTCATTGTGACGGTCGTGTGCTCAGTTCATTTAGAGAAACATACAATACACACTGTTCTGGAGAAGATTACTTTCCTGCTCCAGTTTCGGAAGAAGTTGCTTCCGGAGAATATATTTGGTTTCCTGAAGGCCATATATGTCCTGTTTGTAACGGAGCAGGTTCTTTCCCTGTTACTACTACAGAGTTAAAAAATATAGTGGTGATTTTTGATAATAAAAAATTTATTAATTTTGGTAATGTTAATGTACCTCAAGGAGACATGCAGACCATAACTCCTATTACTATGTATACTACATTAACCACAGCAGATTATATACTTGTAGATACATCAGTCACCCCTTATGCACAAAACAAGTTTACTAGAGTTTCAGAACCACAGCCAGTAGGATTAGGAGAAAATAAATATATTTTTACTAATTGGCAAAGGAGTTCTTAGTGCAATTTACAGTAAACTTATTGGAGTCAGACAACAAGATAACTACAGAGATATTAAAAAGCCTGTTATCAGACACTAAAAATTATATGAGTCAAGTTTCTAAAAAGCTGGAACCTAGCATTAGAGATATAGTCAAGCAGGCATTTTTGAATAGTCCAGAATACAGATCTCTTTTGTCTGGGCAGTTAAGATATGAGTTTGGATTAGATAATCCTGCAGCTAAAGTCAATCAAATACTATCAGTTTGGGATAATGTTGTAGTTAGTTTTGATTCTCCAAAAATTAAAGCAAATCAGATACACGGAAAATTAGTTATAGCTATGATTAATAGTAATTATAGTGATGTTCTTGCGTTAGATGCTAGTAGACAAGAGACAAAAAAGGGACAGTCTTTAGCTTGGTTAGAGTGGTTGTTGCTTATGGGTGACAAAACTATTATCAAAGACTATGAGGTATTTTTGGGTTCTGGTCGTAATTCTAGAACCGGCGGTGCTGTTATGAAGAAGGTTGTAGGAGGTAAATGGAAAGTTCCTAGTGAATTTTCTGGTAGTTCTAAAAATAATTGGGTAACTCGTGTATTAGATAGTGTTGAAACAAAAATAGATGATGCTATTAAAAAAGCGGTTAAATTATGAGTACATTTTACGGCGTAGATAACATAGGAAATAATCTCCTAATCAATCAGCTAGAAACAAACATGAAGTCTTTTCTAGATTGGGGATTTCTGAATACTGGAGGTTTTGTAAATATACACAGACCTGTGAAAAATATTCACGAGAATGGTTTATATAAGTTATATACAGTCAAAGATGCTAATTTTAAAGATGGTCGGGTTTGGCAGCCAGCAAGAAAAGATTGGGTGTATGAAACAGGCTTGGATGTAAATAATCATCAGCCTATTCCTATTAGCGGAATATATATCAATAATACTTTTTATGACACCACTACCTCAGGAACTTACGCTTATACTATAGATTATAAAAATAGTAGAATTATATTTAATAACAGACAATCTTCCAATCTAAATATAGAAATGAGTCATTCTTATAGGTGGGTTCAGATATACAACTTCGCAGACGCAAAATGGTGGCAAGAATTACAGTATAATCCAAATAATAATGAAGCTCATCAAAAAACTAAAGATAAGGGTGATTTTACTATTCCTGCACATCAAAGGGTACAGATGCCAGCTGTAGTCATAGAGACTGTTGCTAGAGGCACATCAGATCCATTTCAAATGGGAGATAAATCTCAAAGGATTTCTCAAGACTTTTTGTTCCATATTATAGCTAATAATTATACGGATAGAAACAATATTATCGATATCCTAAGATTGCAAGAAGATAAAGTACTATCTTTTTACGATATGGATAAAGTGGTTAAAGATGGCAAATACTGGTTAAATTTTGATGGAACTCTTAATCCCAATAGACTTCAATATGATGTTTTATGTAAGCTTTCTAGCACATATCATTGGAATACATGTAGATTAAAAAATATGGTTATTTCGGAAGTGGAGTCGTTTAATGCTGATCTTTTCGAGGCAAATATCAGAGTAACTGCTGAAATTATAATAGTTTAAAAAAAATGGTGTATAATAATTCAAGTCTACCGTCTAACAACAGAATAATCGGAGAATATTATGGCAAATAAAAGAGTGTTTTACGCTTCTCAAGGCGTGGCCGTTGCTCAGTCTGGGGTTAGTAGCCCTACAACGGTTACTGGTGCCCAAAGCGTAACAATGAATACAAATTTTAATCTAGAACAGGTTTTCCAGCTGGGCCAACTGGCAGTTTATGACAATGTTGTTGGCGATCCTAGTGTAGAAGTCTCTATTAGTAAGTCTCTGGATGGACAGCCTACTATCTATAACTTAGCTTGTGGTAGCGGCAGCCTTTTAGAGACAGCTTCTACTGTTAGCAAGGTGGAGTTTTGTGTTGGGTCTGATACGGTAAATAAGGTTGGTGATAACGCTACTAGTATTCCTAAAATTACTTGTGACCCTATATATCTACAAAGTTTGAGTTACAATTTTGCTGTTGATGGAGACTTTACAGAAGAAGTAACATTTGTTGGATTGAGTAAAGTTATTGGAACTGGTCTTGTTACAACTCCTGGTGACGGAAACGCTACCAGACAAACAGTTCTTAGAAGACAGAACTTTGATCAACTCAGTTCTAGTCTTCCAAGTCAGGTAGATGGAAAAAATATTCAAAGCATTAGCCTTAGTGCTGACCTTGGTCGTGAATCTATGTACAAAATGGGTAGATTCAAAGAATTCCATAGATATGTTAACTTCCCGCTTGAAATTTCAATGGACATTGAAGTTATTGCAGATAGCCTTGATGACGTTGCTGTTGATATTCCTGATGCAAGTTGCTCAGGTCTTAACCTTCCAAAACAAGATTGTGTTTTGCAATTTTGCGACTCTGAAGGAAGCGGAAGCTACACATTCACTTTGGGTGATGCTACTTTAACTAGTGTTGCATTTGGTGGTGGCGATACTGGTGGTGGAAATGCCAATCTGACATTTTCATACGTTGTATACAATAGCTTTACAATTGCTAGTGCTGCTTCTCATGCTGGCTAGTGTTTAAATAATTAATAGGATTTTTTGATGGGAAACAAAAGAGTGTTTTATGCCTGTCAGGGGCTAATGCTTGATGGCAAGCCCCTGTATGGCGTACAAAACGTTTCTGTAAGAACAGAACAAAATACTAACGTTGTAGAAAACTGGGGCTCTTTGCATATCAGTGGGGTGGCTGTTGACACACCTCGTTCTACCGTTACTATTAGCAGAATCATAGCATCACCTGCTACCGGCGTACCACAAGGTTCTGGTATATATGGATCTATTGTAAGTGGAGACTTATCTGCAGTAGCCACGAATCACAGTAGTCAATTGTGTTTATTTGTTACAAATGACACAGATCCAGGAGTGAGCGATGAATCTACCTCTGTAAGAAACGTATCTTTTAAGGATTGTAGTATAAATAGCCTGTCTTACAGTATTAATGTAGACGGATATTTGACAGAGAATACTGAAATAATAGCTTATAACAAAGTACATAATGGTAGTGGATGTCCAATAGGCAGTATGGATTTCAAAAAAAATCAGGCGCACCCAATACAGAGGCAGGATATAAACTCTTTTGATTTTTCAAATAAAGTTACTTCTTCTGGAGCTATACAAAACATAAGTATTTCTATTCCATTTAACATACAAACCGTTGATGAGTTTGGTACTGCAATGAGTAGGCACTCTAAGGGTTATCGCTTCCCTACTCTCCCTATAGCCTCCACTCTCTCTGTTTCTGTAATATATCAGAACACCGACAGATTTGATAATTATATGTTTGCAGAACCAACTGGTACCACTAGCTGTGATTATATACCGCCAGACTTTCCTCAAGTTACTGGTCTTAGTTTTTCTGCTTGTGGTGGCTTTGGTGTTAGTTTAGGCAATTGTGTATTGCAAAGTATAGATTATGAGGGTGGTGATGTTGGTGGCGGAAATGCAACACTAACATATGATTTTGTGTGCTATAATTCAGGAAGTATACATGGACAAGAATAGAATTCTGTCAAGATTGCTCAAAGGCTATTATTTTGTTAAGGTGAAAAATTTTAAACTCAAAGTTAAGCCCCCAACAGTATATGTAGAAAATAAGGCAGCGCTATACCACGATAAAATTCTAGAAGATCTAAAATTTGATGATAGTCAAGATTGGTTAGATGAAGACAAAAGGATGTTTATTTTAACTATAAATAAAATATGGGACAATAGTCAACAAAAAGAACTTGACACACTACTTGATGACATAATCATATTGAAGAAAGAGCTATTTAAAAACTTTAATTTGGTTGATACTAGAAAATTAATTAAAGAAAAAATCAAAGATAACGAGTCTAGAATAAACGTATTGCACAATACAAGATATACATACTTTGATCACACAAAGCAATCATATGCAAATGTGTTAAAAAATCATTATATTATTAAAAATACGGTGTATTTAAAAGACAGATTGTTTTTTAAGATTCAGAAAGAACAACATTTGTATTATCTACAAAGACTTTCTAACCTTATAACAGAATTAAATATTCAGGACATTAGAAGTATAATACATTGTGATTCTTGGAAAAGTTTATGGGAAAGTGCTAAAACAGGCGTTTTCGACAAACCTATAAAAGACTGTAATGTTGAACAAAGGATGGCTATTACAGCTAGTATGATGTTGGATAATATTAGACAGCATCCTGATTGTCCAAGTGAAGAAATCCTGAAAGATTCCGATGCGTTAGATGGTTGGGTATTATTCCAAAACGATAAATTCGAAAAACAACAAAAGAAGCAAGCAATAGAAACTAATATAAAAGACAAAAATGCTGGAGAGGTTTTCGTTATGGCTAGTAGTCCAGAGGAGATAAAATCTATAATGGAATTAAATGACCCATTAACTAAGTCTCAAATAAGAAGATCGATAGACCATGCAGCAAAGACAGAAGGTCCGACTAAATGGCAGGATATTCCTGGAATGAAAGAAGCCATAATAAGAGAGAATAAAAATGAATAAAAAATATCAGAGAGAATTGCTACGCAAAGCAGAAACTAGATTTAAGACTATCATGATAGGCTCAATAGCTAGAGTAGAAGAATATTTTGGTTATTTGTGGGCACACGGCAAAGACAATCCCACAGAAAGAGAAGAAGAGTTTAGGGTCTTGTGGGATGAACTAAGGAATGAAATTCTTAACCATGGTAATTATAACATTAGAAAAGGATTGGATGATATATACGAGACATTTGAACAAGGTGAGAGTAAGTACGAATATAATTTTATTATGAAAGACAAAAGGAGCAATCAAGATGGATGAAAATGATTTTAAGATAACTAAAGGCAAGGAAGAGATTGAATTAACGGTCAAATCGCCTTCACCTAAAAATCAAAGAGAAAGCCAAAAAATTTATAATAGAGCTTTTTCTGATGCTTTAAACTCTGGCTCTATAGTTAGAGCTAGGTTAGACGACGTAATGAAAGAGCAAAAGTTATGGGATGATAAGAAAGAACAAGAGTATCAAGATATACAAAAGGGTGTTCTAGAAAATGAAAGAATACTGGCAAAAGGTGGGATTTCTTTGCAAAAAGCTAGAGAATGCGCACTTAAGATGCAGAAATTAAGAGAAGATTTAAAAAATTTAATATCTGAAAGGACAACGCTAGACTCACATACTGCAGAAGGTCAGGCTGATAACGCTAAATTTAATTTCTTAGTATCTTGTTGTGTGGTGTATAAAGATACTAATAAGCCTTATTTTGAAGGATATGAGGATTACAATAAAAGGGCTATTGAACCAGCAGGTATTATTGGTGCTCAAAAGTTAGCCAATATGCTTTATGGTTTAGATGATGATTTTGAGAAAAATTTACCAGAAAATCAATTTTTACATAAATATAAGTTTGTAGATGAAAACCTCCGACCTATCAATAGTGACGGTAAGCTTGTTGATAATGAAGGTAGACTTATTGATGAGTATGGTAGATTCATTGATGATAAGGGTAATCGTGTAGATATTGAGGGCAATCCATTAGATGATGACGAAAATTATAAATTTGAGTTCTCTCCATTTTTAGACGATAGTGGAAAACCCATTATAGAAGATGAAGACAAAGATGAAGAAAAACCTAAACCTAAACCGAAGACTAGAGCAAAAGCAAAAAAAGATATTGAGTCTTCATAGTCAATTTTTATCTATTCATAACTTTAACATAGCCCTTTGTGTAATATCATTGGGCTATTTTTTTGGAGTTTAAAATATGGCACAGCCTTTTAATCTTACAGCACAGCTTAACTTGCAAGGCCCTTCTAATGTAAAAAAAGTAGTTGCAGATATTAGAAGACAGCTTGGAACCATTAAAGCAAATGTAGACCTTAACATTAAAGGGACTACAGCCAAGAATATTGCTGGAATTAATAAACAGCTGAACTCTTTAGCTGCTGCCGCTAAAAATGCTCAGGGTAATGTTACCACTCTAGGTGCTGCTCTGAAAAGTTTAAATAGCGGATTTAATAGTGCTAATTCTACAGCTAAAACTTTTAATAAGACAGCAGCATCTACAGGCAAAAATATACAAAATAGTGCTCAAAGTGTTCAACAAGCTACTACTGCTGTAGAAGAGTTTGGTAAACAATCCGCATTGGCCGTTAAGCGTTTTGCTGCTTTTAGTGTTGTTACTTCTGTGATAAATAGATTTAGTAGTGCTGTTAGTGATAGTTTTAAAACCTTTATTGCTTTTGATAGACAGCTAGTAAGAGTTGCTCAAGTTACTGGTGGTACTGCTGCGGACATAAAAGCATTGTCAAACGAGATAGGAAGTTTAGCCGCTAAGTTTGGTGTTGCTTCTACTGATTTGGCTGAAGTTTCTGTTACTTTAGCACAAGCAGGTTTAAGTGCAAATCAGGCGAAGGTTGCTTTAGAAGCATTGGCCAAAACATCATTAGCTGCTACATTTACTAATATTAACAATACAACAGAGGGCAGTATTGCTCTTATGCGTCAGTTCAAAGTTAGTGTGCAAGACCTAGAGAGTGCTCTTGGATCTATTAATGCTGTTGCTGGTGAATTTGCTGTGGAATCTAGTGATATCATTACTGCAATTTCTAGAGCTGGTGGTGTGTTTGCTGCTGCTAGTAAGGGAGTGAGTACTGGTACAGAAGCCTTGCAAGAATTTGTTGCTGTTTTTACTAGTGTAAGATCTACTAGTCGTGAAAGCGCAGAAACTATTGCTACTGGTTTGCGAACTATTTTTACTAGAATTCAACGTGGCAGCACAATAAAGTTCTTAAAAGAGTTCGGTGTGGAGCTGCAAGATGTAGAGGGTAAGTTTGTTGGTCCATTTGAAGCCGTTAGAAGACTTAGCGATGCGTTGCAGGGACTTGATCCTAGAGATGTTCGGTTTACAAAAATTGTAGAAGAACTTGGTGGCTTTAGACAAATTGGTAAAGTTATCCCTTTAATTCAAGAGTTTGCAACTGCACAAGAAGCATTAGCAGTCGCACAAAGAGGTTCAGGATCATTAACCAAAGATGCTGTAACAGCACAGGCAGCTCTTGCAGTACAATTTCAAAAAACTCGTGAAGAATTCAACAATCTAATTAGAGATATTGGACAGAGTGCTACTTTTCAAACCATTACTAAACTTGTACTGGGATTAGCTAATTCCTTTATTAGTGTAGCTGGAGCTTTAAAGCCAATACTACCTTTGATTACTGCACTTACTGCAGCAAAAGGCTTTAAGTTTATTACTGAATTTATGAGTGGGTTTAAGGGAGGTCTTGGGGGTGGTGGCGGACTAGCTGGTGCTCTTGGTGGTGGTGGAGGTGCTCCATCTGGTGGCGGTGGCGGTGGCGCTGGTGGTGCAGTACAGGCAAACACTACAGCTTTAACCTCAAGCACTTCAGCAATACAGCAATTAACTACAGCTATAAATAATTTGGTTGGCGGTACTAAAACACAGCCTTTAGGAGCATTGCAAGGAATAAAATTTGCTAGAGGTGGAGATGTTCCTGGCACAGGCAATAGAGATACTGTTCCGGCAATGTTACAGCCAGGAGAGTTTGTAATTCGTAAAAGTGCTGTAGACGCATTCGGTAGAGATAATCTTGCTAGGATTAATAAGTATAACAATGGAGGACCTGCTAAAAGGGCCGGTATTTCAGAAGTCAAAAGAATTACTAAAGTTTTAGATGGAGACACCTTCGATGCTGAAGTTGTACCAACTCGTGAGTCTTTTACCGCTAGATTTAGACCAGAGGGATATGATGCTTATGAAACTAGTGGTATCAGTAGGGTCGCACAAGATAGGCTAGAAAGACTAAGAGAGCTTAATAGAAATAATGCACAAATAAGTGCAGCGTTACGAAATCCCAAAATCAGTGGCACTGACCCAGGTATTGAAATACCAGAAAATACCTTAATAGAACAGAATAGAACCGCTTTGGATGCAGCAAAGAGTGGGACAAAACAGTACGCTGCATATCTTGAGAAGAACAAAGATATTCTTGCAGATCAGATACTTAGAGAAGATGGTGGTTTTGGTAGATATCTTATTGATCATGGCGGTGTTCCTATTGGGCCAAGAAATGTAACTGGTAGATTTAGTAAGTTTGCTACTGGCGGAGCAGTTTCAGATACTGTTCCTGCTATGCTTACTCCCGGCGAGTATGTAATAAACAAGAAGTCTGCCCAAGCATTTGGTTATGGTAATCTCAAGAAGATTAATGGTTATGCTCAGGGTGGTGTTGTTAAAAATGGAGTTCAGCATTTTAGTAATGGAGGTATGGCTGATAGACTTAGTGAAGCATTTTCTGATCAAAATATAGCCAAACAGCTTAAAGCTACCTCTATACAAGTAAGAAGATTTGGTTTAACTTTACAAAGAGGAGCATCTAAAGCTAGTAAAAAAGTATCTGATAACTTTAGGGTTGCTAGTATACAAACTCAAAGATTCGGTCTTCGCATTGATGAAGCAAGTAAGTTTACAGGGAGTTTTGTTGGTACTTTTAGTGCTGGTCTTGCTGCTTTGACTCCGCAAATAGATAGCATGGTAGCTAGTTTTGATCAGCTAAACGGTACAACCTTAGCAACTAGCGAAGAGTTTATGGGCTTTCGAAAAGGCTTGGAAGGAGCTACATCAAAAGGTTTAAGTGCTTCTATTGCAGCCCAGCAAGCTGGTTTTGGACGAAAGAGCACTGCACTAATCGCTGGTGGAGCCGCTGTATCTGGCGCAGTGTCAGGATTTATTGCAGGAGGATCACAAGCACGAGAAAGAGAGTTTAGGGCAGAGGGTGGCAAAGCTGATGTTAGACGTTCACAGGCTCGTGAAGATTTTAATTCAGCTGGTACAGAGAAGCAGCAATTACAAGCATTAGCAGATTTTACGGATGCGACTGTAGATTATAACGCTAGTATAGCAGCGGCAAATAAAGAATACATGAGCGAGACTGCTAGGCTTGGTAGAGCTATTGGATCGGTTACTGATGGTATTCTTGGCGGACTAATGTTACTTGGTGGTATCAGGGGTGCTAGGGGTGCTATGGGGAGATCTGCAGGTGGTCCTGTTTATGCTAGTAAGGGACAGTATGTTAATTATGAGCCTAAAGGTACAGATACCGTACCGGCTATGCTGAGTCCTGGTGAATTTGTTGTTAATGCTAGATCTACTAAACAAAACAAAGGATTGCTAGAAGCTATTAATAAAAGTAAAGGCGGTACGATAAGAAGCCCAGTTTACTTGCGTAATGGTGGGATGTCTTACGACGAGGCTAGAAAACTAGGATATAGTCATAGTGAAGCTTATGCTATGAATAAGAAGAACATAGAGAGCTCAGGCTCCAAAAATGCTGGTTTCTTTGGTGGGATAGGTTATCTGGGGCAGCTGAGTCAGTTTTATAATCCTTTTGATAATACTAAAAGAGAAGGTAATGATTCTTTAGGTGAAGGAATTAGAAATACTGGTAGAGGATCAATGGCTATAGCAGCTGCGGCAGGTACAGCCGCTGGTGGTCTAGCTCTGGCTCCTGGTCTTGCTGCTGGGGTTGGTGGTACTGGGGCTCTTGGTACTGCTTCCAACGTAGGTTTCGGCGCAATGGATGCTGCGGACTTTGCTGCAGATCCTTCACTTGCTACTGGAGCAATGTTAGCTACTAATTTTATACCTGGATCTGGTTTCATTAAAGGTGGTGCTAGAGGGGTAAAGGCTGCAAAGGGAGCAACTCAAGTCGCTAAGACAGCGAAGGCTTCAAAGACAGCATCAAAAGCTAGTAAGAAAGGTGGTGGGTTCTTTAGTAGACTGTTTGGTGGTGGTAAAAAAGCGACACCAGGTGCAGTAACTCCTCCACAGACACCTTTGCGTCGAACACCAGGAGCGTCTCCCGTAACTCCAGGGGCAGGCAAGCCTAGCAGCTCCCTGCGGCGAGACTTTATCGGACCTCCTGCTCCACCTCCTAAAGTCCCCAAAGCAACATCAGTAACTGGTAAAACCAGCAGAACACGAACAGGAATGAGAAGACGTGGATTTGGTAGAACCGGTAAGTTTGGAAGGGCAATGAATATGGCAGGCAATGCTGCTTCGCTAGGGATGTTTGCGCTTGGTGCTGCTGGTGGCATAAGTGAAGGCGTAAGTCAATATATGGGAACAGATGCTGAATCAGCCGCTAGAATGCAACAAGCTAGTCTTGACAGATTTGCAGGAACTAAAGAAGGAGCCATAAAGAGAGGTCAGATAGGTAGGTTAGATAGTCCTGTAAATCAAAGAGTGTTAGAAAACTTCGACAGAGTTAGAGCTGGCGGCGGAAGCGCAGAATTTCAAAGAAGACAATTAGGACAATCTGATGTTAATGATTTAACAACAGGAGGTTTATTAAGTGAACAGCGTAGACAAGAAAGTATAAGACAAGCAACCAGTAAGATCGGTGCCGAGGGTGGCAGTTCTATCAATATTGCAGCAGACGAAACAGCACAAGAATTCATGGCCAGTGATAGGTATGCTGCCTTAAAGGACGATGAGAAAAAAGCTATTGAAAAGGCCATAGTCGCTGGAGAGAGACAATTAACCAACGATGCTTATAGGGCTGCTAGAGCAAAAGAACTAGAGCGTGCAGGCATCTCTGCTGCAGATGCTCAGAAACAGATAACTAAAGAATTACATGAGAATACTGATGTCAATGGTAATCTGACAGGAGCTGTAGCCAGGCGAGCAGAATTAGAAAGAGGTATAGCTGAAGAGACAGCCTCCAAAGCACTTAAGGCTGCTATGGAGCAGAAGAAATTTACCAGACAGACAGCAGATCTTACTGCAATTATGACACGAGCTAGTGCTAGTTTTAAACGGCTAAGTAGCGAAATGGATGTTGTTGTTGCGTCTACTAATTCTATGGTGGGTGCAATAGGAGGTCAAGCGACCGCTGCTTCTGGTGTTCGTGGTAGTGCGGCTGTTAGAGATGCAGAAGTTCTTAAAAATCCTACAGCTTTCTCTACATCGGAACTTGATGCTACATTAGCTAGAGCCGTAACAGGCTTAGGGGGTAGTGAGCCAATACAACAAGCTGCAGATTTGACAAGAGCCCAAGCTGGATTCGACAAACTTAAACCTACCATTGAGGCAGCGTTAAAGGGAGAAGGCGGATCAAGTTTAGATCGTACCGATATTGTAGATATGCTGGAAAAAGGATTTAAAGATTTAAAAATAGAAGCTCCTGATGGATTTCTTGATGCTGCGGCAGAATCTTTGCAAGGAGGCGAAGGTGCAGGAAAAACTTTAAGCATGATGTTGACAAAGTCTAAACAAGCCAACGAACTTCTTGCACAATATGCTGATCTTGCTGCTAAAGGTTTACAGCAACTAGCTGGTCAATCTGATTTACTTAGTGCTAGTTTGTCTAGAGTTAAAACTTTGCGTGGTGAAAAAGCTGCAATCGATGCTGAGGGTAACGTTAATTTGAAAGAAGCTTTAGGGTTTGATCCTTCTAAAGGTGAGTTAACGGCTGGTAGAGATGCCAGAATTGGTGCTTTAACTGGCGGAACCACAGATCCTAATGCTATATTTAATCAAATGCAATCGGATTTAGATACTCGTAAAACTTTAGAGGGAGGCGGCACAGTAAATATTGGTGGCGAAGAGATGGACCAACAAGCTGCATTAGCTAGTGGAGAAATGGCTAAGTTAAATAGTAGTATTAATGATTCTAGAAAAGCTCTTGAGATGTTGGCCAACGACACTACGGCTGCAGATGCCGCGTTGCAAAAAATTGCTGATAGAGATTCTCAGTTAAGAGAACAGTCTTCTACGGCATTAGACATGGTCGCTGATCCTAGCAAAGCCCTAGATTTTATTGGTCAAAGTCAATCGTTAAGCAGGGTGTTGAGTGGTCAGGGTGGTTTCCAAGATGTTGGGGCTGGCAAGGCTGCTTTAGGCCAATTAGAAGGCATGATTCCTCCAGAGATGTTTGCTAAATTACAAGAAAAATTCTTTAAGGGAGCAGGTCAAGGTACTGGGTTGGGGGGTGCCTTGCAACCATTTGCTGCTGGTGCTGCCAGTGGTATTGATGGCAAAAAAGATGATCCTGTTATGGCTCGTGAAATTGCGGCTTTTGAAGAAGCTAACAAGATAAGAAAAGAAGCAACAGACAAACTAATCGCACTTGAGCTACAAGCTGGTGAAGCTATTCAGGGTAGTCTTACTACTTTAAATGATCAAATCACTAATCAGCTTGCTCCCATAATAGATCAAATCAATACCGAACTTACCACTTTCAAAAATAATGTTGCTGCTGCTAATGGTGGCGGTGCTGGTGGGGCCGGTGGGGCCGGTGGAGCTGGAGCTGGTGCTCCTCCTCCTCCTGAGGGTGGTGTAGCTGGTGCTGCTCCTGCTAACAATCCTTTGGCGGGCATACAGGCTCCAAATATTTCGAAGGAAGGCAGAGAAAACCTTGGTTATAAAGATTCTATGGCTGATGATATGGCGGCTCGTGGTGGAGGATCTGCAAACAACACCATGCAACTACAAGCACCATCAGAGCCAATGCAAGTATCCATAAGTCTAGACGCAGGATCACAAGCAGCTTTAGGTGCAGCTGGAACAGAAGAGATCAAGAAAGCCATGTCTAGGATAGGTGACTTAATATACGAAAAAACAAATAGCAGTATAGATATTAGAGGGGGATTGGCTTAATGTCAAATTATTTTGAAAATACTAAAAGTAGTACTGAATATCATGTTATGACAGAAGAGGTTACTGCATCTGGCACTACGGTGACATTGGGCAGCATTGGCAAATTAGAGCCTGTTCCTTTTGTTTCTATATCTCTAGAAAAATATACAGTAGGAGACAAAACTCTTGGGGGTGTGTTAAATCTATCTTTAGAAGGTGTTTTCTATGGACAAAACTTTGATGATACAGCTTCTCAGTTGAAATCAAAAATAGACACCTTAGCAGATCAACATAGCTGCATGACAGGGATTAATATCAAATGTGGCGATACAACAATTATCTCAAGCGGAATAGGGTATATAAGAAGTTATGCTTTTCCTCAAGGTCCGCAAAAAAATTGGATGAATATAATTCCTTATAATATAGATGTTGTTATCACTCATCAAGGTACTGATCCTGTAGTGAAACCAGACGGGCAATTAAAACTTAAATATGATATAGATAACAATACAGCCATAAGAAGTATTAGAGAAAGTGTAAGTTGGTCATTAAATGAAAATACCCTTCAGATGTATAATCCAGATCCTAGTAAATATGACACGTATGTGTCAGCATATACTAATGAGCATATAGTTGTTCAATATTCTTTAGATATACAGGGTTTTGGTGTTTGTGGAACTGGCTGTCATGATATTGCCGTTTTGAATGCGTTAGATTCCGCAAAACATGTTGCTGACTATAGAATACACAATATGCAAAACTTAAATACGTCGTCTTTTAGTTGCGATAGCTCAGGATTATTACCAAACAATTATGATACCACTATTAGATATGATCATACAAGAGACATTAGCGTTAATGAACTAGAGGGCAGTTTAAGTGTTAAGGGGCAATATATCGTTAGACCTAGTGGCGCAAAGAAAGACACGCTAATGACAATGGAATCTTCTGCTGATTCTAGTTTAGATAGTGGAGAAAAAACAGTCACTCTTACTGGCAGTATTAGAGGTCTTGTTCAGAATGAGTATACAACATCTGGCGATGGCAATGGTAATCACTACAGCCCTAAGGATAGTGAAACTCTTATAGATAAAAAATCAACCGCTATGGATGCTGCTGAACTAGAAATGCAGAATATCATGGTTAGTGGTACCGGTATAATTAAGGAAATAGCTAAACATAATCAGTTGTTAAAATTTAATGCTGCCGTAGGAGATAATACTGGTAAAACACTAGCAAACATTTCTAGTACCAACGCTAATACTTGGCAAGCCGGAGATTCAGATAATACTGAATTTAGACTATTGGGCAAAAGTATTAAAAGAAATTATCCTAATAGTACAATTGATTTTACTTTAACTTATTCTAATAAAAGCAGACATAAAATAGCTAATGCTTTATGGGCAGAGATTAGTATAGATCACGAAATGCCTTCTAGAAGATTAGTTGAACATGTAATCCCTGGTAGAGGGTATCCTTTAATGCAAGATATATTGTGTGATACACAAGATGTGTTTACTATAAATGTAACTGCACAATTTGAGCCAAACAGTAATATTAAAAACATTATTAATGCAGCTCGTGAAGAGATATTGGTTTTAGTATATAATACTGCTGTTAGTTTAGGTATAGGTGGATACATTCGCACAGGAGATAGTGAAAATATAGCAAACAATGGTAGTTATAAAAGAAGTATAAAACTAACCAGCCCAACGTGTAACAATATAACAACCAGTAATACTACTTTGGATTACTTAGAGATGCCAGGTGATACATTCACTAATGCTGCACAATTAGATCTTACCACATTGAATCCAGAAGCTTTTGTGCAAGATGACTTTGAGACTGAACGGGGTATTATTCCAGCATCAATACCAGAGTTTGACAAAACAAGAGATAAGCCAGAATAATAAGGAAATTATATGTTTAGGATTTACTACAATACAAAAGTAAGAAATTTTAATAAAGTATTACACAAGCCTAAGGTGTTACATAAGGCTTACAACTATATTTATTGTAGAGATATTGATCTAAATACTATACAGCCGGGACAAACTTTTAATATAGGTAATTTAGAGCAAACTATTTTAGAAAAAGATAGTGATGGTTTCTTTGTAGCTCCTGGATTACATATGCCAAATCCTTTATCAAAAGCAGACTTTGTGATTAACTTATTTGGAAATCAACACAATATGTCTTTTAATGCTTTTTCTTCTTATAACTCTATGCTCGTTGGTTCTTTGATTTATCCTAGTTTTTATTCACATATAAACGTTGGAGATGAAGCCAGAGCAATAGACATACATGACAATATAGTATATATACAAAATTTAGAAATAACTAGTTTAGAAAATGTAGAAAGTGTTTATTTAAATGACACCATGACTACTGTAGCAAAATTTAATAAAAATTTAGAGTTGTGCGATTGGCTCAACAAAGCCTCCAACTTATCAATATATTCTTTAACTACTGTCTTAAAAAATTTAGATATGAATGTTTATTTTAGGTGTTATGGTGGATCACCTAAGTCCAATTTTGTAGATAATCCAATGCCGCAGTATAAACTAGAAATTACTGACTTGGATACAGAAGAGACTGTGACAAAATATATTTATCAGTTTCATAGTGAGACTATTAGTGCAAAACATAGATATAAACTTATGGTTAAAGACGAGTTAAATAACATTCCTGTATTGGTTAATGATAGTAGTACTGATGGCAATATATATGTTGATTTTTCTAATATGGATAATTTTACTATGATGTCTCAAAAAACTACTACATCTAGAAAAACACTTGCAGAAATAGCAGAACCTTTGTTCCAAAGAAGAGTAAAATAATGCCTATTAATGATCAATACGACAATAATTTACACATACAATCTCCTGGTAAATTTAATCAGGCAAGTAGCACAAACCCTATAACTTACCAGAGGTTCTTAAATTGTGATGTTAAGGGTTTTAATTTGAACTTAGGTTTTGGTGGTGCTGAAACTACTATGACTATGGATCTAGTAGAGTCTTTAGTAGGAAATCCGCCAGCTCATAAAGCGAATGAGACTTTAGCGACTTTTAGAGATCGGTGCAATACCAATCCTCCTGATTCAGATTGCAATCAACTTCGTTACAGTGGGGAGTTAGGTAGAGTATATACATTTATAGCAACAAATGTGGATGATGATGAAGTCTTTGAATTTTCAGGAATACTGTCTGACCACGATATAAAAATAGATAGTAATGGTCGAACTATAACCATACGGCTGACCGATGGTCGTGTTGCGTTAGAAAATGTTCAATTAGTTATAGGAAATAATTATTCTAGAAACTATACTTATAATTCTGCTGGAGAAAGTGTTAATGTTTTAAATATTTTATATGAAACTGAAAAAGGTGTTAGTCATAGTTTTGATAATCTAGGCTTCGACCTTCCGACAGACCCATCAAATCCATTAGCTACATATAGTAAGTGTGATTATTTTATGGATAGTGGATATGACGATGACGGCATACCTGTGACATATGTATTAGGTCAATTTATGTCTAGCGATAGATATATGTCCTTACCTCTTAGCGATCAAACGATAAGGATTAATTTAGATAACATATATAATACAGCATTAAACAGAGTTAGTTACATGCGTATTAATGATACTAGCATTAGTTTAATGGATTTATTGCAGCAGGTTTGTGAAGAAGCGGCTGGAGAACTAGTTATAAATACAGAGAGTACAGCAACAGGATATGAAATAGTTGCTTCATTTATTGACAGAAGTGTACCTATACCATCTGATGGATATGCTTTAGGAGCATATGTACAAAGCAAATTTCCTGTTTATAAATCTTTAAGCTACGGCCAAGAATCATCTTACGAAACTACGCAAAATCTTGTCTTTGGATCTAAGATGAGATATTTTGTAGAAGTCCAAAGACAAAAAATGCATAGTATACCCACTAAAGATGCTGGTGCGATTATTAATAATCCTCTAGATGTCGTGGTGCCTGATATGTCTAGCGATGCTACAGCAGATCACGACAAAGTAAAATCACAAGATCTTAGTGAGCCTCCAGAAGAGAGTTGCTATGATCCGGATGATTTTACTCCACCCAACGGAACATTTTGTAATATTCCTACTGGCGGTGGCCGAATTGCTATGGTTTTGGGAGAAAAACTTAATGGAGCATTAACAGATCAAGGTATACCTGCTTATACTTTATACTTAAGTAATCTTTGTGGAGATTATATGGGTATAACTTATGATCTTACAGAGATATGTAGTATTTTAGGTGTTGCAGATCAAGGGTCTGCATTATTGACAGAAGAAGAATTGCTGTTTAGCCAAACATACGAATCATATATTAATTGGGCTACTATGCATCCTAATAGTATTGGTTCTAAAATGGGAGCTGTGATTTTTGGAGATCTTTGGGGCAATTTCCAAGAATATTCATTAAAGATTTTTGCAGACATTGTGGAGAATGGTAGTTTCGACAGCTTCAAAGACCCTGCATTAGCTTTTCCTGATGTTGAAGTTAGTAAAAAACTTTTTGAGGTTGTTCATGCTTATGTAAAAAATATATATGATACATATTATGGTAAAGAATATGTAGCTTTATTAGACACTAGAACAAATCAAACTCTTCCAAAAAATAATTTTCAGGTTTGTATAGGTAAAAGTTTTAACACATGGACCAATCAATCTCAGGGAGATATCGCATTTCCTCAAGCTAATGCTAACGTAACAATACCTAATAATGATCCATTGTTGTTTATACAACAGGGAGTTTTGCAAAATGTTATCAAAACAGCAGGTAAAGGATATTTAAGTACTAGCGAGACCGTATGTAATGGAGCTTGGTTTGGTGGTACTTCTTCTAGCGAAAGAGGAGCAACTAAGATTCTCAGTGATGAGCTGGGTAATGGTGGTTTAGGTACAGAAGACGGGTTGGCTAGATTTTTAAACGACGACAACACGATAGGTTCTTTTGTAAAATACGGTCCTGTAGATAGTATTTGTAAAAGGATAGGTGGGACCACTTTTGTGTTTCGTGTAGACTTGAGTGCTTTAAATCCTAGTGATTTTGTTGTTAGGACAGAAATAGTAGGCACTAAGCCAACAGCTATGTTATATCTCAGGGCTAGTGTAAGTGAAGAGATGTATTTTGGTAAAATATCACTTACTAATAGTATTGACGTTTATACTGGCTTGGGTGAGCTTCAAGATGATTATACATGGGTTAGATTTAGTATACCTAGAGTAAAACTTATTCCGACAGTAGGACAAGAAGGAGCTGTTGGTAGGGCCGCCAGTAGGATGGCGCTAATTGCTTTACAAGTTATGACAGATATGGGCTCTCTGTCTGGTATAATTGAAGGAGATTTTACTTTAAGAGATGCCATTGCAGACAAATTAGCTGGTGGAGGAATCAATCCTGGTGTTTTTGATGGGATAGCTGCAAACTTAGCTGTAACAAATTTAGCAAAAATGTCCATACCGGCTATTGTTCCAGAGGCAGTTGCTATTCCTTTGCAGAGTGAAATCAGAACCTATGGCCCATGGAAAGGTGTTAGCAATCCTAGTGGCGGAATGAATGTAGTTGAAATGGATTTAGCTCCGTGGCAATTTGGTTTCGGTCCTAATGCTCCTGCAGATAGCTACAATAGATTGGAGGCTATTGGGTCATCTCATGCTCAAAATGGAACCTTCGGTCGTCTGTATCAAGAAAAAGCTAGCATTTCCTTAGCTGGAATTCCTGAGATAAATATTGGTGTTCCGGCGAGTCAACTTAATCAAGATGGTACTACGACCGGTGATCCATACAATCTTCTTACTGACATTAGTTTTGGCTTCGGTGCTGATGGAGCTAGGACCACAATGACATATCAAACATATAGTCCTAAATTTGGTAATGCTCCTAAATATTTAGAAGATACAGCCAAAAACACAATAGGACAGAAACTTGAATATATGAAACAGTTTAGGACTGAACGCATCAAAAATGCTGCTGCTGGCTTAAAACTAAAAGAAGATTTAACCAAGGTTCTTGTTGGTCGTAATATTGGTGGAGGTGGTGGAGGTGCAGGTGTAGAAAATAGTCAGGACAACAGTAGTTATGGGCATACCCCCACTAAGTTTTTGATGTGTGGATATTTGAACAAAAATAAGACTAACGATTTAGTTAATTCTGATGATGGTAGAGATGATGACAGTCCTACTATCATAACACACAATTTCACGGACAGCTGTGAAGAAATAGATGAAAATCCTTTTGGTTACACAGACACTGGAGCATCGACTAATGAGGGGAATGTTTGTAACAGATATACTTCTGCAGAGATACACCCATCCTACCATTTTGATAGTTATCAAAAAGAATACTATAAAAATTTAAGTATGATGAGTATGGATGGAATATATTTACCTATATCTATAGAGGGTGGTCCAAATAATAATTTAGCTAGATATACTTCTTATTCTACTCCGGCTGGTCTACCAAAAGGACGACCTATTACTATGATGCCTCCAGTAAACATTATTAGTAGTGCTGGAGGAGGAGCAGCATTAGATTTAGTTATAGATCAAAAATATACGAACCCTATTTGCAGTAAAGCTATTTTAAGCACTTGGGATGATAGAAATTGTGATAGTGATCAAGGTTTTGTCATTATGAATGTGGCGCACGGCAGCGGTGCTGACGATAACTTTAATTTTGATACTGTTGGACAAAGCGGAACATCAGGTCCTTTAAAAGATAGACAGCAGGAAACAGATTTTAGATTTACCGCTATGAGAGGTCCGTTGGTTTTACAGGCTTGGGGTTATGATATTAATGGCAAACCTATTCCTAACGCTAACGATTCAGCGACTGCTGCTGAGTCAGGTACATTTAGAAATAATAATTTAGAAGATAAGTTTTTGAAAAATTGGTTGAGTAATCCTAAAACCTGGCCTGCTGGCCCTATCGATCTTCGATGGGATAGACATAGAGGTATGTGGGTATCTCCACCATCTAGTAAAATTATTGTAGGTAGACTAACATCTTCCTTGTCCGCTTTTGGATCAGCAACTGCAGAATTGTTAAACCCAAGTGCTGGTGGGGTAGACTTTTACGAAGATTACGATTTCCATGGTGCTGACGGCACTACTCTTACTGCTAATGTTAGAAATTTAAATGTAACGGTTCATGATTATATTGGTTCTAGCATTTCTAAATGTGCCATTGTTTTATTGTATTATGCTGATGGCAAATATATGGTGATAGAAGAAGGCGGTAGTAGAAGTTTACAAAGAGCAAGGATTAGTAGTGATCAAACTTTGAGTTGCAATGGTCAATGTCAAGCAGAATTGTTTTCGGTGGGTGTAGGAGGAGGAATAACATATGGTGATATTGGTGGTATTACAGTGTCGGATACTATGGGTATTGTTTCACAAACACTTGCTGGTTTAACGAGAGTTTGGGTGTATAAACCTTCAGATGCAGCTAATTATGAAGTAGTATACATAGGTACTAGAACTGACGCAGATTGTGGTAGTTGTGGAGGTTTTGGAGTTTATCAGGTTGCTGGAGTAGACTTTAATAGATTGCCAACAGTTGCTTCTGTGGGCAAAGTTGTAACGGTAACAGATGGTGGGTGTTTAGCTTTAGTGGACACAAAGAGTTGTGATGGAACTGCATAGTGAATCATTTAAATTATTTACAAGAACTTTCATACCTAATAAATAAACCTGGTATTAGTGGGATACCTAAAGCTAGGGTTATGATTGCGTTGTATGGACTAACAGATCACTTGCTAAATAGTGCTAGCTATAGTTCAGGAGAATTGGCTAATGAATTGCACTTAATGGGCGATTTGGGCATTTCTGTTTTAGATGAATACTCTGATTATTTTTATAATAAAAGAAAAAGCAATGACATTATTACAGATTCTATTAAAGACCTTAATAAATTATATAAAGCGAATAAAGAACGTACTATTGCTGCTGCTAACAATAAAAAATTATACAATTCAATTCTAAATATTGACGAAAAAGATATTGATGAAATAGATGTGGTTTATAGTACAGCATCTTACGGAGATGGAGATCCTACTGACTGTTGCAATCAATCTGGCATTGTGCCTTGCGACGAACCCTTCACTACTTATGTTAAATATAGTGGAGAGAGCTTTGTGTTTAATACTCCCTTGATGGAATCTGGTGTGTTTGAACCTGGGGTTAATGTTGAGATTATTAAAGGCAGAAATAATATATTTGATATATACACAGTGGTTAGTGGTTTGGGTGTTGATGGCAGTGGCACTGTAGATCATCCTTTCAGTATAATTAATTTTCAAACAATAGATTGCTCTAATGATTTATTAGATCCTACTATTAACACAAATGGTTTGTATACATCTGATGGGCTAATAATAATTACTCCTAATTTAGACTCTCAATTGACGCAACTAAAATATACTTGTCATGATGGTGAAGAAGCTTTGAAGAGTGGAGATACTGAAACACATATTCATGGCACTGGCGAGAACATTAATGTAAGACATGAGAGAGGTAAGATAAAAGTATCGGATCCTTTTACAGCACATGTATTGCCTGTTAGACCTGAGTATATAATACAGTCTGGCACTCATGACCATATTCCCAGTAAGTTTTGGGATTTTGATGAAGATATTCCATGTAAGTATGGTGGCTTGTCAAAAATAAAAGCTTTTACTAATAAGAAAGCTCATTGTTTTGATCAAAATAATTTTGTTTATGAGGTTGAAGGATGGCTTGGAGCACAGCAGTTTTATCCTGATTTACCTGATACTGTATCAATTCTTGATTTTAGAGAGGGTTTATTATATCCTACCTCTAACACCAGCCAGATTATGGGAGGTCAACCTAATAAATTTTTACATAGCTCTAATTTACAAGATTTTGATGACAAGTTTATTCTTAATATTGGGCAAAATATTGATCCAGACTTACGAATATATGACAGTAGAGGAGATGTCGATCATACAATATTAAGTACTAGATGGCCAGCAGAAAGAGTCAATTTAAGAATACGCCCTAACTACTTGACATTACCTGATGTGCAATGTCCGGCTACTGAAGAGGAACTACAAAAAGAAGTATATGTAGTTGATGATTATGGTTCTCCATTATGTTATCCTACTGGGTTTACTAGTTTTAGGAATATTAGTTTAGTAGACGTTAGAACAAATGCTTACATTGTAGAAAATACAACTCAAGCAGATAATTTTTCTGCATATACATCTATGTATAGCAAAACACTCACTCCTTTAGATGGTATATATTTAGACGAAAATTATAATCCTATCTTGGTCAATGAGAATGGTGGTATATTTGGACGTGGGAATATTACGGCCAGAGCACGAGCAGGTTTAAAAACTTACGAATTTTATTATGCAAATTTCATAGTAGAGAATAGAGAGTGGGACGCTAATGCTGGGCATGCATATTTACAAACAAATATATCTGTTAACGCTAATGCTGGTAATTTCTTTATAACGGATGTTGCTGAAATTAGTAGAAATGACTATGAGATTGGATCGGTGGATTGGTACATGGGTTCTGCTATACCTGCTGGCGGAAGTAATGTTTTTGAAGCTAGGGGTGGGATTAGTATTTTTAACCCTTTTAAACGCAGATGTCCAGGAAACGAAGACACTCCAGAGGGTAGGGCTGCTATTGCTGAGTGTTACCGACGAATAGTTGAGATTCCTGGATATGAACTGTGTAATGGTGATAGTGATCCAGGTTTTGTACAAAATGATATAATGACTTTTTTGCCCTATGATCTTAATTTGCCTCCTGGAACTAAACTTAGTGACTTTATTCAACCTGGATACTTAGTAGAAGGACCTTATGTTTTGCCAGGTACTTATGTTGTGTCTGTAAGTGAGTGTGAATGTACTAGCTACTACGGTTATAATTATGGGGATTGTCTAGATTGCTGTGGGCCTGTTGTAACTTTGAGTAGGGGTTTTATTTTTAGCGATTATTCATCTACTTCTCAATTTCCAGACACCAATTATTTTCCTTATAGATTTAGAGATCCTGCTGGCTTAACAACACAATCTGTAAATATAAACTATTTTGTTAGATCGAATAAAGCTGTATTATATAATTATGCTGTGTATGTAACTAGTCCTCCTCCTCCAGGGCCAGTGACAGTTTTTACTGCTTTTGAATATTTTGAAGTATGGCTGTCATTATTTAGTTCTCCTCAACCAATTATATATCCTAAATACAAATTGCCGTCTCTTATTCCTACTCAAAGTTATGGTAAAGATAATTTTACTTTTAGTAATTGGAACGTATGCTATAGACCAGTTTCATTGTCGGCTTATGAGTCAAAAGTTAGTCAACCTGGTGCTGGTGTTTCGTCTAGCACTTATCTAGCTTATTATGGTTATAGCAGACTTGGTTGTCAAGGATTATTGCCTTTTTATGATTTAACAGCAATAGATGGAGGGCTTTGTCCTGATGAGCTAGATCCTTATTGCGTGTTGTGTGCAAGTGGGGGTGGTCACAACAATCCTTATAATATTGCTCCTTGTTTAGCTGAAGATGTATTAGATTATGAAAATAATTCTTTTTATAACCTACCCGTTGTAGAATCACAACAGGTCACAGGATCGGTTTATGACGGCCATACAGTACAGGTTTTAGGCTTTATTGTAATAGTAGAATTAAATTTTGCTCCAGGTTTTGGGCTTAGTGGAAATGTTACTGTAACAGGGAATCCTTCTGTACAGGTAAATTTATTTCCTGGTGGAGATACAGTAACTGTTCCGTATACACCAGGAGAAAGCACTAGTCAACTTCTTAGATTTCAAATATCATTAACAGGTAGCGATTTGTATGATGGTGGGACAATAGTCGTTGATAGCAATGGTGAAATTGTTTTATCTGGTGGATCTATTTTAGACGAAACTGGATCTACCGTACTTCTTCAAGAGGGCACAATTATTGGTTCTAGATATGGTCCATCCTTTGATACTAGTGGAGATAGTACTGGTCATGAAGGTAACAGTATTTTCCCAGCAGGGAAAGTTTCAGATCCAATCAGAAGATTTCCAGAAAGCGATTTGGGCATTTCAGCAGGTGGAATTGGCGATGCTGTAGAACAACAATATTATGGTTATATAGATCCGGTATCAGACATTGTAAATAATCATAATAGAACACATAGACCTAAAGATGTAGGTGGTTATGATCTGCCTAATTTTAATACATTTTATACAGTACATCCTAAGTCTATAGAAATAAATGCTCCATCTTCTAGTGAATTATTTCGTGTTTATTCTTCTGATGGTTATGCTAGCTTCCTTGTTGGTATGATAGGTGAGGTTGGCTTGATAGAACATAAATATTATACGCCTCCCTGCAGATTGGGTGGTCCAGACGGGCCTTGGTCCGATCCAGTAACTCCTGAAGATTATGAAGAATTAGAAATATGTACTTCAGAAATAGTACCATTATCTTTAGGCACACTCCATTTTGAGACTAAATTAAATAATTTGCATATTAATGTATCACAAGACCATGATCCTCTTGGCAGTGGTTCTTATCCTGATTCTTGGACTAGAAAATATATGGAAAATCCTGTTAATTATACAGGAGCAGGCGTATTAGTGCCTCCTACTGGTTTTACTGTTATCAATAATGATTTAATTCTGCAACATAAGCCTTCATCTATGAGTTATGATGAAGCTGCTGGTAGTACTAATATGGGTCTGTTAAGCAACCAGCTAAGCTTTGAAGAAAATGCGGGTGAATATGTTGTTGATAAGAGAGTTAAACATAGTAATACTAATGTTCAAACAATATTAGGTGGAGATGGAGAAATTACTGATTGGTATTGTTATCAGTTGCCAGAAAAAATAATATCAGATGATGGTTGTGGCAATTCGTATTTTGGTCCTCTCTCATACGATAGATTGCTGTTAGATGATCCTTATGAGGATTACCTCAGCATCTATCAAGATAAATGCTGTAAGACTAGAGGTTGCAGCTGTGCAGACGGCGACTATAATGCTTTTGGTATACATGACATAAGTACGGTTAATGGAGTAGGCGGTAGACCCGGTGATGAGTCAACACAAGCACTCTTACATTTTAAGGTATTAGAACGTTTTTGTTACGAGTCTAAAACACAATGGGATTACAATGTTTTTATAAACGGGCCAGCGATTGATGATAGAAGGAGGCGTGATGGGACTTTAATTGCTCCCCCCGGCAATACGTTCTATGATATGGGTTACCTTATAGACCAATCAAATGCATTTCAAGTTTTTCCAGTATCTGGTGAAAGCTGTTGTGAGTTTCCAGCATCTACTCCTTGCCCTATTATGCAAACTTATATAGACATAGGGAGTACTCTATATAATAGTCTTCCAGGTTGTATAAATGCTTATGAGGCTTTGGACGGAAGGCATGTAACGTACAATTTAACTGTTCCAGGAAACCCCGACGGAATCGGAAGTACAGGAAAATCGCAAGGCACTTCAGGTCAGACGGGTCATCTGCAATATTACTTTGATAAAGATATTGATGGATATGGTTCAACGTTATATTTAAGAGCAGGGTATGGTATTGTATATCAGTTTCCAGAAATTTATGATACTAGTATTGGTGACTCCGTCCCAGGGGAATGGTACGTTGCCGATACCTGTGAGTCTGGTATAGTTCCTGGTCCTGGAGTTCCTGGTTCAAGCGGTCCATATCCGAGGTTGGAGATACCATATGATACTTACGATGTTTTTCAATACACACCATGGTTAGCCGTAGACTGTGATAGTGTAGACTCAAAAAGCAATCAATTTGTACTGGAAGCGCCTGATGGTGCTTGGACTGTTACTGTTAATATAGGTGGAGATTGCAAGGTGGGTTTTTTAAATAGTATGGCAAATTGTCTAATGGGAGATAAAAACATATATCCATGAAAATTAAAAATAAAAAAGCAAAAATATTAGTTTTAGTATTACAGGCACTAGGTTGTCGTGTAACTTTTACAGATGAAGATGCGACATTTAGTCCTATTGGTGTTGTTAACGAGAAATTAAAAGAAGAGATATTAGAACATAAGACTGAGATACAAGAAGAACTAGGTTCAGATATTAGACTTATGTCTATATCAGGTAGTAAAAATTGTGTAGGTCATGAATTACAATTGTTAATAAACAAATATTATCCAGATATATCCTGTGAAAGCATTCAGTCTAAATTAGATGAATATGATGCAAGAGGTTGCTTATGGTGTGAAACTAACAAAAGTATTGTTATTAGAGAAGTACAGCAATTTGCTCGCAAGCACGATATACAATCAACTTACGAGCAGATTAGAACTGTAGTAAAAAAGGCTATATCAAACGCTAAGAAAACGATTATTTCTTAGGAGGTTTATATTTGTACCAGCCTCTATTTTCGAGCCAGTTACCTTCAGCATCTTTACGCTTAGGAAATAGTGTACCACCCTTTTTATGTTGTCCGAAGCCAAGAACAGCTCCACAGTCCATACAGCGCAGTTCGTAATATTCGTTGTCGTCTACAACTCTAACCACAAACCTAATGTTTTCAGACCCACATACGCCACACTTAGCTTCTCCAAAAATTTCTTGGATATTTGCTATTTCTTTAAAAAGTTCTTTTTGACCAGCTCCGTCTAATTCAAACTCAAGCTTGTCTCCAACCTTATATTTAGCTTTCATCGCCACTCCTCTGTGTAACCTTTAATAAATTCAGGAACACTATCAGTATCTTGTTGATAACCAGATAGCTGTCTTATAATAGTCACACCTTCTCTATGAGTCAAATTTCTTATGTTATTATTATCTAATTCCATGTGCTCTGCTAAAGTTAAAGCATTAATATCTAGGCGTTTACATAATACATCCATAAAATTAATTTGAGTATCACTAATCTTATTAACATTATCACCATCAATGTCTGCCACTTCTTCTGCCAGTTCTTCAGCAGCTACAACCTTTCTAAGCCTAAGTCCTCTGCGTAATGCTCTACCTTCAGCCCTTGTTTCTGCTACGGCAACAGGGTGGTTACGAAAAATTTTATCACAATTGCCCCAAAATACGTCTGCTGCGCCATTAACGATCCTGGTTTTAATTTCTACTGGTGTCTTACTATCATTTAAAACATAGGTCAGAGAATGGACTACAGTGGCTCTATTGCCGTTTTCTGGGTCTGGAGACTGTGTTACTTCTGAAGTAGAGTTAATAACGGTGCAATCTAGAGCGATCTCAAAAATTCTACGCAAACCATCAGTAGTTGGATTGCCTTTAATCTTCTCATCATCTGATAATAATTCTAGTACATAATCAGTCCACCCTATATCATTAGGTGTTACTTGTTGTTGAGTTTCTGTTTTCTCTTCAGTTTGTTTTTTAACTCTTGGCATTATTCATCCTTTATAGTAAAAGTCTTGTCCTTGCTATTCTTTAAATCTTCTAATACTTTTTGCAGCTTATTGAAAATCAATTTTGCTCTTGTGGGAGTAAAATCTTTTTGTTGTTGAATTCTTATAAGCTTCATTCCTTTACCAATAATTAGTCCGGTCTTTTTCCTGTCGTATTGTTGATTTCTGGTGAGGGTTTCTTGGCCCCACACTGGCTCAAAATGAGAAGGTCCGTCAACCTCTATTGCTGTAGTAAGTTCTGGGAGATAAATGTCAATCTGCAGTTTGGTATTAGACAATACTTGCTCTTTATGAAACTCTACCCTATAGCCATTGTCAATAAGGTGTTTGAGTAAAAATTTTTCTAGTTTTGATCCTGTTTTACTACTTTCTCTTACTCCAGCTAGTGCTGAGTTTAATATATTAGCTTTCTTATTGTCTGACAGTTTGTCCCAAGATTGCTTGGCCTTTAGTTTTCTGTCTGCCAACTCTGCTTCACTAAGGCTGTTCCAAGAATGATGAATACCTAGACCTATTTTACTTTTCTCTTCTGCTGTTCTTTGCTTTCCTTTTGTAGGGTGTTTATGTACACCTTTCTTAAGAGCATTGCTTTGAGCCTGGCTTTTATCTCTAATAGGTATTTCAAACTTATTGGCATCTCTTCTTATTTTATTAGCATAAGTATTTAGCTGTTTCGCTATAGCTGCAAAACTCAATTTGTCTTTTGTGTATAGTTTTTCAATAACGTTTTTTTGTTCTGTTTCAGAGAGTTTACTATATTTGGGCATAATCTGCATATTCCTTTTGATTTAAAATGTCTACTAATAACTTAACGCTATCTTCTGTGCTGGTTAGCTTTAAAAACGGTTCTATGCTATAGTGAGATACATTGCTAGCATTATGTCTACAGGGCACATCTATACTTATAAATTTATTAGAAGGAAATATATGGGCTATATCATATACGGTATTGTCTGATAGCACCAGTTCTTTTGCAGCACACAGGTGCCATGCATGAAAATTAGGAATTCCTGGCTTTAATAATATTGATGTTGTATCATAGAATACTTTCGGCTCTGATACTAAATTGGCATTAATTAATGCTGTGTACATAGAAAAAATATTACATCTGTCGTGCAGTATTGTCGTATATACTGAAAGATTATACATAACTCTCCTTTTTTTTATTAATTTGATGATAGTCTTTCATGTTGTTGATCAATGAAACACTGTTGTTTATTTCTTGATAATAAAATGGCTCATATTTTGATAATGTATTAATTGTTTCAAATAAGTACTTGGATTGCCAGCTATCTTGCCATTGTTGTAAAAAATATCTTATATGATCACTTTGTAGTATATATATATTTGTAACTTTGTTCGGTAGCCCAAAAAATATATAATTAACCTTGTCATTATTGATAGTGGCCCCTAAGTTCGAATTAAATCTTTTATTAGAGCTTATAATAACTATAGATTTTTTAATTCTATATTTTATCTTTAACCAAAATGACTTACTTACTATACAGTTTGTATTAAAAACTATACACTTCGTATTGGTACAGCAACTTAATCCTTGTTTTAAGCTTTGTGTTTCATTAGAGTGAGTATATATTTCATGTTGTGTAAATTTTACTCTCTTGTACTTATCTATAAGTTTTTGCATTTTTTTACTCTCAAATCCACCAACGACTATAATTTCTGCAGTAGGAAACACCGATGTGATGTTGATAATATGTTTCTCTATTATGGTTTGTTTTTTGTTTGCAGCTAGTAAACCAACATTACCTATTGATTTCATTCCTTTGGTAGGTAAAGAACTTATTAATATAAATGATAGATTCATGCTGTCTTACTGCAAATAAAGAGGTATTCAAATACATTTACATATTTCTGTGTCATTATGATATAGTTATTATGTTCTAATATATCTTTAATGTTATTAGCAGTGTGTAAAAACAGTCTGCTTTTGTACAGAATGAGTTGGGCTATTTCTATTTTAATTTTATCAAATGTCATCGCAATTGCTAATTGTTTTAAATCAGGGGCTTGTATATGTAGCATTCCGTTTGGTTTTAATTTATTAAAGATCACCTGTAGCAATTCTGAATGCTGGTCTATAATAACAAAGTCTAAGCAGTCATGTAAATAGATATTATCTACAGAATTGTCTTCTATTTCCTTTACGTCTTGAAAGTATATATTCTGAGCGTTAGGTACTTCTATATTGTTTTTATGATATATGCTTATATTATTCATATTTATATATTAGTTTTCTGGTTGTGTCTATAAATTCTTGCCAAGTATTTTTATCAGAATTTTCGTTTAAAATTAATTCATGAATATCCCCCCAGGATTGTTTAATTTGTTTAGAAAACGCAATTTGTTTGACTATGGGGATATTGTTGATCTTTTCTTGAAATTTATTTGAATCTATCATATCAGATTTTGGTTCGTGGTCAATCAATATCAATGGGCATTGATGATATTTCGTAAGTTTAATAATTTTTTCTAAGTGTTTAGTCTTATCGTTTGATATAATTAACTCCGGAATAAAACTACCCAAATATATTTGGTCTAAAGCAAATAGACATACTCTTAGTGTTTTAAAAAACTCTTCAAACTCTCTGTTGTCACTAGGTATCCATAGTATATTATTTATGATGTTTGTTTCTCTTGCTAGTAAACTAGAAATCACAATATATACCTGCTGAAATTTGTGTTGTCAAAAATATTTATGTCAATCTTGCTTATCTTTTTTTGTTTTTCTGATGCAGATAAGGACACAGCTTTTCTCATTTGTGACTTAATAGATTGTATGTTTGGATTATTCCAAGTCTCATATATGTTAGATATATTATGTGTAGAATATTTACATGCAGATAATATATTCTCCCTATCACTATCTACTAGAAAACCGTTGTCTTTTGTTACATAAGAAGAGTTTGCTGTTCCATTTGTAACTATACATAGCTTTTTATGTATCAGGGCTTCTATGCACGAAGCTGTAGTATATGATCCTTTTGAAACGTCTATATAACAATCACAATTATTAAATAATTGATGCATTTTATGTTCTTCCACATCTCCCACAACCACTACAGGTTCGTTTACAGCCTCACTGCTTTTCTTGGTTATGCGATACGCATTATACATTAAATTTTTAATTTCTGTTTCATCATCCCCATTTGTTTTTATTATCAGTCTAGTATTATCCTCTTTGTCAAATTCCGTCATGTATGCTACTAGAAGAGATATTAGACTGTCTTTATCGTCACTAGATGACATTGTGTAGAAATTAAATTCTTTATCTGTATCTAATTTTTTTTGGGTTTTTATATTGATGTCAAAGGGTTCAGGCAATACTTTAATCATTTTGACTACTCCAGATTCTCTCAATGATTTTTCTGCAAAATAAGAGTTTACCCATACTTCGTCCATCATATTTATTTTTTCTATCCAGCCTGTATGCCTTAGGTTTCTAGAGATTATTTTTGGAACACATATATTGATACCAAATCTGGCATTGTATTCATAATAATCAGGCATGGTATCCTGTATTACTGCGTCGTAGTAATCACTTTTATTGAGTTCATTTTCTAGTATTTTACCTTGTATGCCAAATGTTTTTGTTTGTAAATACAAAGGCCTAACAGATAATTTTATATTTTTTACATGTTGTAATGCTGAAATATATCTTCTAGAAGAGTGCCCTAGAGCAGAATCCTCTCTATAATGACCTAGATATAAAATATTCACGAGTAATCTACTATATATTTAAGACCATCTGGAACTGGCGTTTTACCAGATCTGACTGATTCCCATAAGGTTTGATTATTCATGCTGTCTTCTAAAATCTTCATAGCTTGTTGAAAAGTAAACGGAGTAATATTTGTTCCATCTTGCTGATACCCTAAGTCTAAATTCCTAATTAATTGTTGAGCAGAAGCAGTTTTCATCATGTGTGGGTTTTTAATGATATTTTCTACTATAAATTGTATTATTCTTCTGTGACTACCTAAAGGAGGTACTTTAATGTCATGTCTAGTTATTCTTTCTGCTGTTTCCCACTTGCCTTGTAGTCCTGTAAGTTTTATATTGTCAAAAATATTTTCGAAAGATTTTGCTGTTTTGTCCCAGTCATATTCCTTGATGCTTTTTTCTCTAACGGATTCCGCTAGTTTCATGCGATCAATAAAACCCAGCCCATTTATTTCTTTGTATTTATCTATTAAAATATCACAACACTTTTTATCATCAGGATACACTCTGTCTGCACCTGTTTCTAATTCTCTAAAGCTACAGCTCAAAGGGACAATATCTGCACCTATAGCCCTACCTATCTCTGCCATAGCTCCATGGTCTATAGTAACTACAGGAACTCCGCATGCAGCTGCTTCTACAGGAGGAATACCAAACCCTTCGCAGATAGCATATTGTATATATACGTCAAAAGCATTAAATATATTAGCAAGCTCTGGTTCTGATATTCCGTTAGCAACACTGCAGAAACCCGCTGAGTTTTTTTTGCAATGAGGGCAAGCTATTGGTGATTCAGAATATGTTCCAGAAAAGTTTTTGTGACATTGTGAACACTTGTAAGAGAAGTATACTAAATTCTCAGCACCATGCTCAATAAGTAAAGAAGGTAGATCCCAACCGTTCATATCAGGATAGCTGGTATGTAAATATAGTTTAGCATTAGGTACAACCTTGGCAACATTTTTAATAATTTTAATTAGATTAGGTATCAATTTGCGTTTTTGATTACGCATCACAGAACCTATGATAAAATCATTAGGATTAAGTCCTAATTGCAATTTAATGTTATCCTTACTCTGACTGCTTATCTTAAATGTATCGATGTTTACTGCATCATTTACTGGCTCTACTAGATTCATAGGAATCTGTGTAGACCTTAAGTAGTCTATGCCCCATTGGGTGTGTCCAGAAACCGTATCGGCATTAGAAAAAGTTTGTAGCCATTCTTTTTTTTGTGGCGCAGAGTCTATTGTTGGTGCTATCATCCAATGGTAAAAAGGTCTATATGGAGAATTTTCTGGAAAATTCAACATCCAATAATCTCTGACATCAAAAACAATATCTGGTTTGAAGTCTTGCACAGCAGTCTCAAAAGCCCAAGACCCAAATGCATGGTGCGGTTTGCTGGCGTATGTCTTAAGCAACTCTTGATCGCTTTTGGGAGGCACAACAGGATATAATTTCCATGAGACATTATTTTTCATATCAGGGGTTCTGTACGCAGACAGTTCAGCAATTTCGTACTTGCCTGTTGCGTACAGTCTGGAAAGAACATTTCTAGTATAATTACCAAAGCCTGAGTCAATGTGACTAGACTCTGCACACATAAATATTCTTTTTTTGCCCATGATAATTCCTGAAGTTATTTAAAAACTAAAATGCTAGAGATTCTTTGTCAGACTGACTTTTCTTACTAGCATTTCTAGTAATTTTAGCAAAGTTGCTGACACGAATCTTCATAGTGGATTGCTTGATCTTTTCTCCGGACTCTAGCTCTTTTTCCCAGCTGTCTTTCCTTAAAGAACCTTCAAGCATGACCAGATCTCCTTTGCGAAAAGACGATCCGATATTTTCTGCACCAGTATCCCATGCTTCACAAGGGACAAATGTTGTGACCTGATCGGTCTTACCATCAGCCTTGGTATACTCCCTAGACACCGCTACTGTAAAGTTAACCACAGATGTAGATTTGCCGTTAGAAGTATTAATATTACGCAATTCTGGATCTCTAGCTAAATTTCCCTTCAATAAAACTAAATTCATAGTTTCTCCTTTTTCAAAAATAAAGTAACACAATAAGCTATTATATCAAACATAGATATAATGTCAAGCTACACTTGCCATACCTTTTTTATTATCATTCCGTCTTTCTTCTTGGACTGTTCTAGTTTCATCACAGCCGTATTGTCAATAGACAAAAGGTTTTTAAAGGTTTTGAATTCTTCTGGGAAGATGACAGCATCCAAAGAACCTGTGCTATCTGTAACTTTTACAAATGCCATTTCTTGTCCTGGATTTGCTCCTCTTTTTGTTTTAATAATATTAACATCTTTTATTTCTATACCAATCATTATATTATTAGATGCTATTTTAGATTCTTTAAGTGTTCTGCAATCTGTGTTAACAAAATTTAGATCACATTCGTCAATCTTAGAGCAAGATACAGCGATCCCTAGTAGTTGGTTTTCTGTGTCTGCTATCCAAGGTATAGTGTCTGACAGGCTATATGCTGGTTTTTTAACAGAACTCAATATTGACTCTACCGACTTTTTTCTTCTGGCATTAACTTTGGTCAGAACGCCTTCAATACATTGAGTAATATTCTTATATCCTGCTATATTAGTGATTACAAATTCTTTTTCTTTTTTGGTTAAGTTTGTTATTGCATCAAAATCAAATAACATTCGTTTTCTATCTACCTTAAAATAATCAAAGCATCCTACGGATATCATATTTTTTGCAGCCGTTTTGTTTATGTTGTCTAAAACTATAAATAGTATCTGTAGATATGAAGCGTCTTTTATATCTATTTTAATTTCTTGTAGTTTGTTAAATACTGAAGCGCCAACCCCCTTAATGTTGGTCAGTCCAAAGTATATACATTTATCTTTTAATACAAAGTCTTTATTTAATAATTTAAAATTAGGATTACAAACCTCAATAGCCATTTCTCTACAATTGCTGACTAATTCATATATTTCTCTTAAAGGATCTATCTTATCTTTGGCAAACTTTAAATACGATACAAAAAATCTAGAAGGGAAATGAGCTTTGACATATGCAGATAGGTAAGCATTCATAGCATAGCTGACGGCATGGCTTTTATTAAAACTATATCTTTGACTTTTTTCAATCCACCCAAAGATTTCTTCAGCTTCTTCTTCATTGACAATGTTTGCTTCCTTAGCACCATCAATAAACTGCTTTTTAACTTGAGCCATTAGGTCGGCTTTTTTCTTACCAATAGCTTTACGAAGAACATCAGCATCCTGCAAATTAAAGCCTGCTATTTTCTGAGCGATTTGCATAGCTTGTTCTTGATAAATCATTTCTCCATATGTAGACGACAGTATATCTTTTAAACTATCATGATAATGATCTACAGTTTCTAGGCCGTTCTTTTTATCTATGTAATGATTAGAGACATTCTTACCGTCTCGATAAGCCTCTAAACATCCTGGGCGTAGAATAGATATAAGAGCAGAAAGCTGTTCTATATTTTGTGGTTTGAGTTTTTTAGACATAGTTTGACCAAGTCTAGACTCTAGCTGAAAACAACCTTTTGTATTGCCTTCTCCAATTAAATGCCAAGTGGTTTTACAGTCTAGATCTAAATTCTCAAGAGTAAGGTCTAAATCTATCTTACCTTCGTGTTTTTTAAATCTACAATCACATCTTCTTTTATTCATCTTTAAAACAATTCTTAAACTGTATCCTTTGTGCAAGGTTTTTATGTAATTTCAAAAATCTGATTAGTATATTGGCACAATCCGTAACATCTTTGAATGCGTCGTGAGCATTAGAAGAATCTATTCCCATGTAAGTCCTAATAGAATCTAATGAAATAGATTTGATTTCTGGAACATACATCAGCCATAAGCCTATAACATACATTAGATCAATCCTATCTCTAGGATGAAATATAGATGAACTTTTTTCTTTTGCATCAAAATTGTCATACGTTTCACTCAATCTGTCTACAATCTTCATATCAAACTTATTAATATTATATCCACAGGCTATAGGTGCGGTAAATTTACTTTTTTTACTTTTGCCAGACCCTACTAAGTGATAGTTGTCTAGATACCCTATAAATTGTTGCCAAGAGTGTTTTTGCTCTGGATATTTCAGCCATTCATTAAGAATTTGACTCTTATCAACACCCTTAACTTTCCCGTGCCAATCTAAAATATCAGAATCGGTGTAAGGATGATTATCTATTGTGACAGCCTTGGACTTCTCTTGCAATTCAAAATCAGCTAACTTAATAGGCTTAAGGTTTATATTAAATTCAGAGTCCTTGACTATCTCCAACCTGTAGGGGTCAACCATAACGGCGGCTAGTTGAACAGGACTACACTCGTTAGGATTGGCCCCATCGGTTTCAAAATCAAATACACATATCTTATTCTTGTTTATGTTCATCTTCTATAGTTTCTACTTCCTTATTTCCATCGATAATTAAATCCTTGTCACCATCAAGAATTGCTGCATTTCTTTTTAGCTTACAGCAACTAATCTTTTGAGGCTGAACTTTTACACACTCTTTACCATCATGTAAAAACTTAGCGCCAATACTTAACCTACCGAACTTAGTCATATCATACTCCTTGTAATAGTGATTGTACGCCCATCATTTTATCTAACAGGCCGATACCTAATATATCAAACTTTACTACACCAATAGACTCCAGGTCATTCATCTCTAACCCTGCGATATTCTTTTTTGTTTTGGTGTCATAGATCATTGGACAGATTGAGGATAGGCTACTTTGTGATATCGCTATACCCGCTGCGTGTTTAGACTGATTACATTTAGTTCCTTCTAGTCTAATAGCCTGCTCAAATCTTTTTGCAAGTGGGCCGACTAATTTATCGTCTTTTAAATGACACCAATCTTTAAGGGGTTTTGGGTTGTTTTCTAAAGCCCACTTAATTATAGAAGCGTCTTTCATTTCCTGTAATTCGTCTGCGATCTTAGCTTCGTCTGGTATATGCTTTGTGATTTGATTCATTTCTTCAAAAGAAATATTGCTATAAACCCTCAACACCTCCTTGAGTGAACCTCTACCCTTTAGGGTGTTATATGTAATCATTTGGGAAACCTTGTCTTGACCATATGTATCTTTAATATAATCAATGATGTTTTCTCTTTGATCCATAGGTACGTCTACATCGATATCTGGCATGGATACTCTACCGCCAGTATTCCTGCCAGCATTGTAAAATCTTTCAAAAATTAAGTCATATTTAATAGGATCTATAGCGGTAATACCAATAAGATAGGAAACCAGACATCCAGCAGCACTACCTCTTCCTGGTCCAGGTAGCCACTTCTGTTTACGGACATGATCAACAATATCCTGTACAATCAAGAAGTAGCTAGACAAATCTGCTCCTTGTAGTACGTCTAACTCGTATTTAATTCTGTCCACATATTGAGAATGCAATTCTTTGTCTACATTATTGACTATTTTGTTTTTCCAGCCATCTCTACAAAGCTGTCTCAGGTATTGGGCTGGATCGTATCCTTCTGGACACTTAAAGTCTGGAAGGTTAGGTGTTTCTAAAATATCATAGTCTTCACACATACTGTCTACTAGATTAGTATTATCTATTTCGTCTTCTGTGTTTACTTCATTCATTTCTTCATGAGACAACAGGTGATAGCTGTCAGACTTGAAAAAAGAATCTAAACCAAAACTTTCTCCGGTAGAGAGCTTACTAGCTACTTGAGGTAAAGTCATTTTGAGATTACTACACAGTAAAATCCTTTGGTCTACGGCGTCATATCGTTCACAATAATGAGAATCTATACTAGATATTTTAGGTATCTTGTTTAAGTTACAAATATCTCTTAGTTTTTTGCCAATAATTTGTTGATATTCATTCTCTTGGTCCATTAGTTGAACTTCAACAAAAAAATTATCTTTACCAAAAATTTCGGATAATTCGCCCACCTCTTTCTCTATCTGTGAGTCTGAAACAAACTTCTCCTCTTTATATATTTTATTAGCCAAATAAGAACCAGGATGTCCACTCATGCCAATAATATTGCCTTGAGATAACCTATCTTTTAATTTCGCTATATCTAATCTAGGTTTGTAATAATAGTTATCTGGCCTATTTGATTCTGACACTATTTCAATTAAATTCTTCCAACCAGCTAGATTTTTAGACAACAGAAGCATGTGTGATAATTTTCTGTTTTCTTTAGATTGTATATTACTGTCTTGATCTGATATATACAATTCAACGCCAAGGATAGGTTTGATTTTGTTGTGTTTCATAGTTTGGAAAAAATTGATACACCCAGAGATGGATCCATGATCGGTAACAGCACAACTGGTCATATTTAATTTATGACATCTTTTAGCAACATCCTCTGGCTTAGAAAGACCATCCAATAAAGAGTAATGCGTATGCAAATGCAAAGGCGTATAGTGTTTCATTCAATCAGTACTTCCAGGAGCTTGGTAATATCCTACATGATAGCCGGGTACAGTGTACTCGTCAACCACAGAATCTATTCCATTCATTTCTACATCATGTTTTACTTGTTCACACATAGTCATAAATTCTCCTTGTTCACACAACTTACCTTCACGATATTCAATCATTGGGGTTACATTTGTGCCATTAAAAGAATTTTTACCATAATGACATAACTTTTTACATTTCCAGCTTTTGCTTAACTGTGGTTTTTTACATTTTTTAATTTTTTCAAATTTTGTCCTAAGCAAATTTTCTGTTGCTATAATGTCTGACTTATCAAAAGTCATACTAAAAGGACCACCATCATTAATAAAATATATTGTTACAATACAGTGTTTAATTTCAGGATATAGTTTTTGTGCAGCATAGAAGTAGATCATAAGTTGGGGATCTTTTTCTAGTTTTTCTTGTGTCTTCTCTTCTCCTGTAGCCCAGTTAAGCCTACGTCCAGTTTTCCAATCAATAATCTCTAAGGTGTCTTCATTAACCCTAGTAATTAAATCTATTGTACCTTTCATAGCTAGGTTACCTTTAAGGTCACCATAATCATATTTAGCCCATGGTTTGTCTATAGTAATATCAAACTGCTGTTCAGGATAAAGAATGTCTCTGTTTCTAGGATCAAACATACCATCAGCATATGTGATGGCTTTGTGGGCCCATTTAAAACAATCTTTTTTGTCTTTTTCAGACCATTCATGATGGTCAAAATTAGATGTATAGTAATCATATACTTGTGTACTTAATTCAGTCAGATCGTAATCGTTTACATCAACTTCACCCACAATATCATCTGTAAAAGTTTTTTCTCCTTTTTGTTTAGTGAACTGTACAAAAGCTAATATTTCTAATATCTTGTGGACTATAGTGCCTTTATCTGCTTTTTTATTAGAAGGAGACCTATAGCCTAAAACATAATCAAAAAAGTATTGTTGTTCACACATACAATGGGTATTATATGATGAGCTGCGGAAATAAGTAATTATCATTATGTTGCCTTATTTTTTGTATGAACTAGGTATTTTTGGTTCTTGGGTGAGGTTATATGTTTTTTTAGAAAGTCAATAATTAATTTATTTCTGTCATCAATAGATATGTCGGGATTGTCTATAACTAAATCAAAATTAGATTGGTCGTATTTATCCTCGTCTAGTGCTGTTTCGCTTGCGTGTGTAGAGCTATAAAGGTTTCTATTAAGTTTGACTACTAGACCACCAGCATTTTTAACAGCCTCAACCTCATTCGGAAATCGACAATCAGCAATTAAGGATAATCCTCTCCCGTGTTTTTGGATTAATCTGATAGTAGCCGCTGCCCAGACATCGTGCTGCATTCTTCTAAAAACATCCGTTCCAACATACTGGAGTACTTCTCTGGCTGTCATTTGTGCGTCAATACCGGGCCAATAGCAATCCACAGTTTCATTTTTGTTTTCATCTGTACCATAACATTGTTCTTCTGTTAAGCCCAATATATTGATACAAAGTTGTTTTAAAGGATCTGCAAAATTGTATATCTGTGAGCATCCTAGAGGTGTGTGTTCATCAAACAAATTTTTAACAAATTCACAAGATGTAGTTTTACCAGATTGTTTTCTGCCAGCAAACGCTATAATCATAAATACTCCTGTATGGTTTTTTTGATTTCTGTGTCAATTTGATTAGAAGTCATGTCGGCAATATCATTAGCAGATATTCCTATATTATATACATTATATGTACGATTGCAATTTTTGGAAATATTTTGAGCTGCCTTACGACCAGCATCATCATTGTCCATAATTGTAAATATGCACATTGCTCCACTAGAATCTAGTAGTAGCTTTTGTTGATTACTAAGATTAGTGCCAAATATAGCTACGCTATTATGAATACCATTTTCTTCTAACTTCCACACATTACCAGGACTCTCTACTAGAATTACATACATACTTTTTTTAATATGCTGTTTAGCAAACCAAAAGTTATATAAGTATTCTTGTGTTTTAAATCCACCATTGTGTTTCCACTTAGAATATTTCCATAGGTTTTCGGCAGAAGGGCAAGGGTCTGATGGATCATGAAAACCTCCACACCTATCACACTTTTCATATATACTTCTACCGGTACAGCCCACCATCGTTTCATAATTCATGTCGTAAATAGGTACGACAACCCTGTTGTACATCTCCCTTTTAGGATTAGAACATAGTCCAACATCATATTTGTCCATAATGTTTTGGCTATATCCTCTGTCTATGTAGTATTGAGCAGGTATTGCTAGACTACTTCTCACCGTGTTTCTAGTAACAGCAGGCTTGTTAGACTTTGCTGTTTTTTGCATAGATCGCATAGCAATATTAAATTTATGCTTGCTTTGCTGGGTTCTATTAATTCTGATGTTTTGTAATTTGGTATTTGTAAACTCTTCACAGAATTGTAAAGTTTCTTTAAAGCTACAAGTTTCGTCACCCGACTTAGACCAGTTGTATTTTTTGTTAGACAAAAGCCCTCTAACGAAACCTATAATAGATGGCTGAAAAACTTCTTCACAATTATGTGTTCTACACTTCCAGTTACCTCTATATGATTCTCCTTCTGGATATATGTTAATTGCTGATGGATTGTCACCACCATGAATAGGGCAGCACATACTATAAAATCTACCATTATCTTTATGGTCAATTTCAAAATAATCGAATAAATCTTCTGCTTTATCGCATAAGTTGTCGCAGAGTATCTTTAATTTTTGTTGTTGATTTTTATTCGAATGGGATTGCTTCTTCACTGTCTTCATCAAACTCCTCAATACTATCAGGTTTTTGCATTAGTTCCAATCTGGTTTTGCCTTCGCTAATCTTAGCACACCAACCCTTCATGTTACAATTAATATAATCATTGTCATCCAACCCTCCTCCATGCCTGCTGACCAGAGGTAATAGTTTTCTATTTCCGTTATCTGGACCATCTTCTGCTATTTCCTCATCTGTCTTACGTTTGAATATAGTGAAGTTGCTACAAAGCCAAATAATTCTATCTGATCCACTGGCGGTATCTGTGCTCTCTTTGGTGATACCATCCCTGTTAAGCTGAACAAATGCTACTATAGGGACTTTATACCTAGTAGCAAAGTTATGTAAGGCTGTCATCATGAATCCTAGAACCTGATATTCTTTCATGTCTTGACTCATGCCTTGGCTGTCCATGAGTTTTAAGTAGTCGTAAAATATTACGCAGTCCTTAGCTGATCCGTCTTCATTTAGTCCAACTTCTTTAATCAACCATCGTCGCATCAAGGAGATTTGATCTTCAAAAGGTTGTCCAGCAATAGACTTGTGATATATACCCATATCTTTGAGTTGCTCTGCTGCTTTTTGTATTTTGTTTTTCTTGTTTGGAGATTGAGCAAACTTACCGGTTTCGATGCTACTAATATCCACTTCTGTCATCATGGCCAGTATCCTATTTATGTGATCCTCTTTCATCATTTCTGTATCTAAATTTAGGATTGGTACTTTTGATTTAGAAGCAACATTAAATCCAATATTATCTGACAATAAAGTTTTCCCTGTTTTAGGTCTAGCAGCAATTACATTTACTGTACCTCTACGCAAACCGCCTCCAATAGCCTGATCATAGATAGGGAATCCTGTAGGTATACCTATTTGGTCTATAGGATTATCAATTAATGACTGTATATATTCGTCAACATCCTGACCAACGGTTGTGGGGTGATTCTCTGTGTCATTAAGAAGAGAAGAAAAATTAAATATGACGTCTTCTGCAATACCGACGATACTGCCAACAGGTTCGGTTCCTTTTACTTCTGAAACCTTACTTTTAGCTTCGTCTAACTGTTTTTCTAATAGTCTAGCTATTTCTAGCTTTCTAACTTTTGCAGCAAACTTTCTAACATTGTCTAATTCTACTGGGAAGCTGGTAATTGCCTGCAAATGTTGAACTTCTTCTTTTTTAGTAACTATTGAGGATAGATGTAATTCCTCAGCAGCTGAAAAAATAGTAGCTATATCCAATTTAGTGTTTGGATTTTTCTCAAAAACATATTTAAAGCATTTGTATAAAACAATATTGCTATCTATAGTAAATGAGCTTTCTTGTAGCAGATCTGCTACATCATAGTAAGCATCTTCACCGTAGTTAAATATACCTGACAGAACCGCACGTTCTGCTGACGCATCTGATAATTTCATTTTACCCAGCCATTGTAGAACATTTATTACACTTATAACGATCTATAGATTCCACCACCCCTGCATTTACTTCTTCCTTTTTGCCACAAACACGACAGGTTACATTTACCGGAGTATAGCTTCTCGTTCTAGGTACAGGAGACTGTTTTGATACTTTTTTATCAAATTCCACATCCTCTTTATGCATATTAAATTCTGCCATCTGTTCAAACTTATTTACTCTTGCACTTTTCCTATCTATATTTTTAGATTTAATTGCAGAGTTGCTGAACTGTGGTTCTGACTGTTGTTCTACTGCTGGTTCATCATCTTCAGGCAGCATAGCAGACAACATCTTAATCATTTGTTTGATCTGTTTTGGGCTTAAGTTATCATCCATTTTTAATCATCCCCTTTGCTCTTTGTGTAGAAATTAAAATATCTGATAAATTTTTAAGTGTACTTGAGAGATAGGTTAATCTATCTGATCTTTGTTTAGCATATTTTTTTATTTGGTTTAGCTTGATTGCTCTTTCATTGTGCTTGATTGCCTGTAAGGATTTTTCTACATATCCGTAACCCTTATAATTATTAATTTCGTCAGCTATAGTTTCTTTAATAGTCTCATCAGCCCAATTGTATCTAGCCATTTCTCTATTTAAACTTCTTTGTATATGGAAACCAAATTGACCAATCCTGTATGCGATCTCAGCACATTCTGTAACAGTAAGTTTTTCTAGAACGTCCCTATTCATAGTAAGGTATTCTTGTAGTTCCGCTTCTGGCAAGCTATCTCCGGCATATGCTGGGATACCAATACCCTTTTCGTATTCGTCTAATATGTTGTCCCAATGGGTTATTTCTTCTTTAGCCGTTCTGCTCATTTATTATATCTTTCCATTCTGATATTTTATTATAAGGCAATTCTATAAAACCAATCTCGTTTGTTTCACACCAGTTTTTCTTTTCTCTGTCTCTTTTTTTATGTTTTAAAAAATTTAGTTTGTTTTGATGGAAAAATGGAACATACTTATAGTGCTGTTCGCCATGAACCTCTATACAAATTTTAGCAAGAGGTAGGTAAAAGTCAAGATATAAAATTTCGGTTCTTCTCAAAGGTATCGGAACTTCCTCTAAAATCTGATAAGTAGGAAAAATATTTCTTATGACTTCCCTAGCTTGTAAATGTAGTTCAGATTTATTCTGTCTACTACCTTTAGCTATGTGTCCTGTTAATTGCCATTTTTGTAATTTACCATCTAAATCAATAATCTCCATACCATCACATACCCATTGTGTCTTTCACTTGATTCCAAAGAGTGTCATATACTTCTGGATTAGAAGCAATATAATTTCTAGCTTTTTCTTCACCTTGGAATTTAGGGGTGTCTTCTACACAAGAAATAGTATACCAAGCGCCAGCCTGATCTACCAATCCAATATCTTTAGCTAAATTAAATACTTCCATCGCTCTGTCTATACCTTCTCCATACCGTAAGAAACTTGTAATCTTACCACCAGGAGGACCTAAAGCAGAACAATTTACCATCCAATGTATTTTTTGTCCAATCTGAGTATCTTCTTTACCCACTCTCCATGGCTCAAAATAAGTAGCTCTTAGTTTAACATCAGTTTGATAAGCAATAGCTTGTCCAGATTTTTCCTTAAACTCTACATTACCGTGACCCGGATTACCCATTAGGTGAGTAATGCCAATGACAACATTTTTATTAACAGGAATTACATTTGCTACTTTTCTGCAAAACTTAGCCAATAGCTTTGCTCCATCTGCTCTTTGCATTTTACCCATGTCAGCAGTAATTTCAGCTTCTGTACATAGTGCTGAATAAGAATCTATAATTAGTACAGATCCTGGTTCTTCATTAATGATTCTTTCTCCGATAGATAAATACTCTTCAGCATGTAGTATCTTACCTTGCTGAGATCCTATGACATGAAACTTATCTAGATTCAAACCTGGAATACCTTCTAAATCCCTCTTCTTCAATCTACCTTCTATGTTTAGATAATACACATCTCTACCATCTGCAAACGAACTGTGTGCATATTCTTTTCTTTGTGCTGTAGCAGCGAAGTCTAACGATGTTGTTGTCTTGCCACACTTAGGATGTCCGGTGAAAATCATAAAGCTACCCTCTGGGACACCACCATTCAACACAAGGTCTAGGCAAGGAGATACAGGGATAGTTATGAGGTTTTGGTCTACCACGGAATTAGCAGATAGCATGATGCCGTCCCCAAATTGTTTTTTGACCCCATCTTGGATTTTGTTTTTCGTTGTTGGGGTTTTACTTTTGGTTTTGCTCATCTTCTAAATCCTTAAGTTTTGATAAAATATTTTTAGTAGTTTTGTATTTCTTGTAAGTAGACTTATCTCTACCCAAGTCTATTGTAACATCTTTATTCTGTTTAGACAAGATCTTTTCATGCTTCTGTATTACCGGTGTCAAAAATTTAGATCTTAGAGAGTAGGTTCTATAGCACTTCTTATCCTTGATAGCTGCTATAATTGCCTTAGCACTATGCTTTTTCAAAAGCCTGTGTGCTGTAAAAATTTGACTTTTATAAAATGACGACCATTCCTTATTATTCCAAAATCTGTAATGTAAATCCTTTTGTTCAATTCTTGCCTTATTCTCACAAATCAATTCCGTAATATACTGAGCAGCAGATACTTCTTTGCCGTTCGAATATTTAGAAATGTATTTATTCACGAGCTTTGTTAATGGCGTTCTTATACTTGGAGTTTATATTGCTTTCTCTATCGTCAGTTAGTTCAGACGATGCCTGTGTCATTATAGTAACATTTTTGGTTCTTTTGCCAGATGTTTCTTTGATAAAAGAATCGGCCTTACTAGATACCGTTTTAATGTTCGCATTATTGGAGCTTTCTACGCCGACAACATCTACCACTGTTTGTTCAGACAGATTTAATTCTTTAGCTATTTGCTTATCCTCCATTTGAATAACTTCTTTCAAATATCGAACAGCATATTCTTTAGTTTTAGATATTTTTGCCATCATTCCATCTCTCTTTCTGCATTTCTTAACCATGCAATATTCTTAGTCTTTAAAAAATTTGTATATAGTTCAAATACTCTAGGCGATACCGACTTAAACTCCCACGCCTTCTTGCCAATTTTAGATAAGAACTTATTTGATGTTCCTTCTGAATACATTCCGATAGGATTGTATATTTTGCCGTGTGATCCTAGCTTCAAAAAATATCTGGTACTATTACCTAAAGTAATACTTTTGGCTAGGACATCTCCAGTACCGTCCTCTAGTCTTGGAAAATTTTTATTATCTAAATAATCATGCTGTCCAAATACTGTGTAGTATTCATATGTCTTGTTATCAGGCTCATGATTATTAATCTGTCTTGTACTCATATTATTTGGGCCAAATTGTTTTTGGCTTCCTTTCTATTCTAGACATTCCATCAGGCAAAACGGTGTTAGGATCTTCTTTGCCTCTATTAGAATAATGTTTCCTTTGTAGTTCAGCTTTATAGTCGTCACTAAATTTTTCTGTGTTTCTCTGAGCCAAGTCTCCTAAGGTTTTTAGTTCAGAATCACTTTTCTTTACAGAGCTGTTTAAGGTAAGCATATCTTCCTGATAGTCTCTACCACAAATTTCGTTACAGCTATCGCACTTTACTCTGTCTTTGTAGTCGTTGATATTAGCAAAGAGATCAAATGATTTATTGCAGGATTCACAAAAATATGTATATGTTGGCATATTAATTTATAAAATTAGAAACGTATTCCATCCACTCTTCTGGTATTTCTTTTATTGTAAGTAAGTACTGTGCTATTGGCAAGTATTTTTCGCTCTTAGATGGAATATATGGTTTTTTTATTAGAGGCATCTTAGCTTGTTGTGGGGTTTTATCTCCTTTTTTTAAATTACAACTTAGACATGCGGTGGTTATATTATGCCACCCAGTTGCTTTTAAAGAACTGTGAACCGGCCATTTAGACTTGGGTATAACATGGTCATAAGTTAGCTTTCTTGATTTCTTGCCACAATACTGGCATGTATAATTATCTCTAATGAATATATTCTTCCTGCAGAATTTTATTTCTTCTTTAAAGAAATTATAAAACTTAGTTAATTTAATTACAGAGGGTATAGATATATCTTTATACACAGACTTGATACTATCTTTGTAGTAAGATACAACCTCTACATTGCTTTTGTATCCTTTAGAACTACCATACCATAGCACCATAGCCTTTTGCCAAGATATGGTGCATAGTGGTGTGTAGTTACAGTTTATAATTAAACAGTCTTTGTGCTTAGACATTTTAAAGCCTATGTACTATCTCTGCTATGATTGGATTTCTAACGATGTCGGAAATTTCTAAATGAGAAAAACCCACACCATTGGCTCCTTGCAATCTATCTATAATAGATCCAAAACCACCCTTTTGAGTAGCATGTAGATCTGATTGGTCTAGATCACCAGTAAGCACCATTTTACTATTCATGCCGATTCTAGTCAACAGCATTTTCAATTGATCATAAGAAGCGTTTTGACATTCATCCGCTACAATAAAAGAGTCATGAAAACTTCTACCTCTCATTAAACCTAGAGGCACAATTTCTATTGCCCTACCAGACTTAAGTTTGTGGAAATGTTCCATTTTAAGAAAATAATTGACTTCATCAAATAATGGCAATAAGTATGGGTGTAGTTTTTCTTCAGCACTACCCGGCAAAAAGCCTAGCTTTTCTCCTGCTTCGACAACAGGTCTAGTGATAACTATCTTTTGGACCTTATAATCTAATAGATATTCTAGAGCCATACCAACAGCGATATGCGTTTTACCACTCCCAGGAACACCCTGACAGAAAGTGATAGTGCTTTCCGCTACAGTTCTAATATAATCTTTTTGATTTATAGATCTTGGCTTAAGTCTATTTTTAAATCCAACAATATGTTCTTCAGGGGCTAGCTTGTCAGCAGCCTTTTTAATTTTGCGTTTTCTCAAGGTTATACCTCTCTAGGAGTAGAACTAAATCAGACATGCGCCGCCAGCACAGCTAATTTCCTCTATCCCTGTGGTATTGTCCTCTGTTTCCAATAGCTGTGTATAATCAACTTTTGCGAAACTGTTATATAGATCTGTGTATATCTTCCAATTATATACGTCTTTCATACAGTAGGTCAATCTCTTTAGGTCGTCATCGAAATATTTTTTAGCAAATCTTTGCATTTTTATGGCAAATAGTTTTTTGTCTTCCGAGTCTTTGTCAGATGATTGCTCTAGGGTCATATAGTCGCAAGCAGCCCATAGATTTAAACCAAAGGCATTCAGACCCAATTCAATTAAACCAGAACACCATAGTGACGCATCTCCATATTCTTTGGCTATTTCTTTGGGAGTGTATACTGTGGTGAATGGTGCTTGTGGATAATCCTTATCTCCACTTTGTGGAATAAGACTAATACCAGCAAAGAACCGCCTATTATTATATATAAACTTTGTAACATCTTGCCATTCATCAGGCTGCACGGTAACGGTATTGCTAACATTATGGCTTAGAAAATCTTGAGTGCATAAGGATCTGTTCTTTCCAGAATGGACCCAATTCTTCTGAGCTTCTTTTACAACACCCAGCATTTCTAAAGCTGGTAATTGATTTTTTAGCTTAGAGCCATCAGGAACTTCAATAGGAAATTTTACAACCTCGTCTGTATCATTGGCAGACCAAGATGATTTTTCACACGCTTGAGGATTATAACTTTTAAAGTGTTGATAGGGAGCTTCTAGAATATTGGCTTGTACATGCCTAATGTATCTTTTTGCATGATGCGGATGGATACCAGAACTTGTTCCCAGCATGCTACTACTAGTACCTTCAGGCTTTAAGCACGTAACTCTTGCTGCCTGATTGATGCCTATCTTTTTAGAAAGTTCTTTATTGGTATCAACAGCAATTTTTGCGCCTTTTTTCAAAACTTTTTCCGTTAATACTAACTCATGCTTTTCCATAATCCCTGTTAAAGAAACACCAAGTAAAGCCTCTCGCTCAAAAATAGTCTTGCTATCATCTCCTAAATAATCTAATGCAGTAAATCCAGCCTGTAAAGTTCCAATAATTGCAGCAGCTTTGCAGCGTTCATAAAAATCTTCTTCATCAGATAATGAAGAACAGTTAATGGTAGAAAGATTACATCCCTGCCAGCCTGATCTGCCAGACTCTTCGTTTACAGGCCACATACCCACTTCAACACATGGATTAAACGTCATTTCTGTAGAGTCACTCCAAATAAAACCTGGCTCACCAAACTCTTTTACAGAATCCATTAGTATTTGGAATTGTTCATATGTTGTATTGTCTTTTAGCAATAAGGCCGAATTATTGCTTCTGGCTCTCTGTGGATTGTCTACATACCAGTTACCAGTTTTAGCCTTTGCCATCTCTTCATCATCTGGACTAAATAACGCTAGTGACGCACTTCTGCGAACGCCACCAGATAGTACAGCATCGCTTGAGTGCATAATAATATCATAAGCATCAATCGGTCTGAGTTTTTTCTGTTTTCTTTCAACGCACACCTCCAATAATTCTCTAATTTTTTCTAATCCATTTTGTAATGGTTCAAACCCAGGAGCTTTGCCTACGCCAGAAGACAGGGTTGATCCCTTTTCTCTGATGTTACTATAATCAAAAACGATATATTGATCTTTGTATTCTTTAAATTTATTTTCGGCAGGCTTTGTGAAATATGAACTCAATAACACCCCCAAGGCATCTGCCCAACCTTCAATACTATCTTCTATTTTATACTTTACGCCCTTACGCTTATCTTTTGTGTTCGGAGAAAGTGTTGGTAATTTGGCGATGTGGTGTTTTTGAACACTAAACCCTGTGCCACTACCACACAGCAATAGCCAGAAACATTCTTGAAAAAATCTCAATCGATCACAGTATGAGCTTGTACAATTGTAGATCTTGGCATGTCTTTTTAAAATAGGTTCTCCACCGAATTGTAAGGCCCTCTGGCTACCCAATACTTTTTTCTTCAGCATGAGGTCGTAGGCCCAATTAATATCTTCTGTGATATCATTATCGTCATATTGAGTATGCATCATGTTTTGCACACGCTCAACCGCTTCTTTCCAGGTCTCTCTACGATTCTTGTCTCCCAACCATCTAGCGTATTTAGAAACGAAAGTATAGTTTTGAAGTTCTTGAAGCGCAGACATATTTTCTCCTTAAAATAATTCAGGATACAGCGACGGCGAAAGAAATAACATAAAGGCCATCAGCTAGGTAAGTGTTAATAAAATTTACAGTCATGATAGTATTATAGTACACCGAACAGATCTTGCAACCAAGAAACATTCGGTTTTGTTTTTATAATCTCTATCTTACTCTGTTTAACAAAAAGGTTGAATTTTTTTTGTTCTTTTTCATTGAATAATTTTGTTCCGTGGCTGTCCCACATTATTACTTTTTTTATTCCTTCTTGGTGTAGGGCGAGTATGCAGTCGTTGCAACACTGACCTGTAATATACGCAATACCGTTGTCTGGACGTACAACACAATTAGACAAAGCATTGCGTTCAGCATGAATCATCCAATCATATTTTTCTGGACGAGTTTTTGGTAAGGATTCGTCATCCATACCTTTAGGGAAACCATTGTAGCCAACACCCAATATTCTGTTGTGTTGATCTGTAATCACGCAGCCGTGTTGGGTATGAATGTCATGACTACGTTGCGATGCAACTTTTGCAATTCCTAAAAAATAATCTGTCCAGTTTGGTCTCATATTTTATACTATTGGTATCTCAGTTTGGATATTGGGAAAATCTTTTAAAAACTCTTCAGGGTTATTGAAATTATCTTCTAATGGCTGTTCTTTAGACTGCTTAATTGTTACATGATCTATTTCTTCTGGTTTTATTTTTATATTTATTCCGTTTTGATCATAGACTTCCTGAAGGTATTCCAGTTTATTTTTCTGTGCGTGTAACACTTCATAATTTATTATGCACTTAGGTCCATCGAAGTTGTTATATATTTCAGCAATTTTTTCTTGAGCGTTTTTTATCTGATTAAATTTACCTAAATATGCTTCTTTATTCCACGTAATCTTTAGCTTTTTGCATTCTTGTATTCTGTTCATATTTTTTTCGTTAGTGTCAATATACCACACATTATTTAGGTTTCCTTTAACTTCGCTAATATGCGTCAACAAAGCACTTTTCCTGTGTGGTATTATTAAAGCATTGCAGTGTTTTAGTATTTTGTTTATATCTATATTATTATTCATCCTGTCTGTTTCTTCTAAAGATGTTTGACCTAGGAAAACTTTTACTATTGTATTTTTATTCACAGTTTTGTTTAAAAACTTTACACTTACTCCATACAATTCTTCGTTAGATGGTTCGATAAATCTTTCCATCTCTTCGATAAGTTCCTGTATAGGTACTGAGTGATATTCACGAACTAAGCTTGATAAATTCCTAAGTAAAAACTCCTGATGTGCATCAAGCCATCCCGCATACTTATATATATAATTGCTTTTGTGAGCAGCCATTAACTGTACAACTTTTGTTTTTATGTACATATTCCAAAAGATATGATTGAAAAATTCACCCAAACAAAACCATTCTTTAAAATTTGAACGAATTGTTGACAGTATGAAATTTGTACCAACTCTACCACAAGCTGACAACATGATAGCATTTGTCTTGTTACAGCTTGGAGAAGTGTTCTTTGATTTCATCAAATTTACCTTTATTATTCAGTTTATACAGCCCGTTGCTATCCATTTCCAGATCTTTAATATCAAAATCATGAGTAAGTATTTTTTCTCTAGAATTATATCCTCTATATTTGTAGTCTCCGTGATATAAATGCTCTACGACACCTTTACAATAGCCAACATCTACGCCAGAAGATTTGTCTAAATTTTGATAATAATTTAAAAAATCTTGTATCAAATTATTAGGCATTGCGAATATCTTGTAATTAACAATATCGCCTAACCAAGCATATAATTGTAAGCCATCATTACTACCCATAATATGTTTATCATAAAAGCCGTTTGGTAAAAGTGATCTGCGACATCCCCAGGATAGTCCAACAGCCAAGCTGCGTCCTATAGGTTCATTATGATGTATGTAAGAGTGTAGTAGTTTGGCATAAGAAAAGCAGTTGAGATTATGATTAAAATGATTGTCTAGCTCTACCACTCTTTCAAACGGTTGACCAAAACACTTTTCATCTAATAATTTATCTAATTCCGTAAGCCAATCGTCATTATGAAATACTACATCTGTATCTACCCATACAATTTTATCTACACTATCAGGCAAAGTTTCTAAAGCTATATTGAAACATCTTTCCTTTTGCCATAAAAAATTTTCAGGCTTAGCTACAATTTGTATAGCATCATCTATAAAAAAATGAGATGCGTCTGTAGCTAATTCTACTGTAATTAGATCATGGGCAAAGTTTTTTCTAAATTTCTCATAGTTAGATTTTCTAACAGGATTATTATTATAATTAAAATATGAGCATATTGCCTTAATCATTGAAGTCATGTTCCTGTATACGTTTTTCTATATCAAGATTAAATGCAACCGACTTAACTAAGTTAATGTTGAAGTCTCCATCTTCGTTAGAGTCGCACACATGCGGATTGTATGTGGTAGTCCTAATAAAATTTACGATCATTTTTAGTAGCCGTTCTTTTTGTTGATGTGCATAGGCTATCTCTTCAAAAAGGAAAGCTAAAAATTTGTGTATGTCTGTTGTTTTGCAGGGTAGCATGCCCATATTTATACCGTAGCATACCCAATGAAAATACAGTCTTTCTTTTTCTGTCACGCTATGTTCTTTACAATAAGGTTGATAAAAATCAGAAACCTCAGGGTATTGTTCTGAGTATGTAACTTCATCAAAAAATTGATTACATTTATTCTTTTTATAAAAATCTTTTAGTGTTATTTCCATAATTTAATTTTTGTAGGCAAAAAACCTATGAAAAGGACAGTCCATAATACCAATAATTCTGTCCATCAATAACTGCTCAGTAATATCTACCAAAATATTACTATTACATACATCAACAACTCCTTGATATACATCTTGGTTTCCAGGTATATCATCAATAACAACTATGGTGTCAGTATGAGCGAATTTTTTACAATCATGGACATCTTGAATTAAATCGTCTGTACTATGACCTCCATCAATATGAATTAAATCATATTTTTGTGTCGGAATATGTTTTTTTATAGTGGTATGACTGTTACCAGCAGTAAATATGCAGTCATAATTCTGTGCTAAATAATCGCAACTACCCTTGGTATAAGGATGGCTAAATAAATCAAAACCTAGTACTTTTAATTTTGGATTAGCGTACAAACACAAGCCTACAGAATGTCCTCCATTAATTCCTACTTGAACTAAACTTTCAGAAACTCTAGACAAATTGTATAAATTGTTTCTTAGTGAATACTTCTCTGTATCTAAAACAAAATGGCTGGCATGATTGTATAGGCAATTTCCCTCAAAGTCAGGCAAATATGGTTTTACAGATTTATTTAAGTTTTTGACTATTTCAGAATCAAGAAATTCGTTGTCATTAAGCATTAATTATTTCCTTTGCCATTTCTAATCTATATTGATTAATTTGATTGTGTGTGTAACCAAGCCTCTCTGCTCTTTTCCACGATGTGCCGTGACCTAAATGATATATTTCCATATTAGGAAAATCTTTTTCTTCCGGATCGTAGTGCCTACAGATCTTGGTATGATGTCTTGAAATATTAAATACTTTCATTACATCAGAAAGTGTGTTTTGATGATATACAGCTTCAAGAAAGTCTTGATCTCCAAAACATCTCCTGTTTCTTTCTTCATAATGTTTCTTGCACCAATTAACAATATTATTTTTTTGTGCAATTAAGAATAAGATATATTTCTCCCAACCATGACTGTCTGCAGAGGCAAAGCATGAACAACATTCGTCTCTCCAATATAATTTACTATCTATCTTGTGATCAAATCTAAATCTTTTATTTATTACATCATAATCAGATATAAAAGAAGGTTCTTGTATTGTGTGGAAAGCAGCTATTTCTCTTTGTGCAGCCAACCAATATCTATGAACTGGATTTTTTTGTTTTAGTCCTGCACCTCCCCTAACTTCTATATGTACTTCTTGCACTAAGTCCATATATTGATTAAATAGTGATGATTTTTTGGCATCATCAATAGACAAAATGATAGGATCAAAACCTTGCTTTTTCCAGCTCTCTTCCCACACACCTAGCAAGCTCTCATGCATTTCTTGATCTGGATCATTTAGATTTTCATAATATGTATATATTTTTGTCATAGCGTATTGATTTCACAAGGGACATCAAAAATTTTACTAATCCAATAAACAAAACCAGACCCCCAATCATACACACTGTAAGATATATTACTTTTGCTTTCAGAAAGAATCTTTACATCTAAAGCTGTGTGTAATAATTTTTCATCTTCTATGTCTTGATTTTGAAAATCAGTAAAAGTAAGGGTAGAAGGAGCATAGGATGTATGAGTGCTCTTTTCGTGTATAATGTGTATCTTTTTGCTCTTGTTGACCTTCTTAAAGTATGCTTTTAAATCATTGCAGTCCGACATAATGATTAGATTTTTACACTTACTATCTTTCAAATATTTTTTTGCCATTTTGTAGTATTCACTATAGTCATGATCAAAAGATTTGTAATTAGGATTTTCTTTAATATACTCTGGCAAATCAGATATTTGCTCGTCTAAGTGAGATACGCTTTTTCTGTCGCCTAGCCTAAAGTGTAAAACATGATAGTCTTTTATATTAAGTGTTTGATAAAGATTTTCTACATCTTTATGAAAGTAAATATGAAATTTAAAATATCTTTTGCATTTATCTGTTAGGTTGTAGTTTTGTAAGAAACATCTAGCATTTCTGTCATAGTGCGGCACAATTAGAACATCATGATAAAATGAAGATATTGCTAGATCTTTTGAACTACTTATGGTCTCGTTAAGTATCTTTTTCATGTGCATAGACCAATTTTGGGAACCTCTATTGGATTCTGCTTCTACTTCTAAATCTATGGGCTCTGATTGCGTTTCAGGGGCTGTGGTTAAAATAAACTTACCGATAGGGTGCTGTTTAAAATCAAGGGTTACAGAGGCTTGTGTGTGATGACACAAGTTTTCAAATAGATGCACAGAACCTCTGAGAAAATCCCCTATACCACCACTAAATCTCTTAGTGTAGCAATTAGTTACACTTTTTAAATTTGATACATTTACAGGATATATACTAGACAGCTCAAAATGAGATAAGTCATGATCATCTCTATATAGTTGTAAAATAAAATTATACAAGATATCCATATGATGTCTTTGTGTAATCACCAATATGGATTTTACCAACCATTCATCTAACTGAGACTTATCTTTGCAATAGTCATACTGTAAAAAGTATTCAGCAAAAGTTACTAAGTCTCCAGTATTAACAAAGTCATTAAGTATCTCTTTAGGTTCGGCCATTTTGTTCCTGTATCCATTTATATGTCTTCTCTAATCCATTATAAAGTGTCATAGAGGGTTGCCAACCTAATTCTTTTTGTAAAAGTCTATTATCAGAATTTCTACCATTAACACCCACGGGACCATCTACATTTTTGTATTTAACATTCTTGCCAGACAATTTAATAATCATTTCTGCAAACTGATTGATGCTCACCATTTCTTCACTACCAATATTAACTGGTCCAGCAAAATCTGATCGTGTTAATCTTAATGTGCCTTCTATACACTCATCAATATATAGGAATGATCTTGTTTGCTTACCCGTTCCCCAAATTTCAATAGTATCTCCTTCTTCTGCCCTAATAACTTTTCTACACAATGCAGCAGGAGCTTTCTCTTTGCCTCCATCCCAAGTGCCTTCTGGCCCAAAGATATTATGATACCTAGCTATGCTTACGTCTAATCCATGATTTCTTTGTAATGCTAAATAAAATCTTTCACTAAATAGTTTTTCCCATCCATATTCACTATCTGGTGCGGCTGGATATGCAGAATCTTCGCTACATTTTGGGTTGTCTGGATCTTCTTGATTATATGCTGGATACATGCAGGCACTGCTGCTATAGAACAGCTTACCGACTTTTTTGCTAACAGCTATTGAGCCTATATTAAGATTAATTTGTGCAGAATTATGCATGATACCCGCATCGTTCTCTCCAGTGAAAATATATCCTGCTCCACCCATATCTGCTGCTAGTTGATAAACTTCGTCAAACACTTCTCCATTAGGTAAAGACATTACTCTTTCAGCATTTCTAAAATTACACAAATCTCCTAGTGCAAAATCATCAGCTTCTGTTGTAGAGAAATCTGGTATCTTTAGATCCGCACCTCTAACCCAGTATCCATCTGCCTTTAATCTTTTAACAAGATGCGATCCTATGAATCCACCGGCTCCACACACTAATGCTGTTTTCATCTAGCTTGCCTCTTTTTTTCTATTTCTTTTTGTAACATAGATAAGAATTGATTATTTAATTGTCTTATGTTGTCTAGCTGCCAATTAACCACACTTTCGTAGTAATCGATATTTTTTTCTAGCTCTTCTATTTTGTCTTGTACACAAGTTATATTATTACAAATCATGTCTGGGTGCAAGAAATGACTATTATCATTAGCGGTTTGTCCTATACACACTGTGTTTAATGAGCTTGCGTCATGGAAAAATTGACCATGTCTTTGACTAATACATATTGCATATTTAGATTTTGATAAATTGCTATAATATTGTTTCGATTCACCCTCTATAATATTAGTAGGACAATAATATGAAGTATTTTTTACTGGAGAATTATTGTTGTTTGGCATATCTAACATATATTCGTCTTTATCTCTATTGTCTAAAAAGTACCCATGCTTGTTTGTAACATTAAACATTTTTTGCATAGCTTCTATATCTCTAGGAAAAGTAAAGAACTTTTCATTAATATGTCTTTGCTGTTGATGATTAATATGTTGCAAAAATACGTCGTAGTCTTGACTATATTTAGCATCAAAATGCTCAGCATTAAAATATAAAAATAGAGTATTGGGGTATCTATCAATAATATTTTTTTGTATTATTGCATCTTCTGATATTACTACATCATATTGACCAAAATCTACATCATCAATATTCACTGTATTTTGTGTGTGTTGCTTTACGGTGTCGAACAAATGAGAAATCTCTCTCATCCAGGGCATAGCAATAGTTTCATTAATTATTGCACAGTCCATTTGTAACAATAATATCATTTGCAAAGGATGTCCAGCTTTAGCATAAAATTTTGAAAGTATAAATTCTGGACTAACATCATTAAACTTAAATGATGACCACGGGCCACCTATGTGTATTTTTTGCTTAACATACAGACTTTTCACAACATGCCCCAAGGATCAACGACTTTTTTATTATAAAAATTTAATCCAGCAAATCTTTTATCTGGATGCATAATTATTATGCAATCACTTTTATTAATTAGGTCTTCTGGCGTTTGTTCCATAAAAATATTTAAATTTTCAGATGTTTGCACTATGTAATCAAATACCCGCACTTGTTTTTGTATTCTTTTTAGAAGTGATACAGATGGCGACCCTATGGTAACTGGTGAGTCAGGTTTAAAAGATAAACCAAGAATGCCTATGTTTTGATATTTATCACACTCTTTAGCTATACTATTTAAAACCATATCGTTAACTTCTTGTGCAAATATTAGATTTTTAGCTATATGATTCCTGTCTTTAGCGAATTTTACAAAAGCGGTGGCATCTCTGGGAAAACAGGTACCTCCATATGGAGCACCCGCGCCAAAAAACTTATTACCAATTCTTTGGTCCATACCTACAACATTAGTAATATTATGGACATTGACATTTGGCAAGCCTTTACAAAGCTCTCCTAAAAAATTAGCAAAAGTAATTTTACTTACTATATATGCATTTAAAGCAACCTTAGCTATTTCAGTTTCTTCTAAGGTTAAAGATTCATGACTACAATTGTTTTGGTGCATTTTAGACCAAACTTTATGTACAGTTTCTAAATCTCTAACATTATTAGATCCGACTAGGAAAAAGTCTGGATTTTTAAAATCTTTAATAACGCTGCCTAATTTTACAAAATCAGGTACATACGCAAAGCCAAAATCATCCTCAAATTTTTTACCAGAAATTTTCTCTATGTCAGATATTAATTTTTTAATACTACCAGGTAAAACAGTTGAAGATAGAACTATGGTATGATACGGCTTTTCTATCTTTTTCAAGTTTACAGCTATATCAGACATAGCAGCTTCTACAAAATCAGCAGCATAGCCATCATCTCCCAACTGTGTATTAACTAAAATTATAGATACGTCTGTCTCTTTAATTGCCTGTTCATATGAGTCTGTAAATTTTAAAAATCTATGCTTGCAGCTATTAAACAATTCTTCAAGACCCGGTTCATAAAATGGAAGCTGTCCATTTTTTAAACTATCTAATATATATTCGTTTTTATCAACAGCAACTATACTATTCCCTATTTCTGCTAAACAGCTTGCCAAAGGTAGTCCTAGTTTTCCCAAACCTATAAAACTTATATTCATTGTAATACCTGTAATATTTTTTTGGTTAGATCTAAAGGTCCTATAGATACCCTAAAACAATTTTGCAATCCCTCCAAGTAACTCCTATCTCTGACTAAAATTTTATTTTCTGCTAAAACCTTTAGTGTATTTTTAATATTATCGGTTTTAACAATTATAAAGTTTCCGTAACCCTTTAGTGTTTGGTACGATGTGTTTAAATTATCATAAAAATATTGCTTAGACAATTCCGTTTGCTCAACACATGAGTTCAAATAATCAATATCAGACAATGCAGCTATTCCAGCAAGTTGAGCAATTGAGTTTACACTTTTGCCATTTTTAATTTTTTGTAAAGATTTTATATTTTCTTTATTAGATATAATATATCCTAGTCTAAATGAAGCTAAGCCAAATGCCTTAGAGAAAGTTCTTGTCACAACAATATTAGAAAATTGTTTTGTTAATTGCACACAACTTGTTTTACAAAACTCATAATAGGCTTCATCTATAATAAATAGAGTATTTGGATTATCTTTTAGTAAACTTTCAATAACAGATATGGGTATCAAATGTCCAGTTGGATTATTAGGATTAACTATATATACAACATTATGCTTTGAGCATTCTTCAAAGTCGTATTCATGTTTATCAAAAATATTATTTATTAAAGAGCTTGTGTGGTTGGCTGTATTAATATCAATAAAGGTATCTACCTGAGTATATGATGGTGCATAGGTCAGAACACTGGTGCTTTCATCTACAAACACAGAAAATATGTCTTTTAAAGCATCGTCAGATCCATTGTATACCTCAATATTTTCTTTTGGAACATCAACATACTCAGATATTTTGCTTTTAAGTTGTTGTTGTGTGATATCAGGATATAGTCTAAAATTAATTTGTTTGGTTAAACTGTCAAAAACTTCTGTTACCTTGGCACTAGGAGCAAACAAAGACTCGTTCCAATCACAAAGAGTCCACGACTTATCTAAAGTAAATCTATTAGATGTAACATATGGTTTAATTGTTGCCAAATGTTTATTGTGCTTAATCATTTTTCTGTAAAGATGTTTCTTATTTTACCTGTTTCAGTACTTCTTTTAATTTCATCAACTATTGCAATATTCAGTGGTAGCGAACCTACTCTGCTAGACATACCTTTTCTAATTTCGGTTTCCGTTTTTTCGCAAAATTTCTCATTCTTAACAATATTCATTGTAAGACTACGGTCTGCTTTTTGAAAAATTTGGAACATTTTAACACCATCTATCTTATACATCATAGTGTAAAAGTTAACCCCTGGCAATCTACAACCATCTTTAGATATTAGTATATCGTCACATCTACCATCTATATCTAACATAGTGTAACATGTGCTTTTGTCATTGTTTATGATTCCTACATCGTTTGTTTTATATCTAAGAAAAGGCATATAGTAATTATTAAACCCTGTACCAACTATTACATTTTGATCATTTTCTTGCACAAATTCAGTAATACCATATTCAAAATTTTCATAATAGTGGTCCGACTCACTAGTTTGATGATGAAACACAACTTTTTCTTGTAGTCCATAGTGCGCTTTGGGTTTGATGCCAAAAGCCTTATATATTTTGTTAGACCATTCTTCTAACATTTTTTCTGAGGCTACATGTATTTGCGATATGTTTAATGATAAATTATGGTCTTCACATAAACATGCTAGTATGTAAATGCTAGACGGATACCCAACCAGTGTGTGATAATTTCCTGCATTTATTTTTTTTACATAATCATGTACAGTCTTATCATTAACATGATATGCTGACATGTATAGTCTTCTTAATTCATAGTCATAATTCCATAACATATTTTCTTTAGGGGGCACAAATCTACGCAGCCAAACACTAGGCTTGTCGTACATTGTTGCTCCATGGTCATTAAAAGCCCTTAGTACAAAAGCGGCTTCTTTTTTGTATAAATCATCAGTGCCATAAAAAATTAATTTTTTACCTGTTGATCCACTAGTTCTAAATTCAAAACATTTTTGTCCAATCATATTAGAAGCAATAAGATCTTTTGTATTATCTCTAATAATATCTTTTGTAAGTATTGGCAGTAAAGAGATATCAGAAGCAGATTTGAATGATTGTGGACAAAGCCCACGGTCTAACATCACATTTTTATAGTAAGGCACATTATTGTAGCAGTGTGTAATGAGTTTCTTGAACTCTAAATATTGATAGTCTAATAATTGTTGTTTGTTCCATGTTCTAGATGTCATTAAGTTTTGAAAAGTTTCTACAAAAATCTTACCATACCTACGATTGAAAGGCACGCAATTGTAGTATGCTCTTTTTAGAAAACCAGGACAAACTTTAATTATTTTGTTTACACTACCCATTATGAAAAAAGTCTTCGCTGTTAATAGCTTTGTCGTCAATATAATAATCTGCCATATACTTTACTCCACTTCTCAGGTGATCAAATTTTAATCCCCAATCTTTTAGTTGATTTAACGTTTTAAAAAACCAAGACCTACCTGAATTATTACCTCTGGCTGTTTCAATGATGATTATATGTCCCTCATCATGTAATTCGTTAATTTTATTAATTCTGTCAGATATAGGCTTAGAATCAAAATACTGCGGACCACTCTTACCGTCTGGGCCCACACCCATTTCAGTTCTACATAACGTGTCGTCTAAATCTACTACATAAATTAATCTTTTCATTATAAAGGTGCTTTTACATTTACTCCTGGAAAATTTGGAATTACATGCGTTGATTGATTAAATTTTCGCATAGCTTCTACCAAAAGTCTTTCATTTTCTCTAAACTGTGGCCAGAATGAAGGTCTAGAACTTTTGTAAGGGCCTCTAACGTCTCCACCTTCTTCGTGATGTAAAGCATAAATATTTTCACTACAATCTATACTATCATAGCCTATTTGTCTTGGAAGCCATAACATACACCTATCAAAAGATCCTCTAGCTATTAAGAAATTTGGAAAGAAATTTTTAGAATTTAAATTTAAATATACGTCTTTGTGAAAACAAAAATAGTCACAATGTTCTGTGTTTCTGAATGGCAGGTCACCAGCAATTTCCATGATTTGCTCATCAGACAAATTATTAATATCTAAATCACAATAATCTACCCAATCTCTTCTTTTGCCTACCATTTGAAAGGGCTTATCATATTTATCTTTTATATGCTTAAAAGTTTCACAAAAATCTGATAAAAATATTATATCGCTATTTACATAGCAAAGATATTGATTATCGGTTTTATCTATAGCATCTAGGAAAAGATCTTTGATTGAAGGTGGATCTAAAGGCTTGAGTTCTTTAGGATATTTTCTAGCAACAACTTTAGGATGTTCTAAAATCTGACTAGTTTCTAAAGACGTATACACTACAATTTCATGGACGCAATCTAGTTTTGTCCATGATAGTAGTGAGTTTTTTTCTCTATACAAGAATTGTTCTAGAGTAGTAAAGAATGTTATCATTTTAAAAACTTAGCTTTGCATAATGTCCTAATTTTTTCTTTTACGCCATCGTCCCATAAAAATTCCTTTACCATTTTATTATATGGCTTATAGTTTTTCCAATTTTGTGCATAGTGGTCTGCGTTGCTATGCTCTCCCCATTCTCCAATATACTGTGCATTCATAGTAAAGGTGGATATTTTAATAAAATTATTTAAGGCTAGAAAACCACTCATAACACTATCTTGACTAGTTACTACTTTGGTTGGGTCCATGCCATATTGTTCACAGTATCCCAATATTTGTTGATGCGGCCTACCCCTATAGTCATCTGGTAGCATAGCATAGTAACCTTCCATAAAAGGAGCCACAACATCATATGCTCTTTTAAAAAACCCATATCCCCAAATATGCTCCATTTGCATAAATTTGTTATTATTTCTCTCTTGCTGTTTATCCCAATCGTCGTATCTTGTAAGATAGTCACAATACTTAAAAACATCTGTGTGTCTATGAATTTCACCAAAACAACTCACCATACTGACGTCTTTATCATCCTGGAATTTATCCATTAATAAATTTAACTGTTCTAGATAATAGTCATTTAATACTATATCGTCTTCTATAAATATAGCAGAATCTGCTCTATCAAAAATAAATTCTCTTGCTCTTTTTTGATTAAAAGCAACGCCTAAGTTGCATTCACTAGCAAAGACTTTGGATTTAGGAAAATGCTTACTAAAAACATCTACACTGTTTTTTACTTTGGGCTTATCATCCGTTAGTATTCTTGCACCATCTTGAAACAAAAAAACCTCAGCGTCCTTGACTTGAGGCTTTAATGCTTGCAATACTTTATCTAAATAATCTGGACGATTATACGCATATACTACTATTGGTCTTGACATTATAATCCTAGATACTGTAGTGAAGTTAACTCTTGGTTAGTTTATTATAAACTAAAAGAGCAACCACGCCACCACCAATTCCCATAAAAATTCCCGCAGGCTCTAACGCACTATAAAACCCTAATAAATAAGATGCTGCTCCGCCGCAATACGATCCAGCAACACCAAGGGCTACGGTTTGAAAAAACCCTAATTTTTCTTCACCAGGAACTATACTCTTAGCAATAGACCCTACAAAAATACCATATACGCACCATATTAATAAACTAAACATTACTTACCTCTATTAAAGAATGAACTTGTTCGTGACTCAAATCGCTTGCAGCATCCAATATTTTCTCACACAAAACACTTCCATGTTTTTTATATTCTTCCCTTGGCATATTTTTCCGTAATATTTTTTTAAGACGCATTTTGGTATACCATCCACGCCTTACGCTTAATGTTTTAATATGACTAGCATAAGCAGTACATTTTTGTTCAGTACTAGTCAGCATTTTGAGTTCTGTTTTATTACAGTCTTGTATGACTCTGATCAAAGTAAGAAATACCCCAATCAACATAATAACAACTATGACACTACCAAAGTTAGCCTTCGGATCTATGTCAGAATCTATAGCAATTTTTTCTGCAATTTTTTCTAATTCATTCATGATATTACTTCGGCCTTATGTTAATATAAAATTTACCATCCCTGGCGCCAGTTTTTAAAATACCATCCGATGTTATTTGTGCTTTAGCTTCAACTGGCGGACCTCCGCCTATGACTGTAGGAGGATACCCAGCAGTATTCGTTCCAAAAACAGGGTTGTACCCTGCAGTATTGTACGCTGCAGTATTATACCCTGCAGTACTATACACTATATTGTCGTCAATATTATTTATAGTCGTTTGTAAAATTTTGTTGAATAGTTCTTTATTACTCATCATCTTTTCTGTCTATAAAATATTGAGCTATGTCCTGTTTAAACTCTGGCTTGTTGGGCAGCAACTCTATAAGACCATCTGTAATTTTTATGTCTGTATATGGGTCATATTTGTGATTCTGTAGTATTTTGTTCTTTTCCCAATACTGTCTATTGTCAGTATTCCCATGATACAAATGCTCTACACTCCCTTTAATACACCCAATTTGACCGTTGACGTTTTCATTATTGCTTAAGGCCCATAATAGGTATTTACGCCTCATTCTTGGAGGCAGAACCAATACTTGCTGATGGTCCCACAGTCCCAACCAAGCTATTAGCTGTAAAGCGTCATTGTTCCCCAACACATCGCAATCAAACAATCCACCATCTATCACATTTTTTCTCATAGCCCAACTAAAACCTATAGCTGGCCAATCTTGTTTCTTTGTATTAAGGTAGTCTCTAGCAAAAGAAATGTTATTATGTGTGCTGTTTTCTGATTTCTCATAAACGCTTTCAAAACATTGTGCAACAGGGTAACGATTTAAAGTTTTATCTATGTCTTTTAGTATATCTTTATTATTAAAGATAATGTCACAGTCCACCCAAACCACAATATCTGTACTATTTGGAAGACTATCAATTAATATATTTAGAAGTCTTTCTTTTTGCCAGACTATATTAGAAGTTGTTCCTTTTAGCTTTATGCTGTCTTCTATAAAAAAATCTTGATCATCAATGGTGAGTTCTGCTGTATGAATTTTATATGGAAAATGTCTACGAAACTCTATATAGTTATTCTTAATCCTATTAGAGTTTGTAAAATTGAAGTACGAAGTTATAAATGATATACTCACAGTTTCTTATATTCTAAAATAATCTGTGTTGGATATTCTAATATACCTAAGTTTAAGGGGTTGTCTTTACTTGATCCCAAATACTTTAGTTCTTCATCGTTGTAGTCAAGTTGTTTATTGGGCAAAATTGGCCTGAGGTTATTCGATGCATTGATAACTTTAAATATGTTGTCTAACTGTATTCCAGGCAAACAATCATCAATTAAAATTATAGCAGAATCGTTGAGAAAATTATTTGGATGATTTAAAATAACAGTGAGTACTATATCTTTAGCTACAGCATCAATAAAAAGGAAATCATAACTACTATTGTTAGACGATATAGTAGTAAACTGACATTCATTGTGCAGTGTAGTATACTCTGAGAGTTGCATTTCATGTAATACGCCTTTAGCCCAATTATAATTATCTTTATTAACTTCTATTGAATAAAATTCAAACCCAAATATTCTTGAAAGTTGTGCAAAAGTAACGGTGCTCCAACCCTCATTTGTCGAGTCTTTACGCATTGTGCCAAACTCTATTATTTTTTCTGGTTTTCTATCTAAGATTAATTCAATCGCATGATTAAATGAATTATATCTGCAATTACCTGCTAAAAAACCTTTTTGTTTTGGTTTGTTGTCTTCTTCCGTCATAAAATATCTTTAATTTCATTGTGCAATTCTGTTTTATCGCTAGACCATTGCCATAAACCATTACTACCTAATTCAATATCCTCACTGATATCAAACAGATGTTTGTTTAATATGTGTGTATAAATTGGACGTTGACTACTAGTGGTGGTAATTTTAATGTCATTTAAATTATTTAATTTATTTTGCACAACCATAAAGTCATCGATAGCTTTGGCTAATAGGGGTAGGCTAATATCTTGATGGAAGTCACGACAAAAACTGTTATTCCAAGCTCCTTGCCAAGTAACAATTTGATGTAATTCATTATTGCCTACAATAGAAAAATCATACAAGCCCTTAGGCAAAGCATCTCTTCTTGCAGCCCAAGCCAAATCATACCTACCTACATTAGATATGACAGGATTATTCTTTAGACTATATTTTTCACCTTCCTGTTTGATTTTTGCTAGATATCCCAACTCATCATTAACATGACTAAAAAGTTGGCATATAGGATATTCGTCTAATGCCACTGTTGCCCTTTTGTACCATGACAAATCTTCAAAAATAATATTGGGATCTAACCAAGCTACTTGATCAACAGAAGACCTTAGTGATTCTACACCTATATTAATTAATCTTTGTGGTTGCCAAAGCATATTAGATTCGTTGGCAGATATCCTAATAGAATCATCAATCCAAAAATATTGATCGGCAAAAGCAACTTCTACTACAGTTAAGGGAGCATTTAGATTATTTTTAAATTCTATAAAATCCTGTCTAACTTTGTCAGAATTATTAGGATTAAAATAGTAGCTTATACATCGTAACATGGTTATCTATAAATTATATTACTTGTTTTTTCTAACCCATCTTCTGGTTCACAATAGTTGCAATCTATTTTCTTAATTCCATCACCACTGATATACCACCCCTTGCCTTTACACACTGGACAGTCTTTGCGTTTGGGTTTTTTAATGTTCACGCTGTCACCCGCAGCAGCTTTTAAAACAGCTCCAGACAAAGTCACCACAGAAGTTGTACTATATTTAGGTGTTGCAGCAAACGCTACGGTCATCATTAATGCTACACAAAATAATTTATTCATTTCTTAAGCCACCTATCTAACAAATCTCTTAATGGTCTTTTTGGTTTTGTGATATGTTTGTCTGTACTGAATAATTTCATAATACCTAATATAAAATCCGTTAGAATTCTAATTAATTGATTCATAAGAAGCTGATCTATCCAGCCACCTTTATGCTCGTCTTTCTGTTCGTCTGTCATAGATAACTCTCAAATCCGTAGTCAGGAAGTTTTTGTGGTGGAAATCCATTAAAATCACTAAAGGCGTAAGCTCCGTTTTGCCTTAACATACCAGCCGCTACATCTGCGTGTATTAAAAAAGAACCATCAGGAATAGGACCCCAATCTGGATGTCCTCCAGAGTTCCATTTACCCCAGCTATTTTGAACAAGAAAGGCTGGCTCATCACCAGTATCATCGCAAGCCGTCCAAGCCATTGCGTGAGCCCATGACCCACTTTTACGAGCAAATCCCTTAGAGCTACGCTTGTTAGAAAATCCATAGCCGCTACAAACACTTAATCCATACCCATTAGCTAATGCGTCCCTAGCTTCTTCTATTGTTCGAATTAACGAGACTGTTCTAATCTGATGATCATCTGCTTTTGCTAAAACCTTATCCGGCACTCCACGACCACCCCAGTTTGTGCCTATCTTACTATTGTACTTGCTGAAGTCGGCCACCCCAGGATAATTTTTACGCACAAGAACGCCGCCTGTTTGACTCACAAATGTAGCAGCACGACTACAACTCATACCCTGTCCAGTATGACCTCTAGCGCCGTATATTGCTTCTGTAGCACCTCTAGCAAGCCAGCTTTCTTTGTCTCCCTTCACATCTATTTCTACAGCTCTAGTTACATCACATCCATTTCGTGTAGCATGTGAAACGCAATCGCCCGTAGTCTGTCGTTCTGTGTAGGCATTTTTGTCAAATTTCAACACAGACTTATATGGTGTTGACAGTTTACCCTTACCGCTATTTTTTATTCTCTTAGCGCCGTCTGTAAAGTAGGCGTATTTAGATGTAGCAATTAAGTCGTCATAGACATGCTGTTCCCAAAGGCATCCGCTAAAGCCTTTTTTGTATTCATTGTATAATTGTTCTGGTGTCATTCTTGCCATTATTTACTACCTTGATAGAATGCCCAGCTTAAAGCCCTGAAAGCTTCAGCAGACTTGGATCTTAAATCATCACTTAACGACACATCATCATCCCCAATAGCAGTAACTACCAAAGACCTAGAGGCTTCTGCAAGGTTAGGGTACTTATCTTTGATATCTAATCTCAGCATATTGCCAGCAATAGAATTAACTTGCCTAATAGCATTAGTGTCTTTAACTACTTGATCTTCTCCATCTAGCTCTATTAGTGTTGCTATGTCTGCATATAAAGAAGATAATTTTAAGGCATCTGATTTTCTAGTAGAATCTTCAGATGATTGCAGTATTTCTTTGATTTCTCTTGCTTTTTCTAGTAGATCAGTGTCTGAAGGAGCATCTACAACATATGATTCAACAACAGACACATTATCTGAAGGCGTAAAAATATTACCCAAATCTGGCTTAACTAAACCAAACAATACTAGAATTGCACCTATCGCTAATAATACTTTATTCTGCATCGTCTTGATCTCCACACACTGTTGGGCTTAAATAAGGAAACATAGTATCGGCTACTTCAACAGCTCTTTTGCACCCACTTTTTTCTGCTAAATCTCTGGTCTGCTTCCAAGAAACAACCAGATCGAAAAACAGATTTTCAGTCTTAGCATTTTTTACAACAGATGGCACTTTGACAACTACTGTTGATGAGCCTGTTTTACTTTTAATCTTATCTACCAAATCCATAATAAATTTTTGTACAGGGCTTAGCTGATCCTTAAATAGCACCCATATAATTATACCAGCACCAGCATATAAAGCCAAATCCATTGTGCTTAATTTAGAACTAAATTCATTAAAACTGTCTGTAAAATTCATATCACCCCTCTACTTTTTTCTTTATAAATATTCCGGTTTCCCTAAACGTGGTAACTAACGCATCAATGGTTGATCCAACCAATATCATTAAAAATGCTTTTACAGATTGATGGAATAAAGGTTCTAAAAAATTAGGAATCATAGGTATGTCTACTGATTTAAAAACCTTATCATAAAAATTAGATATAGCATCTAACGCTACTTTCTTCTTTTCTGGACCACTTAGATCTGTGCCAATTTTTTCAATTATCTGGATAATACTAGCTGTGGCTAGTTGTAAAATTTTCCAAGCCTCACCAACAGCAATCCTTTTGGCGTCATTTAAGGCTTCTTTTATATTCTTTGTTAGCTCATCTACTTCACCATAAATTAATTCTTTTTTTTCTTCGCTCATTATTATTACCTTAATGTAGTGTTATATAGGGCTGTATATCTTTATATGTGGAACCACCAATACCATTTATATCTATCAACTGTTCAACGTAATCAAATCCGTCATTTTGTTCTCTGTATTGCAGAATTTTTTCAGCAATAGACGGGCCTATGTGTGGAAGTTGTATTAATTCGCCTAAGTTTGCTGTATTTATATTAATTTGATTATATTCTTTGTCAACCCCTACATACTCTTCTAGTTCTCTACGGTGTTGTTCTGAAGCCTTTTGTTTATTCCTACCCTGTATATATCTGTAGAATATAGCAGTCTGTCCACCAATCAGTATGACGGACTCTACAGCATGAGTGACAACTGTAATCAGTGTATCTTTTGTATCACTTTCTGTAATGATACCAGCTAAGAACAGACCACTAAATATGAAGCTTACTAAAGTAAACCAAAATTCACTGGTCTGATATCCTTTAGTTTTCATTTATTTACCTTATGAGGCTGTGTCCCCAGAATAGTAACGAGTATCATCAAATCTATTGGTATATTTTGTTTCTACATCAGTAGCAACAGGCTGAGTGAGAGGATAGTCGTTACGAGTTCTTTTTGCTTTTACATTAGCAAAAGTATCTGATCTACTAGGTTGAGTAACGATAGAACCTTGACGAGCTGTATTGTCTCGTAATACGTCGGAAGTTGCCATGATAATGCCTCACTGGTTAATAATTTAAAAGCTAGTATAATATACACCATTATGCCTGCATGAAATCCCATCTAGCCATATCTATTGCATAATATTCTTGAATTTGATCAATTTGAGATTTAGTTAATACTGGTTTTTCTGCTGTTTTTGATGGGTTGATTCTTTTTAACGGAAAGTCTAAGTCCAATAATTCTGCTGCTTTTTCTAGCTGATCATGCATTCTAAAATAATGTAGATCTTTAGCATGAAATCTCTCCTGAATTAAAAAGTGTATATTTTTATATATCGGTGTGCAAAAACGGTGATACATTATTCTTTTGTTGGTGTGTTTTGCTATTTTAAGTACCTTGTCTGTTTCGTTGATTAGGTCTTCTATAATTTCTTCCACTGTAACTATTTGTAGTAATTCTAAAAAAGCTACGGATGATTTAAATTTTTCTACGGGATCACGAAATATTTGTATCACCGGCCTGTCAGGATGGAACCTTTTGGGTACTTTGTTATGGTACGCTAGTTGATCTGTAGCTAGTCTTTGGGGATTAATCTTCTTTAGAAATTCTGGGTAATATCTTTTGAGTATCGCATAAGCAAAGCTATTGCTGGCACACTTAGGATTAAAAGCAAGCAGCCAGTTTTCGTTACATATAAAGTATTTACTCATTTATGTTTTGAGATTTAATTCTCTAGTGCTTCAATAGCTTTAGCCAGTGTAGCTATCTGTATTTTAAGATCATTCATGACCTCTGTATTCTTTTCCAATGCCCTAAACAAGATATTACTATCTTCTTTATGCGTATTTAATCTTTCCATAATAAACTGCCTATCTTTAGAATACTGACTTGCTTCTGACTGTGCTGCCAACATTGCTTCTACATCCTTGCGATTCACTAAACCTTTAATAAAAGTTGTCCAGAATCCTACCAATGCTATAATAATACTAAGCATAGACATTGTTAGGTTTTCAAAGAAATGACCCACAGTTGGTTCTGCCATTTTTATCTCCAAGTAAATATAAAAAAAATAGACCAATAGTTTTTACACCACAGGTCTACTTTTAAAGTCAAAATATTAAGATTAAGTAGTCTTAGCTTCGTAATCTACGCTTGATGGATTCTTAGCACCAGTTCTGAATGTAAGCTCACCAGCACCACCAACACCACCATTAACAGCTTGGTCAATAGGTGTATCTCCAACAGTTGTAGCATTGTATGCTGTAGTTACTCCACTAGGAACTGTGCTAAAGTTACTTGTTTGACCGGATATGCCAAACATATTAAAATCACCAGCACGAATACGGGTTGTGGTGTCAGCTACCTTTTGACTAACTAGTTTATGAACAGATACTGTAGAAGGTCTAACTGGTGTTTCGTAAAGCTCACCAATACTTGCTACGGTATTAAGTATAGCTCCACCTAAACCAATTTGTCTTACATCAGCAGATGCTACAGATACTGTCGATCCGTGTACAGTTACTGTGTCATCAGATGATTTTAAGGTTTTAGTTATAGGACTATCACTAGATGTAGTTCCGGTATTAATAGCAGAACCACCATCATTCACCGTTGTGGTGATTGAGCTATGTGCTTTTCTTGTACTCATTATTAATCTCCATGGTTAAATAGGCATATATGCAATAGTGCTATACCCCAAAATGGCTGATATTGGCTTAATTTTATGAAGAGTATCTATACTGGGCATTAGAACCAAAATACCCATCATAAGGATTGGGTGTTGTAAACCAAGCTGCTTCTTGTCCAGAAGGAAGCGTGGCCGCATGAAGTATACATTCTGTTTGGTTCTTAATGAATGGTAAAGCCACATATACCGAGTCAGGATCTAGTGCTGCAGCACCATTGGGTGAGGTGCAACTATCATCTGGGCAGGCGGCTTCGTACTCATCATATGTGTCCCATATTGCTGGGCCATACCAAACGGCAGTATATTCAGATTCAGGATCGCTAGGATCTCTACCACTGACAATCCATCCTGGACCTTGATAATCTAAATAATCATCACCAGTAAGCGAGCCACCAATCTCTCCTACAGCTCTCCACTTTTTTTTTCTACACTCTCCACAAACACCGCAATGCTTAGGTTTGCATGTATCTGTACCACTAATATTAATCCCCAAATTAAACAACGGAGTGTCATAAGAAGGGGGTGACACAGGATCTGGTTTTCTAGAAAAATTTAAATTAGCCATATTTGTTAAAACCTTTTGTAAATTTATTAGGAGGATTCGCCTAGACAGAAAGTAATTGTTTTTGTACACCCATTCAAATCATTTAACAAAGCGTCTTGTTGGTCAGGTGTTAAATCTACGATACCTTTAGCTTTTTTAGCCTTCTCTTTAGCGGCATCATCTAGCACAATTTTTACGGTAGCATTTAGAGTAACAGGATAAGAATATGTTTTGCCTTCACTCGTATCTCCTCTAGCAGCGCAGCATGCCTTATCTGCTGGATAAGTGGTGTTTACATGGCTACCTGGACCTGTATCGAAGCTAGTCATACCTGCTGCATTTGTTGTAGTAAACATCTGCGGACCAAACACGCCAGACGCTAATGGATATCTTTGAGGTATTACTTGTGTACCGCAAGGTACTCTATGTGTAGTATTTACAGTTTCTCGTATAGAACTTCTTATTACCTGTCCTAGTCCTTGCTCAATAGCGTTTTTATTTTGAGTTGCATTTTCTGCTATCTCCTCATCAAGTGCTGCTTTCTCAGCTACAATTGCAGCTCTGTCTTTTGTCAAGTCTTCTTTATATCTCATAGCATAGCGCAGGTTATCTCTTTGTACCGCAACTTGTTTTTCGTATTCTGCTATTGCCTCTGTGAAAGCCTGATCTGCTATATTTCTAAATGCGGTACTTGCCTTTCTCACCTTGGGACGTTTCATTGTTGGCAGGTTTTGTTCGACTTTGAAAAGATCTCTACAAAAAGCTTCTACGTTTGGAAATTGTTTTTTTATGTGGTCTGACATCTTTTTTTCGCCAAGACTAATGGTGTTGTATTCTTCTACGCTAAAACAGTGAAAAGTTTGTGTTGGTATGTCTGTTACACCACTACACTCTGGGAATGGTGGAGGATTAAAAACAGTAGGTCCTCCGCTAGAAAAAGGACCAGGTAAAGTAATGTTTAGTATATTAGCTAACGTTGAAGCACTTGTTGCCTGCTCATAAAATAACGTTGCAAACCTATCACTTGCGCTCTGACTAACAGATGAGCCCCAGCCAGTAACAGTAATTTCTCTATTATTACCAGAACCTGCTTCAGTATACGACAAATTGCCACTGTATTTTATATTGTACTGAAGTATAGCAACTAGAGTGGATGCTCTGAACCCATCATATATTTGATCTAGTTGGTATTGATAACTTCCTGAAGGATCGTTCCAAGTGTTATATTGTTTTCTGGCATCTGTCACCATCTTTAGTTTACTCTCAAAACAGCTTCCAATCTGATTTATACGAGTTTGCATTGCGACTAGAAGATTATCAACATAATCTAGTTGCGTGTCTAGATCACAACAACGTTTTTTATATTTTATGTTGGTATCACAGTTTGATTCAGGTATCGTAACACAGCTTAAAAAGTTTACTCCAGCATTACTACAATTGCTAGTATCTTCGCAGCCTTCTTGTCTAAAATTTAAATGCAACGTATCGATCTGTTTGTCGGTTTCTTTTACAAGTGCTGCTGCCGCATTCTTAGCATCTAGCAACTTTGTGCATTCAGGCGTTGAAAAATAATGGTCTGGGCAACCTGCACTTTCATATGCTTGTCTAGCACTATTTAATGCGCCTATTTGTATTGTTCGTGTTTCAACTTTTGATAAAATACTATTAACTATAGTGTTGCAATCTGGCATTGTTATTAACCTTTATTTTGACATTAAAAATATGTAATAAACCCAGCAAAATTTCGACTTCTGATATATTGTATTTTTGACTCTTCACCAAAAAAAGTATATCCAGGATAATTATTATCCTGTACAGGGAATGACATGGTTTTTGTTTGATTTTGTCCTTTTACCACGGCATCTCTAACTATACTGCCACCATAACTGATAGTTGTACCAGCAGATTTGTCAGCAGCTCTTGAATTTCTGCCTTCAGTAACACTAAGGTTTCCTCCAGTAAAATCAAATCCGCTAGGTGATGCAGTAAAGTTGGACACCACTACTTCTGGATTACCGCCATCACTAAAAATACCACTACCTGTATTGATGACAGGTTCGCTTACTACAGCTTTATTTACATCAGTATTTGCAGAATGTGCTGTAGTTAACGCAGTAAACTGCTGCAACGTATAATTGTTAAATCCTAAAGAAAATGTTGCCATCTTAAAACCCTTAAGTATAATTGTGTAAGCTTACGTCTTTCTATACACAATTACTACTCAAAGCTTCTAAAGTGAGAATATTGTTCGTTTTATAGCCATATATATCTGTTTTTTGAATAAGATTGAGCTGCTTCTCATTCCAAGCATTACCATTTACAATAACATTAATATAAGGCACTTTCTTTGCGATCATCATAGATGCTATCAAATTATCTACTATATTATCTAACATATAATTATTGGAAGGATAAATAGTATCAATCTGATGTGCTGCAACCATTGTGGTAATTTTGTAGAGCATATATTCTGTATATGTTCTATAATCTATAACATATCTAAGTTCAGCATTATGTCTATCACAAAGAGCTTTTTGTTCGTTAATGTCCTTCCTAAATTTATCGTACTTTTTATTACACAAGGCGTGATTAGGTGCTACAAGTTCTATCATTTTAGCCCCGGCCTTTAAAGCGTTTTCTGTCTCTACTCTTCTTGATTCTATAGAAGACAGACCAAAAGGATAGTCTATAACAGTAGAAAGAATAGTCTCAGAGTCTTTTAGAAGATTCTTAATAGCCCTAAGGTAAGACGGCAATACAGACACCACATCAACAGACAGCTTAACTGCCTTGGCAACATTTTGTTTTACTTCTATATCGTTGGACGCTACATCGTAGTATCCATACTCTAAAATATTCATGACGCTATATCTTTAATTGATTTAATATCAGGATGTTTTCTATCTCCTAATACACCATCAGCGAACCCATAGCTAACAGCTTCTTCTGCATTAATATACCAATCTCCTTGTTTTAGTTTTGTGTTTAAAAAGTTTTTAACTTTAGTTGTTGTTAATTTATCACCATACTTATCTTTGAAGAATTGTCCATTTGCACATTGACCAGCATATACATCTAACATAACGCTACATATATGCTTTTCATAAGCTACCCAATTTTGCACGCTAAGGTATTCACCACCGGCATCGGTTGATCCATAATGACTCATAAAATAAGCGTTAGGCATCATTATTCTAGTGTCAGCAGCCTGTAGAATAATACTACTCATGCTTTCTGCTTGACCATAAACCAAAACGCTTACATAAGACTTACAATTAATAATAGCGTCATATATAGCCATACCATCTGACCACTCTCCTCCAACACTTTGCATGTGTATTAAAATATGATTGTGGTTGGTATAGTCCAAAGCTCTTATGTTTTTAATAAAAGTATTGGCCATTCTATATTCTACGCCAGGATTCCCATCATCTGCTACAAAATGATTATGCAAAAATATCTCTCTTGTTTTCATACTAGAAGAATAATTGTGTAGATCAAAAAGTAGATCATTTTGCTCGTTATTATTCATGTAGATATATTCCTACTAGTTTATTGACGGTATTCATCACATTTCTATCTATAAAGTTTTTACCTATAGCTATTCTGAAACGATATCTAGTAAATATATCTAAAATTTCAATACCATCAGTCTGTTCTATGATATTAGAAATTTGATTAGTAATATTAAAGTTGGTGTGGCCTACCCAAAAATTAAATACTTTACTAGGTGCGCTATATTCATTATAAGGAATTATTCCCATAGGCGAAGATATTGCATACATTAAATGTTTTTGCACTTCTGCATCTTGAGATTCTTCGTCTTCATCTAAATGATTTTCCTCATTTGCATTTTCTGGCCATGCTGGTTCTTCGTAATTTGGTAGATATGGATCTGTCCATTTTTCCCATATGATTTTATTCTTCATTTTTATTAATACTATAGCTAAAATCAGAAGGTCTGACCATAGGTATTTCTTTAGATGTTTGTAATTTGGTTATTGCTTTTAAGTTAAATAGTGTTTGTTTTATAAATTTTTCAGAACTTTTATCTTCCTGCATAGCATTAGACAATATATCTAAAACAGAATCAGTATAGCTACCATTATTTATATTATATAAAAGTGTAGCTAGTATTACACTAATAGAGTCTTCATCACTAACCCAGTCTATAGTAACGTCAACCTCATTAAAAGGATCTACCTTAAAAGTGACGCTTACTACAGATTGGTCTTCTAGTTCTAGATTTCTTTTTTTAAAAAAATTAAACATTTATACTAGATTTTTAATGTTTCTTAACGCTTTGTGTATATTTTGCCTAACGGCCTCTCTAGTTATATTAAAGCGTTGTCCTACTTTTTCAAGTGTATAGCCCTCAAAGTAATACAACTTGATGAACTCTCTTTGGTTGTCTGTCACTAAATTAGAGTTTAATATATTATATATATCATTATGAAGAATATCTTCCGATTCTTTTTCTATAGCGATAGCACAAGGATCTTTTTCCTTAGAGGGTATAGTGTCCTTAATATTAGAAGAATCTTCGTCTTTAGCAAAGTCTAATGAGGATTTCTTAGGTGCTTTATATTTTTTGGTAGCATAGGTCTGAATTGCCCAAATAGCACATTGGTTTCTATACGAATACCTAGTCTTTTTTTGACCGGTTTTACCAGTTCTGTTTGCATCCCACTTCCAATCTCCTTGCATAATTGCACTAGCAACATCAGAGATAGCATCTTCACTCTTCAGCATTTCTTTAGCTAAGGAACCTCCGAACTTATTGATTGTTTTCTTAGCCAAGTTTAGATATATCTTCAAATCATCAAATTCAACATTTTCCATTATCAAAATCCTTTGGTTCTAAATTAATTATTTACTTTTCTTCTGAGCCCTTTTCAAAGCTTCTGGCGATGGTCTGTCCTTATCTCCAGGTTTAGCTGGTCTATAATTTTTACCTTCACGAAGCTTTTTCTTTCTAATGTTCTCCCACAAACTTGCAGGAGTCATACCTTCTTTATCGTCATCAGAAGGACTAAACTTTACAAAATCATGAATAGTTGTCATGTAGTCTTCTGTTATAGCAATTTTACCCTGTAACCAACTCTCTGTCAAGTTGTTTTTAATTTTTTCGTCTTCAAGTGACATAAGTATTGATTGGGCATTTCTCATGATAGAATTTAACGAACCCACACTCATTTCTAAAAAGTCTTTTTTGTATTCATTTATATTATCTTCTGCCTTACTTTTTAATTCTTTCTCAACTCCAGATAAAATGTTTTTATAACTCATGACCTACTCCTGCGTAATACTTTTTAAGTTCTGGGTAAATTGTTTTTATAATTGTTTTAGCTACAGTGTTGTCTGAAGGATAATGTACTCCTTGCAATTCTCTAGCCTTACCACAAAGATCAACTAAGTTAGTAAATTCTTTTGTGTATTGTGGATACTTATCAGATAAGATTTCTGATATTAAAGCAGCATACATTGTGTGTCCGCTGGGATATGATGGCGTCTTGTGTGTTTTAGTAATAATTCTATTGATTGACATATCATAGTATTCTGCAAGCTGATAGGGTCTGGGTCTATTATAGTAAAACTTTAAATGATCTATAATAGCTATGACGGATGTATAATATACTGTTGTAAAAAATCTTACAGGAAAGTCTAAATTATATTTGGTTATTACTTTCTTGAATGAATGTATAGGATCATCATCTATACTATAGATTAGATCTAAATCAGCCTTACTTCTGTTATTTGTAATATTTTGTAAGTATTGAAGCTCTTTTTTAGTCTCTTCGCTAGAGTTTTTGTTTGGCTCTGACACTATCTTGAACAAGTCTATCTTACCTACTTCTGGGAAATCCATAGAGGCATAGCGAGAGTTTTTATATTCAAAATTATCAATATATCTAATTTTGTCTATATTTATATGCTCATTTATTTTTTTAATAAGATTAATCATATTTAAGTATTAAAAGCAGGAGTTACTTTAATTGTAAGGTTTTCAATAGCTATAGGCGTAACCATAGCAGAGAATACATAAGGCCATTTTCAGCAACTGCTTTTGCATATCATTATGAATACCACTCAGGAATGACATATGTAGTATATCTATTAATTGCGACTGGCAATATATGATCTGTATTGAACTCTAATACTTTTATCTCCGTACCTATTGGATTATTGTGGTTTTGAGGAGGCCTACTATGACGGCCTAAAGCACCAGAATTTAGAATTTCGATTGTTCTAGAATATTTGAAGGAAGCTGTTTTAATTTCTGTATTAGAAAATGTTTTATCCTTGCTGGTGTAACCTATGAGTTCTGAGGTTCTATAGTGATCTTTTTGGTAAGTAGCAATTTTAATTCTTCTACTAGCATCAATCTTTGGGAGCACATAATAGAAAATAGTGCCTTCAAAATATACTTTTAGTCGTAATAATCCTTTTTGAAAGTCACCATTAGATTGTCTTAGTGACCTACGACTATAGCCAAATACATGTGTCATCACATGCTGCGTAAATGCCCGACGATAGTGCCTTCGTTGGGTAAATGACAAAGGTATATAGTTTACGTTAAGCTTGGAAATGGATGTACCCAAACCAATAACGCTATACCCATTGGAAAGGTTCCCATCTCTTAATGGAGATCCAACTACATCGCCCCCACTTCCTTCCTCACGAGTGGGGAAAAGAAGTTTTCCAGCACCAGGTACATGATATTCATTTATACTACTTCCGCCAAGGTACATGTTGTCTACAATGCTAGTATAATTAACTTCACTATGAGCATTAAATCCACTAATGCATCTGTTTGTTCTTAGATTTGCTCCATCATCTAATATTGAGCTCTCAGCCCTCGCTGACTCAATTAAATAGTCTCCTGGTGCAATCCAACCATGATACATATTGGGCGGTCTCTTGGATGCATGTATATCTATTCTTCTAATACTACTGTAAAAACCACCAGATAATGTTAAAGGGTCTGTAATAGGATCAGGCATAGACACAACGGAACTATTTATTGCATAAACTACGCTTGGAGGCGCAGGCTGATCTGGATCTTGAGGTCTATTTGGTGATGTTGGTGGGTCAAAAGTTCCAGTAGGAGGGTCTTGTGGAGCCGGTGGTGCAGGCGGTTTGTTTGGAGGAAGTTCAGGATCTGGTTCTGGTGCTGGAGGCTTTGGCACTGGTGGAGGAGCTGGAATTTGTGGAACATCTGGTGCTTTAGGCCGTTCTGGTCTTGGTGGATCAACAGGATCTTGAGGGGGTCGGGCAGGAAAATTTGGACCAAAATCGGTTTTAGGATCATAAACATCTGTAGGAGGCCATCCACTTAAACCTACACCACATACACCACGCTTGTAATCCAACACGTCGTCTACACTAGGTCTGAACCATTTATTTATTGATGGTCTACCAGCCGCTTCCCATGCTAGTCTTCTTGCTTTATCGACAGGATCTTCTGAAACACCTGAAGGATTACCACTGGTAGGGAATTTAGTTGGGTTTGTTTCAAGCCAGTAATTTGGTACACTACCTGATGGACTACCATAAGGGAAAGGAGGGTGGCCTGACGCTGCAACACATCCCGCATGTTCAACCGCATCAAGTCTTTCTTCTTTATTAGGGAAAAGACGGTCTTCAGGAGTTTCTTTAGGTCTCAATCCTGGACCATATGATGCAGTATTATACTTTCTTGGATGCACGGGCAAGTACGATAACAAACTTGTAAATACAATATTGTCGTCTACACCTTCTAATATTTTATTATATATTTCTTTGTTGCTACTCATAAAATTCTAAAACTCTGTTACATATACGGGAGGAGTAAAATTACCGCTTCCATGAACTACATCATATATTTCTGCAAATGTTGTCTGGTATCCTACATTGCCCAGAAGAGGTAGATACAAACCCTCTTTCATTAATCTATTGACTACGAAGGTTGTATTGACAGAAGCTGGATGGTATGCATTTGGTCGTAATGTATTTAGAGGTGGTCTTACAGTGCCTGAAGCTTCTATTTCTGGTATCTCAACGCTATTATCTGCCCTTCTTACGTCTTCGGTCTCTACGACAACAGAACCAGCATTGACACCTTGCTCTTTGGTAAGCTGCTTCATGTGTAGGCCGTATTTAATTCTTTCACGGTTTAAACCTAAATAAAAACCGGTGCTAGATCTAGCTTTGTTTATCATTTACCACGCTTTACAAGACCAATATCTTGCCTTCCATTTAGGACCCGGATTAGAACAATTATGTCTAGCACGAAAACTTTTACGTCTTGCTGGATCAGACTTTTTAATTTTCATGTTAGGGTCACCAAAGTTTACTTTAACAACATTACCTTTGTCGTTTTTTACATACACACTACGTTTTTTGGGCCCATCAGGAGTTAAGAAAGGTTTATTTAGCTGTACTTTTCTACCTTGGTATTCTGCACCAAGAGCTTTACCCTCCTCATCATATATCTCAGAGGCTTCGATTTCTGAAACATACTCATTCCATTCTTCGTCCCAATGGCATTTAGCAGAAAGTAGATTTTCTTTAATCTTTTCTATTAATGACATTATACATATTCCTTTAGTGGTTAGGATAGATATAGTTACTTACACCAAAAATAGCTCGTCATGTATAATTTTAGAGGTGTTAGCCCAAGTTAATGCTGCTGCTGTATCTAATCCAGCTTTATTTGAGCGTATATTGTTCTTATAAACATATCTCATATGTTCGACAATTTGCTCCATTTGCTTAACCCCTAGCTTTGCCCACTTTCCAGAACCATCAAACCAGATACCATCTACAGCGGGCTCTAATTCATCTACATCCACCAAAAAACTGTTGTCTTTATTGCAGTATGCTGTGTGAGCAGAATAATTAGTAGCAATTACAGGCTTATCCATAGCCATAGTTTCAGGTATCTCATTGTTCCACCCTTCTGCTCTAGAGATATAAAGCCCACAATCAGCTTGATAAATTACAGAAGCTACCTCAGAATGAGTTTTTAGTCTATCGAAACATTTAATTTTATCTCCTAGTTTACTTCCCGTGTATAGCTCTTGCCATTGTTGTATTTGTGCAGGCTGTAAGAATGGATTATGATTAACCATCCACAACTCAACATCATCATCCTTTGTAAAGGCTTCGTTAAATAGATGTACAAGGATGTCGTGACCTTTCCTAACTTCCCATTTGCCTATATTAATAAAGCGATATGTGGAGCCCTCACTTTTAGGAGGTTTTGTACTGATGTTGAATATGCTATGGTCTACACCCAATGGGCAGATTTTAATTTTAGATTCATCAATACCATGATTGGCAATAATTTTTTTAGACCATTCACAAGTCGTAAACACAACATCAGCATGTTTTAGTCCTGCTACTTCTACTTCTTTAAGTTTGTCTATTTCGAAAAACGGAAAGACACCATATTTACCATTCCCAATCCTACTAAACAGGTCGTGCATATGCCATATCTTTAAACACGGAGCACCTCTAGTATCTCCAGATATAGTGTTGTTTATATCTTCCTGCAAAAGTTTTCCGTCATTAGGATTTTCTAGAGATATATCACCTACGGGATAAACAGAAATGTCTGTTTTTTTTCTAATGTTTTTCCAAATGTTGGTAGAAGTAATACCATATCCGGTTGTATTGTTTATAGGCGCTAAAAAATTAATCATGGATATATCCTATTGTGAGTATTGTTTACTTTAATAAATGTTGTATTCTTCCCCATGTCTTTTAAGTTTTTAGCACCAATGTATGTGCAACAACTTCTCAGACCTCCTAAAATATCTTGAATAGTATGTGACGTTTTACCCTTATATGGTATTGTAACACATTTGCCCTCACTAGTTCTATAATCGGCAACTCCACCACTGTGTTTATCCATAGCCTGTTTGCTACTCATGCCATAAAATTTTAAAGAATGTTTTTCTTTATTCTCATTATAAATCCAATCACCATCACAACAATCGGTTCCAGCAAACATACCTCCAAGCATAACAAAATCAGAGTTAGCGCAAAATGCTTTACAAACATCAGCAGGTGTAGTACATCCACCATCACTGCAAACATGACCACCTACGCTATGAGCAGCATCAGCACACTCTATAATAGCAGAAAGTTGAGGGTATCCTATTCCAGTTTTTAGTCTAGTGGTACAAACACTACCTGACCCTATACCTATCTTGACTATATCCACCCCACCATGAAAGATCAACTCTTCTGTCATTTCAGGAGTAACGACATTACCTGCCATAATAATAATATCAGGATACCACTCTCTAATTTTTTTAATTGTTGATACAAACTTTTCGTTATATCCGTTAGCTACATCAATACATAGATTGGGTTTCTTCTGTAGATTATCATATACAGAACTTAGTTTTTCCATATCAGGTTCTGATATACCCATAGAATAAAAAGCATACTGTCTGGGAAATTCAAAATGATCTAATAGCTTTTTGGATTTGTAGTGTTTGTGCAAACAAGTTATGCAGTCGTAACCTGACAAAACCTTGTTCATACTAATAGAACCTGTCGTATCCATGTTCGCTGCCATAATAGGGATACAATTTAATTCTCTATTAGAATGAGGGAATTTAAATACTCTGTTTAATTCTACCTGTGATCTACTAGATATATTAGATCTTTTAGGTCTTATTAAAACATCACTAAAATCTAATTTTGTGTCTTCAGATATTTTCACAACTGAACCCCAACATACATAACCATAGAGGGGTTTGCAAATATATTGAATTCATTGTTGTTATTTACCAAAATATCACCATGAAAAGTTACATGCTCACAATTAGATCCGTTATACCTACCTGATAAATATTTGTCAGCTTTATATATACAGCAACCTCCAAAGGCACTATTGACTTTAATCGGTGGAGATCCAGGAAGGGGTAGCCACCATTGGAACCAATACATAAGTCCTCTTGACTGAACATCTGCCCAATGGTTAAGTCTAAACGCCCAAGAGTCGTATCCTGTCAGTAATATGTCTTTAGACTTATATCCTTCAGTAAAATCTACACGCTTAAACAAAAAAGAGAATCCTGCAATAGCATCTACTTTGCTATTAGAAGCCAACCATCCCATACTGTTTAATATGCCATCAACTGATAAATCCATAAAGTCTGTATCAATTACAATAACATAATCAACTTTATCTTGTAGAGATTTTACATAGTCCTGACATTTATTTCTGGCATGAGCCATATTTTCTGTTCTAACTGTGGACGTAGATAAAGGTAAATACGGAGTCCCTCTTTCTTCAGACTCTATTGTTGCATTGTTTTTGCCTTCTGCCCATTGGTTTAAAACCTCTACAGTATTATCCTCTGAATCGTTTTCATATGTATAGAAATATACCTTTTTAAATAAGGGCTCTACATCATCTGAAAGCATTTTTAGATTTCTGCTTAAAGCATCTGCTGAATTTCTAGATATACTAACAATAGCGACAGCGCTATCGTTCGCTAGCTTTTTGCCAGATTCAATCATACTGAGATACTGAGTATGAAATTCAGTAAGAATATTGTCAGTGTGCATCTTTTCAAAAAAAGACTCGACACTTTTTTCTTTCGTCAACTTGTGAGCTTGATCTAAATCTCTGAGTTTCTCTTTATCGGTTATAAAATCAGACATAATTAAAAAAGCACCATCTTTCCGTAAGTTCTAAAGACATATTGTTATTTATATCTGTCAGATATTCTTGCACCTCTGACCATTCACTAAAAATCATGTTATGGGGTATTGTGCCGAATAGCCAATCAGGAGTCTTCTTCTTACCCTGAACAATATGTATAATAATTGGCTTCTTTTGTCTATTAGCCCAAAAGATTTCTTCCAGAGTTCCGCATGGGTGAGTATCAATATCTAAATTTACTATTAAAAAATCACTGACATCCACCATTCTTAGGTCTACACTTCTGATACCTCTCATTAACTCTGAAAGCTCATCATACTTTCCTGCTTTCTTTAACTCTCTTTTGTGTCTAACAACAGAATCGTCTTCTACACCTAAATTAGTGGGTTTTTTAAGAGGATTAAAAACTTCTACGCCTAAAGATTCCAAGAAAGGTGTGATGAAATCTCTCCACTGACTACCTCTGTCCGGCACTCTATCTATAGCACCAGCCAAATAACATCTTTGCTTATAAAGTCTTTTCATCACTAGTCCATATACAGAAAAACTATATTGTCTTTAGATGGCTCTGCGGATGGCAGCTTACCTTCTCTTGTCATCTTAATATTATTCCTACCCTGCTGTATTCCACACCAAGAGCAATACAAAACAACCAATATAAAACTTATTTCAAACATTTGTTGGCTCATAAATAAAACATGAAAAATCTCTTGCCCAAATATCATTAATTAAATTACTGATAGTCTTCCAATCGCCTCCCGCAAATCCCGTGCCGAATTTTGGTGAATGGATTTGTATTTTTTTATCTGTGTTGTTAGCTAAAATTTTTGCCTGTGCTCTAATCTGCAGCATACAGGTAGCTAATGCTCCGTAATCCAACATCCTATTATACTTATTCCTACTGTGTTTGCAATACATATTTGCGCAAATAATTTGATTTTTATTTTCATTTATACTCACTGGTATAAATTGGATATTCCCTAATCTATTTTTGGTAGAAATATCTATATTGTCTTTTACTATGGGAAATTTTTGATATAAAATATTAGAAAATTTAGAATTGTTATTTGTAGTAACACCTATTGCATTTGGTATGATCACGGTAATATCATGGGTATTATTTATATTTTGTGCAATAACATAGAACATATCTTTCTTAGAGATAAAGTACTTATTGTCATTATGCTTTAATTTCATTTTACCATTTTCCTAGAGGGCATTTTTGATCGGCCCAAGCTAACTTATTCATAAATTCTTTCTTCTTAGATATGTTGCATCCACACTCAGAACATTCCATAAGGGGTAAGTTTTTAGTGTCAAAAGAATCACAGTCATAACATATCTGAAATCTAGTATTGATAGTAAACTGAGTCGCTTTAGGCATCCCCTTGGAGGTATGCTTAAATAAAGATACAGCAAAGTTTTTTATCTTCCTGAAAATTGTCACTTATAATATTCCCGCCACTCTTTCCACAATTCGTCTTGACACATATCTATTTTTCTGTGTTTAAAATCGTGCTTTTGATGCCTAATGTTTTTAGACTCAATAGTGTCTATATTCCTCTTCTTAATCTTTACAGTAGTTTGTTTTCTTACACTCTTACTTTCTTCGATTTCTTTCATTTCTTTCATTTCTTTCCTCAGTACCTTATTCTATACTAGCCAACACCAAAAGTCAAGTCTATTTTAAAATTTATTTACTTGACAACGCAATGCTTGAGTATTATATATTATGCAGGTGGTGAGGTTTAATAGGGTGTAAAATCCCATATCCCTCATATCTCTTTTGTCCTGAATACATTGGGTTGGTTAAACTTTGGCAAGTTTGCTGGAAAGCACTGACTAATTCAAATCTACTTAACCTTCTGCCTGCACAAGACATAGCCAAGGCTGCACAGCCAACTGCAAATGGATTACTCATGCTTGTACCACTTAATTTAGCATACCTGTTATTGGGAACACAACTAAGTATATCTTTTCCGGGTGCTAAAAAATCTAAAGTATTACCACTACAACTAAAATTAGTCCTTTTAAAGTCTATATCTATAGCCGCTATACTTATTGTAGAAGAGTATTTAGCAGGATACATAATATCTGTTGCTGGGCCACTATTGCCTGCTGCACAGAATATAGCACAACCTTTAGAAGAAGCATAATTTACTGCTCTTTCTAAGTGTAAAGAATTCACGGGACTACCTAAGCTCATTGTAATTATATCAGCCCCATTATCAGCAGCCCATATCAATCCTTTGCAAATACCTTTGAGGCTACCAGAACCATCATCACCCAATCCTTTGATGGGCATGATTTTAGCTTTTGGTGATACTCCCACCATACCTAAACTATTATCGCTTGCTGCTATTGTACCGGCTACATGAGTACCATGACAGTTACGGTCTATAGGAGCCTGTCCTTCTTCTATAAAGTTATAACCATCTATTAAATTTCTTTTTAAATCATCGTGGTTAAGATCGCATCCAGTATCAATGACAGCAATCTTGACACCTTCTCCCATACTGTATTTCCAATATTTTTGTATTTCAAATTTCTGAATTTCCCAACCATAAAATTGACCCGTCTTTGAGTCTAAACCGAAAACATCTTCTCTAATATACGGGAATAATTTAACTTTGCGCATCTTTTATAATCTCTTCTAAAAGTTTTTGTGTTTTAATTATCCATTCAGCATAATCGCTTATTCTTGTACTACACCCTACGTCGCCAAAATCAGAGTCACTTCTACCATCAGTTGCATATACATAAGAATTTATACCTGCAATTTTTTTATCTATAAATAAACCACCGCCACTATCTCCTGGCGATATTAAAAATTCTAATGTTGTTTTGGGTTCTGTATGAACAGAATAGGTTAAACAATTATCATCAATAGCATCTATAACATTTGATCCTGCTCGTCTTTTGTTATCGAAAGTGGTTGTAGAAAATCCACTATTAAAGTCTCCATGATACCCATAGCCAGCTAATCCACAGACCTTACTCTTTTCATCTTGTTTGGTATATAATTCTGGATAATAATCTAACTTTAGTGGTCTTTGTAATCTAGCTATGGCAATGTCATGCTTGCCCATAACCTTGCTATCATAATCAATATGAACAGCTACTATAGAACAAGGATATGCTTTACCTTTATACAAAACATGCTGGCTGATAGAGCCTGTGACTACATGAGCAGCAGTCAATATGTAATATTCATCTATAACAACACAGGATGCTCTAAACTGAGTATTTAATTGATCTCCTAAAACACCCACAAGAGGTAAGACACATTCATATTTTTCGCCATACTCTACATATTTAGAGTCTGCAACAGTAGGGTCGATAGTGCCAGCTTCAACCCAAAAGGGCATAAAGACAAGAAGGATGGCTATAAGGTATTTCATATAATACCCCTTTCATTTAAAGGGTTTTCTCTTTACCTTATGGTAATACACCTTTGAGTCTTCTATTACATTTACATTCCAGCTTTTATAATTCATAAGATGACCAAACATAAAGTGACAGTATTTATCGCATAGCGTTATAAGATTATCTGGATCAAGTTCTTTTGACGGGTCTAAATGTACTGGAACTATATGATGAACTTCCGGCTTTTTACAAGAACCACACGCTTGGCAACAAGGCTGGTTTGCTATATGTTGTTTTCTAAGTGCTGACCAGCCGGGACTCCTGACAGCATATCTGACTTCTTTTTTAAACGGCCACATTTTACCAACCTAATGCTTGAGATATAATTGGGAACTGCTCCACAAAAATATCTTTACACCGATTAGCTATATCCATGTGTTCTTTTTGGGTTCCGTTTGCTGTTCTAAGTTGCATGTAGTGCATCCACGACCTCACGCTACCACTCATATATAAACGTGTGGGGGTAGCTAAGGGTAAAACAAAACGAGCGCATTCTTTGGCTATTCCATCTGTGAGCATGTCGTCATACATAGCTTTAGATTTTGCAAAATGCTCTCTCATCAAAGCATTGTATTTAACAATCATCTCTTGATCTATATCATCAATACTATTTTGTCGATTCTTATTGTCTTGCGATCTTAATTTAGGTAGAGGAATCTCTTGCCCTAAATGGCTGGCATCAGCATATCTCTGACTAAACTCTTGAAAGGTAAAACTTCTATGTCTCAATACTTGTGCAGCAATACCTCTGTTAGTATTAATTTCAAGAGTCATAAATGCCATTTCAAATATAGACCAGTGCTGATGATCTATACAGTATTTTAATAATTTAGATATATTTTCATTATCTTGATTGTTAGGATTTGATACTCTTGCACAATAAGCTATATTTTTTTCTGCATCTGGAGTCACACTCACTAATTTAGCACTATGTATTTTCATTTTTATTCCACCACTTTACTAATTTATCCCATACTGGCTTAAAGAAAAACAATACAATGTAAGCAACAACTGCCTCTATTGCTTTTCCTATGATTGTACTCATAGTAATAGATTGCTTTTTAATCGGCTTATCATCACCAAGATGATCTTTCATAATTTATTTCTTTCTGTAGTTGTTCTTGAGCATATCTTTTTTGATGTTCTACATGCTTGTTGTCTGTAATATCATTGTAGATATTCATGGCAATTTTACTCAAGCTATTTGTAGTACCATGTCTTGCAGGATCATCCAATAATTTCCACTCATAATTATAAGGATTAGCTTCGTCACCAGACTTCTCTCTGTCAACTTTATATCCCTTGTCCTTAGCCCACTTTTTTATATTAGTCCAATTCATTTCTTATAACTCCTAGTATCAGCATCATACTCCTGTATATCCTTATCATATCTTTTCCATGCTTCCATGTGTTTAACGGCAATTATTTGTTTTTCTTGTTTTAATTGCTGTTTCATCTGCCAATCAATTAAATCGTAAAGATCATTAACATGCCCTCTTATTTCTTGGTTGCCCACACCATCAAGTACTTGAGATATTCTTTGCCTAACTTCTGGCTGGAAACAAGCATACTTTAAAGGCATCTTGTCCTTCTTGCTCATTTGTTTATATTCTTCAGACTGTTTGGAGGTCATTCTTTAATCTTTCATAGGACTTCAAAGCATCTTGTAGACAAGAAATTAGTTTAAACAACTCCATGCTTTGAGTGTTAGTAATATCTTCAATAGTATCAAACTCATCTATCATATGTTTAATGATATTATTATATCCCACTATCTTTGCAAAATCTTTAATCTGATTCTTAACATTAAGATATTCTAATTCTTTTCTATCTTTATTTGATAATTTAGGCATAAACCTTCTTTCCTTTGTATAAATAACCACCATGAGGATCGCAGACTTCTAATATTCTATCAAAATCTGTAAACAAATTATATCTGGCATCTTTAGCAGGAGCGTTCCAAGTTGCTGCCTTGTAAATATCCAACGTATCATTCTCAAGAAATGCGTGAACACTATCACTACCATGAGTAGTTCTGATAATCTTAGTATATTTCTTATTAATCTTAAACCAAAAGTATGTAGTCTTTTGATTCTTAGAGTATGCACCATGCTCTCTAGCAAATGCCTTATGCTCTAATACTTCACACCATTCTTCTACAAAATTCATATACTTTTCTAACATATTATACACCGTTTACCTTTCCTAATACTCTACCTCTTTGGGTTCTTCTAACGTAACCTTTTCTTATCATATAGGGTTCGATACTATTCTCAATAGTTTCCATAGCAATACCTGTAAGACTTGACATAGCTTTTAGACCAAGAGGATTACCTCTGTTCGACTGCAAAACATTTAAATATTTCTTATCGTTTTCATCGAAACCGTGTTGGTCAATACCTTGCATACCATATATCTTTTCCAGATTTTTTTCTTGAGGATAAAAAGATGTATAGCTTTTATACCATTGAAGTCTAGCATTTAAAATTCTAGGAGTACCCTTGCTTCTTTGAGCAATATCTAATAAATCTTGATCAGATATGTCAATACTCATACTATCACAATTCGACCTTGCTAGTTTTGCTAGGACATCTGGAGTATAAAAAGAAAGATGTTCTTTAATTGTAAAACGATCATAGAAAGGTTGACTTAAACTACCACCACTAGTTGTAGCACCCACCATTGTAAAACTTGGAATATCAATAGTTTCTGGATCACCTTCAATCACTAAATCCATTTTAAAATCTTCCATTACAGGATACAAAAACTCTTCTACTAATTTAGGCAGTCTATGAATTTCATCAATAAACAGTACTGAATTTAATGTCATGGTCATAAGATATGGCAAAATACCTTTTATATTCCTGACATTTGCGGCATTGACTGTATACATATTGACACCTAACTCTGACGCAATCGCACTTGCTATGGTAGTCTTGCCGAGGCCGGGAGGCCCGTCTATTAAAACATGAGGCATTGAAGTCTGCGGATTTTTACAACCACATACAGAAATCTTTAGGCGTTCTACTACAGCGTCTTGACCAATAATATCGTCAAACTTCTGTGGTCTTAGATTCATCTATCGCTCCAAAATCAAAAACAATCTTCTTAACCAATTCAGACACGTTATCTGTATTATACTTGATGTGAGTCTTTTCTGCAAGAGTCCTCGCCTCTTCTTTTTCAAATCCGTAAGAAACTAATGTAATAGCGCATCTTTGGATTATGTCTAAGCTACTATCGTCTTTTTTAGGTTGTGTCTTGACCTTTTTTGTTTTCTTTGTTTTGTTTTCTTTAACAAATTTAAAGTTTATACTATCTATTCTTTTAGGCATAATAATAACGTCACAAGAATAGCAAACTATTTTATATTTAGGGGTCTGGTTTTCTTTCAGACTAATCCAATGTTCTGAACCGCAATCATGACAAATATATTTTAAATGAATATCTGCTTCTTTTGGCTTATCATTCTTCTGAGTTTTTATCATTGATTTTTTACCCAAAACACAAAATCATTTTTATCATTATCAAATGCAGACTCCACCAAACCTTTGGCAACCAAATCTTTAACAATATTAGATACCATCCTGTGATTCATTTGAATCAGTATTTCATCATAGTCATCTTCTTTTATTTTATAATAAAGGTCGTCTTTACTAAGAACCCTGACAAGAAAGGGCTTGAATATTGCTTTGCATTCTCCAAAAGGTAATAAAGAGTCCATTTCTTTTTGATTATCGTTGTCTATAGAAGAATCAACTTTTTCTAAAAACTGTCGATCTGTTAAATTATTATTATCTTCATCAAAGTTATGATAAATGATCTTTCTGCTAAAGTTGATCAACTTGTCTACGTTGACTACTTCTAGCCATCCTTCTTCTTGCATAGTAAACCTCAGTTTAATATAGTGTGTAGTCCTTTATAGTGATTTGGCTGTTTTAAAAAGTGTGCTGCGTTTGAAGAAATATGGTTTTTCCACAAAGTATTAATTTCATCAGAAATAAAATATGTTTTTTTCCATATAGCCTCTTCGTAATGATTACTCCCCAGATACATGAAGTCCGTTTGCTTCGATGTATCTTGGGGAGTCGAATCACTCACAGGAAACTTTTTAGGTTGAACAATCCAAGTATTGTCATCCTCTTCTATAATGTCTTCTATAGCTTTCTTTAGCCACTTCTCCCAAGCATTCATATCAAATTTGTAATCTGATCCATAGTTTTCGTTGGGATAGTAATTATATTCGTCATCATCATAATCGTCGTATTCAGGGTCTTGCATATTTTTACCTCAAGGGCCACGGGACAGGAGACAGTTGCCCCGTGACCCCACTCCATTAATAGTCAGTAAACCGATCAATCAAATCATCCATAGGATCATTGTCGTCGTCATCTTCAAACTGATCCCAATAATCATCATCATACTCATCATACACTGTTGAGGCTTCGTCTTCATCAACATAAGAATCTGCTTCAAACTCAGCCTTATAAAGAGGCTTTGGCAGTTCACCTTGATAAAGACCAACTACTTCATATTTGCAAGTACGAAGTTTCTCACAGTTACAATCACTAGGGACACTGACAACATCTTCAGGATTGATTTTAACAATCACAATGTTATCACCAGCATCAACACTACCATAACTAGCGACATAATTCAATGCCCCTGCATGAAGCCCTTGTGAGCATCCAACTTTGCGGTTGTCGTCTACCTTTGCTCTACGCATTTCGCAGACCTGACCAACGCTGTTATCGAATACACCCTGCCACTTATCCTTGAAGTCGCTACGGACTGCTTTATATGCAAGGAAACATCCGTCCTCAGTCACAGGTAGGTTCTCATGCTCCAAGAAATCATACAGTTCTTGCTGACTCTGCATACTTGGGTTTTGCATAAGGTTCTCTAAGAAATTTACAAGAGGTTGAAAAGGCAAGCCTTTGCTCATAAATTCTATAATCCTCTTGCTGATACTTCCATGAACTTCTTCACCCTCAAACATCACTTTACCATTCTGGATTGATACTTGTCCTTGACTAAAAGTAGCAATAGCTTTCTCAATATCTACCAATTCTAGCAACTCATCTTCTGTTGCTGTTGGTAGTGCTTCCAGAATCAACTTGTAATTAGTATGATCTGGAATTACTTGGTGAGCCTTGTTTTTTAAGATCACCGTTAAGTTACCGTCAACCCACATAAAAGGAACGCTCATTATTAATCTCCTGTGAAATAAAACCTAAACCAAATTTCCTACTGCTGTTCTCAGTTCGCTGAGTTCAACATTGTCAAACCATTTGTCTCGACCATAGTAACCATTGTTGTGAATATCTGTAGGAGCATCATTTTTGATCTTCTCAATATCCAACTCGTCGTTACCACTAACAATATACTTTAGTATCGGTGAACTGTCAATAGCACCTTTAAGAATTTCTCTAAGATCACTCATTTTAGGCAGGGTCTTGATGATTGCCTGACTATGTGATTTCTTACCAGATGGTAATTCTTCATAATCATATAGTTTCTTAAATTCAAAAAGCATGTTGTCTAGTTTAAGAATCTTAGTGTGAATATCCTTTGCATCTTCTACGATGTTGTATTCACTTGCTATATTATTTACATGCTGTTCAAGTCTCTGTCTACTAAATACTCTGAGATTAAAGTATTCACTATTTGCAACTTTAGCAAAGTAGTACATGAGTAGCCATTCATCCATAGCCTTAGTGACTGTCTCGTTTTTAATATAGTCTTTGTAGTCAAGACCATAGATATTTAAAAGATTAGCCATTACAACTCTGTCTGAACGCTCAGGAGTATTAGACCATCGTGCTTTCTTTGATAAGTCTGAAGTACAATACTGTTTATCACAGTAGTTTATGACTGCATCATACTTGCCTACTTCCTCTCTTAATTTCTTAGAGATTTTTGCAGCCTTGGTCTTAAACCATTTGTTAAAGCAAACTAGATTTATGCCTTGCTTTTGTAACTTAGATACGGAACCTTGCTTGATAGCATAGATATTATATCTCTTGAATAGTAAAGCACCTAAGACGTTATCTTTACCCGCTAGACTATAAATCTTATGCAAGGCAGGATAAGGACTAACAGAAGCATACCTAGTAATAGGAACATAGATTACTTGTTCAGCATCTTCTAGTCCTTCTACCAGACTGTCGCTTAGTTCACTAAGATGGGTAGAATCATTAAGATTATTACCACTAAGATCAGAACACTCATCAGGCTGATAATCTTTAGAACTTTTTAGCAGAAAGATTTCGTCCTTACTAATCATACCAGCACCAGTGCCAGTTCTACCCTTGGTACTAGATTGTAGCAGACTACGGTACTCAGAGATATTCTTGACGTTCTCTTCTCCACCAATATCTTTGATAAGTTGAGAGAAACCCTCACCAGAATCTTCTGCTGGATTTTGAGTGTCAACCATAAGATATGCCATACAATCATTCTGATTACAATATCTAATAGCAATCTTCTTGGCAGTCTCAGGACTTCTGGTATCGCAGACAAAGAAGGCTAGAGGATTACTCTTACGCTTATTATCCCAATAATTAGATGATCTACCTTGTAGACTCTCATGATGGATTTTATGTGTTAGATATAGCATTCTCTTAGAACGATGACTAGCAGTACGATAATTAATAACATATAGCTGCTTATGCTTGCCTAGTTTATAATCTAGGTCTTTACCAGCAGACAGATCATGCTTCTTACCTTCTGGATCAATCCACTCTGCACCAGCAGTATATCCACCAGCAATATCAGCCAGCTTATAATATGTCTGGTAAGCATCTACAAGATTATCACACTCTTCAACCTTGGTTGACATATTGCTCTTGAGTTGCAAATAAATATCTTGGGTCTTTTCTCTAAGAGTTTTAATAACACCCTTGGTATACTGTAGACCTTCTCTACTAACGTCCATCTCTAGTTCACCAATATCACAGGTGATTTCAAGATACATGCCAGAGTTTAGAATCTCTTTGACTAAGTTAGTCCAGTTATCTACATCTGCTTTCTTAAATGCTCTGTTCCATCTTTGGATAGCATCACTCTTTTGCTCTTGTTCTTCTTTGCCGATAATTTTATCGGAATCTACTG